TGTCCGTTATGTATCATTTAACCCAATTCTTATGCATTTCACTTTCTCTGTGTACTCTTATCATATTAGTTTTTCCACATCTACACTGTGTTATTAGAAAATTTGTATTGTTTTCCATAGGTATATTATACAATTTATTTTCAAATTCACACTTATGAAAACGATACATAACAGTGTATAACCAAAATAGTGGGTTAGGTATGTTAATTGCCCATTTTTTCTTCATATCAAGTTTGTTTTTATATTTAACATTTGTTTTTCAAAGTCCACTACTTCGGTTATATGTGAACCGTTAGCAAGCATACAACTGACCGTTAAGCATAAAACAAGGGTTTTCTCCCTTATTATATCTAACGTCAGGTGTTTTGTCAAACATTACCATATATCCAACAATCACCTTGCTATCTAAATCACTCTTGATAATCTTGGTTACTTCTCCTTCTCCAAGAAATCCAGAGTCCTTAACTCTTTCACCTATCTTAAATCTTTTCATATTTTAAAATTAAAGTACGCTTGCTAACAACGGCTATATGTCCATATTCGTACCTCATACGGCACATAGCCAAAACGTTATAAACAATAAAAATTAATGTTTAGGGTGTTTTTTTATCTTAGCCCAATAACAAACTTTATTGTTTGCAACCGTGTGACCTCTTCTATCGCTACAAGGTGCATTTAATAACCATCTACCTCTATAAGATATATAACCTGTGTACTCGTTAAAATAGTCACACTCACTTCCATCTTTTAATAAACTTCTTACCAAAACTAAAACATTTACACATTCTTCTGGTTTTTCTTTGGTTACGTCTATCCATTTCATAATTTTAAAAATATATAACAACGTGTATAAACAAAAGCTATTTAAGTCTTTACCGTTGTTTTGTTAGTATTTATTTAAGTTATTTTTAATCCAATATTTAATTCTTTTTTATACGCTTCAATTAATACACAATTCCGTTAGGCGTAATGCTACCCAAGTAGCCAATAAACAATAGCCTTTCTTCTTAAATTATCTTCTTCATCATATAAGTTTCCACCCATTACTGCTATCGAAAGTTTGTATTCTTTTTCTCGCACTTGTAAAATAGGATGTGACCAAACGCTATGTGAGTGAAGCATATTAGAAGTCCACTGTCCATTAGTGTTGTACTTAACATTAAAAATCCATTCAAATAATTTAGTCCAATACTTCATTACCCCACAGTTACCCATTATGAACCCAAAAAATAGTGCGTATATAAACCACATCATAAAAAATGCTTCACTCGGTATTCCATCAATAAAAAGCATTGGTAAAAAGAATACAAACGAGTATCGCATATACAAGAAAGGCATTGTAATCAAACCACACATACGCCTAACAACAGCTATATGTAATGCCTCTTTTTTCTTTAATTTAGTTTCTGTATTATTCATTATTTTAGTCTTTTAAGTTAGTGTAGTAATTTATTCAAGGTCGGCACTACACATAGCCAAACTGTTATGAGTAATAAATTTTGATATATCTAATTTTTATAGGAAAAATTTACGATATTTAAATAGAGCTAGTTCCTTTGACTTTGCTTCAATTTCTATATCGAATATAGAACCAATATCAGGTATTTTACAGTATATATAATCAGAATGAGATCGCTCAATTACAGAATCATCCTCAAATAATTTACGACTATTACTAACGTGAGCAAGTGGACGAATACCAGTTGGCCAAGTGGATGCAGCAAGCTCAGCTGCGTCGTCAGTAGATAAATCACCATCACAAAATAAATGGTGAAAGAAATCAAATGTGATAGGAATATCGATATGCTTGTATAAGCCATTGTATAAATCAACAACACTATATTGACTAGCTTTATCGTCGTTTTCTATAACTAATCTACGCTGAGTAGTATCAGCAAGTAATTTAAAATTGGTAACAAAACGTGCAAGTGTCGAATCTTTATCGCCATAGCTGCCGCCAACGTGTATATTGAGACTATACTTATGTGTGGCAGGTAGTCCCATAAGATCAAGTATGCGACTATGCTTATCAAGATCGTCAATAGAATTAAGGACTACTTTTTCAGTTGGCGAAGGCAATACACAATATTGACCTGGGTGAAAGCCTACACGCAAATCATTAGCTAATACATAGTCGCCAATTTGAGTGAGCAGGGATTGTATACTATCGAAATTTGGTAAATCCTCAAATCGATACTCAGACATCCAAGGAAATAAACTGCTTGAAAACCTAAAGACTCGGATGTCATGTTCGACATTCCATTCAAGAACTTTTAGTAAGTCTTGAAGATTAAGCTCGGCTAATTCGCCTGCATATTCAAGGCCTCGAGCTTTGAACGTTTTTTTGATCATGCCACGATTGGTAGTAATACCGAGTGGCTTAAGTGTTAGATTAATACAGCAATATCCTAAATTATTCATATTGTTATATTACTAAAAATATATAGAATTATTCACTTTTGTTTCTTCTATTATATTTTTTTGTAGATCCATATGGACAGTGTTTACATTTATTATTACAACAAAATCCTCTTTTTAAATGGTATTTCTCAGTAAATACTTTGTACCCATCCTTATTGATATAATAATCTTCTCCTTTTATTAATCCCACCAGTGTCTAATATTATGTTCAATGAATGCCCATAATAAACGATGGGCTTTTTCTTGTTTAAGTCTAGATTCTTTCATCAACTTTCTTTGTATTTCATCGATTTCAGCTATTCGTTCAGGAGTTTCAGTAAGTTCATAGTTTTGTTTAAGAAATGAGCTATCATCTCCTTTTCCAGTATCAATGAATTTATGTTCTAACAGTTCAGCTCCATATAGTTCTACCATCTTAGCTTGATATTCACAGGAATAATCTTCGTCATATACCTTCTTCATCAATGCAATTGCAGTTCTTACTCTTGTAGCACTATGTTTTGATTCTACACACATAGCATTATCTGATTCCATTCGCTCTGCGATATCTTCTAATTTAGCTGAGAATATTTCAGTTGCATATCTATAATCAAAATCATATCCTTTCCAAATCATTGGAACATACTTTCGCAATTGTTTAAATTGATGATTCTTTCTACGAAAAAAGTATTTAAAATTCCTCCATACTTTCGCAATTCCCTTAACTCTGATTTTATCGAGTATATTGGGATCCTTTATTCCTTTACTTATCATTAGTCAAGTGTTGGCCAAACGAACTCATAATGTCCATCTTTCATTTGATTTACTTTAATAGTTCGAATGATCTTTCCATTCTCTTTTCCATATTCAATCTCAGCTTGAACTCCAACTGATTGCTTAACTAAGTTATCTGACATTTCAACTACCCATATTTCTTCACTCCAATCAATGAACGAGTAATCGATCTTTTTCCAAACTTCCCATGTACCAAGTAATTCCTTTTCGTACTTGCCATCATGTATAGATGCTTGTACAATTGGATGCGACATTGAAATTGGAGAAAGTGGAATGTGACCCATCTTAATAATTTCATAAGCTGCATGATTTGCCATCTCAAAACTTTTTTCCTCTACACGAGTGTAAGGAATTGCTACATATATTCTTTTCATAACTTTGCACTTATTTGTTCGAATGCCAGTACTGGATTCTCGGTTGCGAATCCATCGATACCACCATCCGGTTCTGTAAATAATTTACCAACATCATATTTAGCCCAAATAAATTGGCCAAATCTTAAGTCATTTTCATTTCTTCCTTTACCATATTTAATATGCCATTTGACTAACTCATCCATTAGAAGATCACTAGTCAATTCTAAATTACTTGCTTCCATGTTTTTGGTGTAATGCGTTAGTAAATGTTTCTTCTCCTCCTGTACTTGAATTTTTAAATACAATATGAGTAGTCCCAGGAGTTTCTCTAAATACCTTCTTAGCAAATGCTTTAGGATAGTGAATGTTCACATATGATTTAATTGATTTTCCAGGGCAATATACTTCCGCTGTTATTGGCGAGTCTTTCTCTGCTAATTTATTCTTTCTGAATTCTGTTCCTACAAAGAACTTATCTTGTTTAGACATTTATTTTATTTTATGTTTAATATATCTAGTTAATGAATGTTGAGGGTTCCAATCTAATTTTTCATTAGTATCTGTTTCTATCTCAACTGCGTTAATACGTTCTCCTCTTCTTTCAGGAATAAGTCGATATTTATGATCAAATAATTCAGCAACTTCCTTAATTGTGTAAGTACGTCCTGATCTTAAGTGCCATTCTCCGTTTAATCCTTTTTCAACCGAGGCAATTACTCCTCTTACTATATCATCAATATGTGTAAAGTCCCTAGACTGAGTCCCTGGTGAAACTACTGTTAATTCTTCTCCATTATCATATTGTCTCTCGAATATTCCAACTACTGTTGCATAATCTCCTGATGTAATTTGACCTGGACCGTACACATTAAAGAAATAGCAAATTTCATATTCTAAATTATACCACTCTTTGTAGTTTTTTATAAGTTCTACTCCTTTTGCTTTCATCCAAGCATATGGAGATAGATTCTCATCCTTACCATCGTTTCCGAATTTTGAACTTGATGCTGAATATATTAACTTAGCTCCCCATCGTCTGCACATTTCAAGAACTCTAGTCGTACCGTGTAAATTTGTTTTAAGTACATAATCGATGTCTTCAAAAGAAGATACTATTCTAGAGTATTCACCGAAATGAAATACTATATCGAACGTACCTTTATCCTTTTGGAAATACTTTTCAATATCCCAAGTGTCTGCATGGATTACGTCTATTCCCTTTGGAATATTATTGAAAGTTCCAGTGAAAAAATTATCTAGAATGGTAATCTTCGAATGAGGATATTTTTCAAGAATTTGTTTAATTAGATTTGATCCTACAAATCCGGCTCCACCTGTTACTAATATTTTCTTATTGTTCATCTTCACCAGCACTTTCAGGTTCCCCAATTGTTATCCACATTCCTTCTGTAAAATCTGATGTATCTTCAACAACATCATCAAGAGCAATTACTTGAATTTGTCCACCGGTGTTAGCAACCATTATAAGACTATCTTTAGGACCAAAATATCCTTCTATTTCTCCTTTGGCTTTAACTAGTATTCCTTCTCCGATTGGTATGATTGATTGTAATGCTTGGGCAAAAATTAACGTCCCAGCACTAAGTTCCTCTTGTGAATATTCTCGAGGTTCTTCGTTTGATAAATCTGTCATTATAATTGAATTTAATAGTATTATACAGATTTATTTTTACTGGTTTAGGTAAAAGTCTAATTTTTTTTGCATTTTATCTAGTTTTGAACCAGATTGTTTACCGAGAAGTTGTTTTTTAGCCTTTTCATAATTAAGATCTAATAATGCTCTTTCTAATCGCTTTTTAGATTCTTCAGGGTTTGATATATTATGTGTTAATGACATAAGACCTCCTCTTATTCCGATTTCATATATTCTATCTATTTTACGCTTACTGTTAATTCCTTTATTATGTCTAAATTGTGATCTATCTTCTGGAACTAATTTATATAACGAGTCAATTAGAGTATTGGATTCAGCAATTTGATCTTGAGTAAGTTCTTCTTTTTCATTATCTTCTATTTCTTCTAGTTCCTTTTGCCTTTTAATAATATCTTCCACTTGATCTTCTATTTTATTAGGATCAAGAGTATCGAGCTTAGACCATTTCTTTTTGTCTTCGTCTGACATTCCATTTTTTCTAAGCTGTACTACTGACTTCATGTAATTATAATATAACTCACGCAACCTAGCAGTTAGACTAGAATCTCTCTTAAATGATACTTTAGTTGAGGCTTTTCCACTAGATATTTCCTCAATATCACTTACAAGTTCATCAGGTTCTTTATCTTCTATCATTTCATTATAAATATCTACTTCTAATTGAAGATCGGGAGTAATTTTAACCTGATCTCCATCTACATAGAAGGAATCGTCCTCTAATAAAATAGTAGATACATCATCTACTTCGATGTCACCTGCTGGAGGAGTCCAATAATCTCCAGGGTCGTATGTTTCGTTAATAGTGGCATTTGTTGAATATACGATGTTGAATAGTGCTCCATCTTTATCATTTGATAATCCTAGCAGTTTACGATCCTCGTCACTTATTACTCCTAATCCAAGATCAGTTGGAAATAATCCAATTCCATCCAAATAATCTATGTATGCATCAGGTATTTTATCTTGATTGGATGTCAACGTCATAGCTATATCTGTAATATAATCATCTATTATACCCTCATTATGTTCTACATTAGTTAAATTATCTCCGCCTTCATGAACATCAACATCAACTAGTTTTAAAACAGTAGGCCTACCGGTGATCAATTTTAATACTTCTCCTAATAGATATGATTTTGCAGATTCATCACTAGACGTTGAGTCTTTTGATTCTAATATTAGCTCATGATTAAACAAACGTGTTCCTATTTCTCTAAGTGCACTACCTATATCTAGATGTTTCAGAGTAATCCAATGAAATGGAGTCTTATTATGATTAAGAACTACACTCGGCCTACCAGGAGTTTTCATATTAAATACTCCTTTTAAACCATCTTCTCCTTTATAATCAATTTTTCTACCTGCAAATTTATTTCCACCTTTGTGAATAACTCGATATATAGTATCACCTATAAATACCATCTTTATTCCGGGTTTTATCTCTGCATATCCATTAATAGTAGTTACATAAAGGAACCGACCTTCTTTAGTTGGGCGTCCCTTGATCAATATAACGGATCCCCTCCCTATTGATTCATTGAGTTTTTCGGAATAAGGTAAAATGTACTTGTTCATAAATTTATTTATTCTTCTAATAAATAAAACTATAAAAATTATACTAAACTATGTCGTCTAAATTTAATGAACAAACAGGACTATATGAGCAGGTTAATGTAGATAACAATCAGCTTGATGTAAATTCAGAAACAAAAAATGAAGTAACTACCGCTGAAAAAGCTGCTATTGCTAATGGAAACACTGGTAAGCTGCATGCCTTTAAAATAAACCCTTCTAATTTAGATTCAATTAATCAACTTATATCAGGCCAAATTAAAGAATGGAAATCTGAAACTCCACTTATTGTTTTAGGAAAAGATGGAACTCTTGGAGGAGAAGCAATGTTAAATGGTAAACCTCTATATTTGATGTTTAGAATAGCTTCTAAAAAAGAAAGAGCATCTAGTGAATTACAATTAGAATTGAGCGATAGAATATATTTACTATTGAATACTAGCCCAGTTGAATTATCTAGTATTTTAAAGAACGCTGATAATATGGATCATAGAGTTAATGTTGCAGCTAAAGGACCAAATGGTGTTGAAAACACAGTTGCAATTTGGAGTGAAAATGTTTCTAATGAGCCTACTCCGGATGATTCTACTAAAACTGAAAATACTAATAATGTTAACGTAGATATGGAAGCTCAAATTGAAAATCCAGGAACTGCTGCAGGAATTTCAGGAACAGTTGAAGATGGAATTAATGAACAAAATGCTACAATGCCTCCAACGTATGATCCTAGTAAACATAAAAATGATAAAATAGATCCTAGTCTTTTGTCAACTGAAAAAGGAGAAAAAGCACAGGCATCAAATAGTATGACTAAGGGACTTAATAAAAACTTATTAGAAGTTAATAATGAATTGGGCAAAAATGCCAAGATTATAACTCGAAAGGATAAAACCAAAGTAATTAAATTAAACCTAACTAAGAAATATACTGGAATTGATGGAGTTGCTTATTTTTATAGTAATGGTAGAATGTATATAAAGGCAAGTGGAAAGTTATTTGCAAAGGGTTCGTATAAAGATGGGGGGAAAACAATATCAGTGGATGGAGGAAAAACTATTAAAAATGAAAGTATATATGGAAACCTAAAGACAATTGCTAAAGGAACTAAATCCACATCTAACACATCCTCTGCATTTAAAACTCAAGAAGAAGGAGACGCATTTAGAAAATGGGCAAATTCAACAGATGAATTAAAGAAAAAATACGGAAAAGAATCTAAATTCGATTTAGATGCTAAGGGTAAATTCAATAACTCATATATTAATAATGCATTCAGTGCAGCTAAGGAAGATTATTTAGCATATATGAAAAATAAAAAGAACTTCAAATACAAAGAAGGTGATATAGTTTATTATAGAATTAATTCGGATGGAAAAGCTGAGATGGAGAAAGACATGTTATCTGGAGATGTTAAAGGAGCAGTTGATAAGCAAAAAAAGGAAATGGAAAAGGATAGAAAGACTACTCCAGTTGAAGATCAATATAACTCATCAGAAGCAATTGCAACTAGTTTTGATATGTACAGGCAAATAACAGAAGAAGGTCTAATTGATGAATTATCAAGTAAAGAAGTTGACGATCAAGCAGGATTAATTAAAGATATGAAAGCCGGTAATCTTAAGAAAGGAAAAGTAATTAAACAAATCGATGACAATACTGTTAAGGTAATTAATACAAAATCTGAAAAAGAAGAAACTATTAAGCTATCAAATATTGTTCCAAAAGAAGATGCTAGAAATGCAGCTATTAAGATAAAAGCAAGTAGAGAAAAGGAAGAAAAAAAGAAAAAGGAAAAGAAAACAGATTTAGAAAAATCAGAAGAAGAATTAAACAAAGAAAAAGAAGAAAGCAAATCTATTAAACAAAAGCTTAAAGATAAAAGAAAAGAAAAAAGAAATCTTAAAAAGGCTAATCGTAAAGATAAGAGACAAAAGAGAAAAAAGAAAAAGATAGAAAAAGTTCAAAGTAAAATAGACGATGCAAGTGAATCGGTAGTTTATGACTTTTCAGAATTTATGGAAAAAACAAATAAATTGAACTAATGCCACTTCCAGTATCAATAAAGGAATTTGTAAAAGATCCAGTTAAATCACTATTGTTTTTAACTATATGTGCTATTATGTATTTGTATGTAGATAATAAAATGATGTACACAGGTTTAATAGAAAAACAAGATGAAAGAATAATTCTACTTGAGGAAAAAGTAAATGATCTATATGATAAGTTAAGCAAGAAATGAAAAACAAACCTGTAGTAATAACGATCATTATAGTATTTTTAGGAATAATCGCATTAGATCAATTTGGAAAATATTTACTTAATGAGGATATTAAAGAAAAGGATAAGAAGTATGAAGAGACTTTAAACCATGTTGATAGTACGATACATATAGTTGATAAGCAAATAAATAAACGCAAAATATTAGAAATTGAGCAAAAGAATTCTATTAAAAAAATTGATTCTCTAACAGACAAGCTTAATAATCAAACTCCAGAAGTTCAATACATAACTGATGTTCAATACGTAACTGAAACTTTAGAAATTGCTCCTAAGTTAGAAAAACTAGAAATGGTGGAAATGTCTGAATTCAAAATGATAAAGCCTATTGCTAAACTAAAAGACTCAGTTATTTATAATTATATCGAAATAGATTCGATCACTTATATATATGATACGATTAACATGATATATGTTGACACTATTCTAATAACTGATCCTAGGATAATAAAGAAAATTAAAAGAAAGTATTTAGATTAATTCAGATCTAATTTCCATCCATATTTTACCTAGAATATTTTCACCTTCCCATGTATCATCATCTAATTTCTTAGCTCCCCAGAATAAACCAGATCCCCTTGGGCGTGATGTTACGTCTTCGTATATTGGTAAACCGTCCGTCTTTACTAGTTGACTTACGAGTCCCCGATGTTGCTCACATTTCAACCTAACACACATTCGCATGTTTTCTATATCCAGGCGTCCCATTGGAGTGATATCCATTAATGATTTGTATTTTTTAGCCTTCATCTTAGCACCCATTGGACTCTTTTCAGCCCTAATTGCTTCTTGGATTTCTTCATCTTTGAATCTAAGTGCTTGAAATAAAGCTTCTGATGTTCTCCAAGTCTTTCCATTATATTCAATTGGATAAGGAGACATATTCCCTAACCAACCAAACGGTAATGCTACTTTTGTAAATGATATACTTTCCATAATTTAATAATACTCAAATTGAATAAATAATAAAAACGCTATATTGATGAGAGCACTTAGCTTTAAAGATTTTTGTATCAATGAGGGAGCATCGGTAAACAAACGAAACGGTATGGTTACTTTAAACTGGAGTGATGATAGAAACGATGAATATGAATTTCTTAAGACTAATAATACAATGGAGGTCGCTAATATTAGAAAAACCGGAATAGGAAATTTTCCAATTTACTTTGGACTATCGGTAGACCAAGATAGATTATCGGAATTACAAAATAAAGCAGATGTTAAAATGACATTAGACTGGTTAAAACAGTCTAAGATAGAAGGAGGATTAAAATCTATAGTTCAATTTGCTCAGCCTACTATTAGCTATATTAAAAAACAACATTCAATCGATTACGTGATCCCCATGGGATCCACAAAGGGATTATCTAAAGACCTAAGTGATGCAATTTCTGAATTAATCGGAAACGCAAATGTTGTTCCATTGGATAAGTATGAATTTGATAATATATCTCAGGCCATAGATTGGGAATATGTAGAATCATATGAAGATAATCCTAAAACTAAGTCAATATTGCCTCAATTAATTGCGATAATCAGAGAAGAAATAGATACAACATCACCTGAGGTTCTAAATAGATTAAGAAAAGTAACAGATTGGCAAGAGCTTAAGGGACTACTACTAAGAAGTAATCCAAATAATAGATATTTTGATAAAGAAAATGAGATTGTTTGGAAAAATGATTCATTTAAAATACGAAGTAGTGGAGAATTATGGGCAGGATTAAGACAAGCTTTTAAAACTAAGTATCAAACTCCTAAGAGAAGTGGAGAATTTGGAAGTCCTGAATTTATGGATGCATTTAGAAAATGTGTTTTAAATAGTAAAACAATGCTACTTGTTGATGATAACACAAGATCTAAGAAAGATATATCAAATATAATAGATACATTATTAGAAGTAGGAAATAATATTTTAGCCGATATACCAAATAGACCCACACTAGATCAATCAACATGGACAAAGAGAATAATATCATATGTACTTATTTTCGTACCAGACCACAAAGCAAAAATATCAAATAAGGTTAATTTATCTAAGGATGATGAAGTTAAATCAATTGAACCTTTTTACAATATTAATCAAGAAATAGAAGATTTCGAAGATAAATAATTAAAATAATTTATATACAATGGCAGAAAATAACAGAGTTTTAAACCATTCAGAATTCGCGGCTAAGTATAACCAACAATCTGAACAAGACATCGCTGCTAGCTACTCAGAAATGGAATCAGCATCAGATAACTTTCAAGAAGGATTTGATGAAACATCATACGAAGACGGGCAAACTGGTCCAAAAAGACCTATAGCTCAAGGAAATCAGGAAACGCCCGACTCACCTGATTCAATGCCAACTCAACCTACTGAAGGAATGGCTGCACCTACTGAAGAAGAAGATCACATTACTCCAGAAGAAATAGAAAATGATTTTGAATCAGAAGAAGATGAAGAAGATGATTTTGAAGATGATGGATCAGGAGATCCAGAATCTGGAAATCCAGAAGAAGGATCTGAAGACGAAGAGGATGACGAAGAAGACGAAGAGGATGACGAAGAAGAAACTAACGAGTCCGTAAAAGTTATTAAAAATCGTATAATTTTAGAATCATTTGATGATTTCGAAGCAAGAGGTCCTATTTCTATTCCTTCTAATGCACGTGAAGATATATACCAAGATGAACTTGAAGCAATTGAACTTGATTTCGAAGGAGATGAAGAAGACGAAGAATGTTTTGTAACATGTAAATCATGTGGATCTAAAAAAGAAATAGAAAGAGGATCATATCCAATGGGAGTTGCGAATCAAGAGGATCCAAACTCATGGTGGCAAGGAGCTAAAATGGGAATGATGTGTGAAAGCTGTAAATAATATGAAAAATTATAAAAAACATAGGGTTATAGAATCATTTGGTGATTTCATGGGAGCAACTAAGGCTATACAAAAGGGAAACTCATCTCAACCTGCTCAGTTTGGAGCAAATCCAGACGTTGATGAAAATCAAGGTAAATTACCATTTGAATTTGAAAGACGTCCAGAAATAGGAGAAGAAGCCATTTTAAGTAAACTTACTTTAATGCTTGAGAAAATACAAGCAATTGCAGAAGCTGGATATAATAAATCAAGGAATGTAAATGGAGAAGTTAGTCCATACATTGAACGTGAAATTGAATTAGCATATAAGCATTTAAGAGAAGGTTATTTAAGATTAATGGACATGAAATCACATTAATTCATCACCTAGATTACTATCAAATAATCTATCATCCCAATTTAATAATACATCAGATAGCTCGTCATTAATCATGGCGAGCATTTCTATTTTAGAATAACCATTTGGTCCTTTTCCAGTTAAAATATTAGTTTCAATATTCCTTATCTTCTTTAGAATATCAGTCTCTAATCCTTTTTTAACTATTTCTAATTCTTTGTCCATAGTATTTTATACTTGATTTATCAATTCAGTTTTCTTTTTTCTACTCAATTGTTTTATGGCATATTCGCGTTTAAGTGCTTCTGATTTATTTGAAAGCTCTTCTATATAAAGTAAAGTGAGTGGACCTCGTCCCCTTGTATACTTAGCACCTTTACCACTTATATGAGTTTCTAATCTTTTTTGAATATCAGTTGTTATTCCTGTGTAATAGCTTTTGTCTCCGCACTCAAGGATGTAGACGTACCAGTTTTTTGACATATTTCTATTTCTCAAGTTGGGTCATATGAATGACTTGTTATTCCCTCAATTACAGGAACCCATACCTTTCTAGTATATGGAGTAGTTTCATCTATGATTTGACTAGTATATTTTGAGTTGTGTTTCTCTAAATATTCCTTTCTATTATTAATCATACATGGAACATATATTTCCTTATATAGAGTCGCATATTTATTAGGAAGCATAATTCTCATTGTCTCCCATACATCAGCATCTGATTCAAATTCAGGTTTATCATTAACTTCTCATAGACCAGTTGATAATTTATACTTATGCAACATATTCTAAATTATATTTAAGAGTAACATAAAATGGAAGCAATTGTCTATTGACATCATCTGCTTTACCAACTGCTGCCTCTAAGTTATTATCTAAAACCGCTTTAACAAAACCACCAGGTTGAGTATTGATTCCCCAGTTATTCATTACAATACTAGTACCTATATTAGTAATATGTTGTAATGCTTCAGGATCCGCCATTAATTGAATAGGAATGAGGTGATTATTTCTAACCATATACTCACTAACTGCAATTTTAATTCTGCTTTCTTGTTGTTTATTGTATTCCATATTTATATAATACTAAATATTTCAAATAAATAAAATAAAAGATATATTAAGATGGGTTACATTAGATTAAAAAGATTAAATGAACATCATGATGATGATATGCCAGCTGAATTATTAAATATGACAATTGGTGAGATGTTAGACAAAGCTGAAGAGTTAGACACAAAGGGAGACGCAGAGTATGAGGTTATAGAGGATGCACTAAGAGCAATTGGGGATAAGATATTAGGAACCGGATACGAAACAGAAGTAGATTTTACTCCAGATGGAGTTGAGAATGCAGGAGATAACGAGGATGAAGATCATGATCCACTATCTCATCAAATAGAAACATATGATGAAATAGCTGGACAGCAAGACATGGGACAAGGCCAAGGTGCTCCAGATAATGGTATGAATATGGATAACTTCACATTTTAATGAGTGTTAAATCGTACATATCGTTTTTAAAGGAAGATATAGGTGGTGCTATTACAATGAACAGAACACCCCCTAGTAAATTAAATGATCCTAAGCTTAATGTTCAACAACCTAGAACAATTGACACAGGTAGAGGTGGATCAATTCCATTTCACTGGAATAATTCCCCAGGTACACAAGCAGGAGCTAGATATGGAGCAAATCCACGTGAAAAAAATCGTGTTATGACATATGAAGAATTCATGGAAGCTCAAAAAAAGAATTCACAGAAAGAAAATAACGAATAATATGGGACATATTGATAATTTTAAAAAATTTAGAAACAGGGAAGAGAAAGCTTTAACTGAACAGGGAGACTCTACTACTGTAATGAGCGTACCTGAAAAGTTTAAAGCAGATCAAGAAGCAATTAATCAAAAGAGAAATAACATTGCACAAAGAGAACAGGCAATTGCTAATGAAAAAGTTCAACTCAATAAGATGGTTAGCGAATTACAGGATAAAATATCGGCGGAAAATGCTGCTATTGCAAATGCGGCTAAAGCAACTGCACAGGCTCAGCCAACTCCACCAACAGTATAATGAGTAAAGATAAAAATGTAAAGTCATATAGCGATTTCATTAATGAGACTGAACAAAAAGTAGTACATAATACTAATTTTACAGGAATGGTTCAAGGTGCAGTATCAAGCATTCACAGTCAAGTATTAGCCATTGCTAAAGCAATGGCGGATGAAAAAGAAGCTAGAAACCCTTATCGATATCAAGATGCTGATAAAACTGGAGGAGTTGAAGAAGTAGACATTACACGAGCTCTTAATCTTATATTTCATAGTGATTGGAAAAAGCATTTAAAGGCTCATAATATCCAAGAATGGGCTAGATCTTGTATCGAAAGAGCAGGAAAACATGATGAGCGAGCAGATAAGAAGAATCAAAGAGCTCTTCGTACAAATGGAGGAGAACAGATTGACAACTATAAAGTTGACTTAGGGTCTCAAGGATTTAGTAGAGATCTTGGAGAAAATAAATAATTTAACATGACAGAAGCGGCATTAATAGCAGACATACAAGCGGAAATAACATTCTCAGGAATGCTTCCTTATTCGTTACCTGAAAAAGAATTAAAACGTATATTAGACATCGACGCAGCTTATTTCTATGATAATTGGAGACATGCTATAGAATCTAAATACTTATTACTTCCTAAGGAATTATTTAAAACAGATGAGTTTAAGAACGGTAGACAAATTCTTATGCCAGAATGTGTTCAATTTATGGTTGAATTAAAGGAGGCAAAGGGTGGATCTATATTTGCATCAATTGATAGGGATTTCTCAGAAGGTAAATTCATGGGATCAGAGATATTCCTTACTCCATTCATGGGAGAATCAATAATGTATAGAACAATCATGTTTTCATTTCTAGACTTAACTAAGGGTATGATATTAGATACTATTGCATATGATTACAATAAGAATACTAAGCTGCTAGGAGTTGTCGGAAGGACCCCTAAAGTAGATGCAGTTGCTAAGGTATTTAAGAAAATAGAAATAGATAAACTATATGATGATGAACTTTATCAAAGACATGTTCGTGCTCATGCTAAAGTTAGATTAGCTCATATGTTACAAACATTTAATTATCAGCTTCCAGGAGATATTACTATTAATTATCAAAATATGGTAACAACTGCCGAAAAAGAAATGGAAGAAGTTAAGGAAATGATAAAAGGAGAAAATACGACGGACTGGATGTTCCTAGTTCATCAATAAATAAATAAATAAATATAAAATGAAAAAGTATATACGAACATATTCATCCTTTATAAATGAGGCTCGTACTAAGCAATGGCTAGATGACGTGACAGATAAGAAAGGTAACATAAGAAAGGTTAGAATAGATGATACTATTAAAATTAGAGTCCTTGAGTTTATATATGAAGCAGGAAAAGAAGGAAGACGATACACTGAAATCGTTAAATTTATAGTTGAAAACATAAAGGGAATGGTATATGATTGGAGAATTCACAGGGGATATTGGGCAACTAACTTAACTGGTGCAATTGGATTTTGGGGAGGATCCGATACTGGACTACTCACTCAATATTGTGAAAAAAATGAAAATGGAAAGTGGGTATTAGCAAATGATAAGCTAATAAACTACTTTATGAAAGTTGACTTTAGAGGAGTATTAGATGATGCAGAAAGAGATGCACTCGAAGAATTACTTTCAATTGATAAATAATATTATATGGCTAACATTAGAGATTTTTATATGAGAACACCTAGTGATCCTAAATACAGACCGGATCAAATAGAGGTGTATGATGAAATAGAAGCAAGTATAAATCAGGTTAAAATGACTCTTCTTACTAATAGAGGAGAAGTATTAGGAGAACCTAACTTTGGAATTGAATCTGAAAAATATTTATTTGAATTCGAGTTAGATCCGTTTCAATTAGCAGATGATGCTAATAATCAAATTTCAAAATATGTTGGTGAGTCTAGAAAAAGAAAAATATCAGCAAAACCACAATACATAACAGACGAAAAAGACAGAAAGATTTATGTATTGTCCGTTAGTATTGATGGAAGAAGATCTCCATTTGCAGTATTATATGATAGATAAAATCTATATAAAAGAAAAGCCAATCAATTACGATTGGCTTTTTAGTTTATGTGAATTTATTATAAGCTACCATCGGCTCCAGTCTCTCCACCTTCTATAGTTTCTTGACCTCCGCCTTCTTCTTCTCCTTCAGTAGGCGGAGGAGCAGCTCCACCGCCTGCATCTATTGGAGCTGCTCCTTCTCCTCCAGGCATTTCAGTATTTGCTTCTCCTTCTGCTCTTTCGTCTTCTTCCATATCGAACCATTTCTTATTAGCTTCGATTTCGTCTTCTGACATTTTTAATTCTTTTCTAATTAAGTATTCAGTAGAGAAGTATGGTGTTCCATCATCTTTAAGAACTCCTTTCTTAGCAGTGAATGATGCAATACGTTTAGCTTCCAATTCATTCTCCTTCATCTCTTCGAATACATTATCGTTATGATAAGTTATTCCAATAGCGTTATTAAATTTGTAATCTTCCTTAAGTTCTGGAAAATCTAAACACATCTGTAAATACCAAGGTTTTACAATTAACTCAGAGAACGCTGAACGTAATCTTCTAATAAACTTTTGATAGCGAACTTCCTCTCTTGTAATACCTTCAGCATTCAAAGTAAATGCTCCCATTCCAGATTGACCTTCCCATCTTGAATATGGTATCTTAGAATCCATCTTTAATTTCTTAGTGAAATATCCAAGTAATTCAGAATTTGATAAATTAGGTCCAGGAAACTGTAGGGCTTCAATTGAGATCGATTGATTTTGATCATTTACCGGCGTTACATAATTCTTATAAAACATAATATTTGGTTTACCATCAACTGTTAATTCTCCAGTATCACCATTAAAGAATACGTCCTCTTTTAATAAGTTCATAAATTCTTTAACATCTTCTTGTGCTTTTTGGAATGATTTAGATCCAGTTGGAACCTTAGTTTGTAATCTAATTGGAGCATTCATAACGTGCCAAATTACTTTACTATGTTCTAATATTCTAAGCAAGTTAAATGATCTTATTAATCTTTCAACGAAACTAATTCTTTTAGTTTTAAAATGATTTGCATATGATATGTAAATAATCTGAGAATCGGATAAAACTCTAGTTGATCCGTTAGATGGATCATATTGAGTCCACTGTAAATACATTTTACCCTTAGCATCTTTATTAAGCTGTGGCGCAATACTTGCTGGGTCTAATTCTTTAAATCCTATGATTTTCTTAGGCTTTTCTGGATTATCATAAATAATTTCAAAACTTAAATGTCCCTCAATTAAGAATTGATATGAATATTGCCAAGCTGCAATACCTTCACCGAATCCCCAGGTATTGTACATCTCTTCGAAGTTAGATTGATATTTTTTAATTATATCATCCTGGTAATTTAGTCTTTCAGTTTTATTAGAACCCTTAAACATGATTTTACCAGTAAGATCAGTTGCGTGGCAAAATCGATTTTCATCACTATATACAACCATATCATCTGCTATTGTATCAAGTATAAATTCAATTTCTCCATTTGATGCAATATCACGTAATCTTTCTCTCTTAACTGTATAGTCTAATTGAAAAAACGCAATTGCTTTCGTTCTTAATTGTGATGTTGTATCTGCTAATGCCATTGAGAACTTTAAAAGCTCATTGTTTCCATTCGTAGTATCTCTAGAAGCCAATTGACTTTCGATAAATCCTATTGCTTTGGAATTCTTAAGCAGTAGATCATCAAATCTTGTACCAAACTTACTTAAGCCTGATAGTGCTCCACTTGTTGATCCTGTTCTATTATCCCCAAATCCTGCCATATTAATATTTGTTTATTTGTTTATTTTCAAAGTGCCTAAATACAGTTGTCATGTCATACGCACCTGGTGCCATTGCTATTCCAGTAGAATCGATGTTTGCTTTAGGAAGTTCTCCTATTTTGTCCCAATCTAAAAGTTTAGCCGCTGTAATCTTATTTAATTTATATCCGCTTATTGCATATCCCAATTTAAAACCTGTTAGATCTTCTAACATTTTTGGAGTAATACTAAACATCGGTAAATTCATTGATTTTCTATCCCTAAATGTTGCTAATTCCATATCATCGTCCCATACTCCTAGTCTATCGAGATTTTGTTCTATTAAGTTAATGTGAGCCATTACAATAGCCGCTCTATAGTTAGGTGGAATAACTTTAAGATTTAAAAGAAGTGCAGTTTCTTTCCACTGAGGATGTGCAAATAGTAATCCCATTGGATTAATGTCAAAATACTGTCTATTTGTAATAAACGAGGACGGGTCTTCTTTCCATTCTTCTTCTGAATTAGGAATCCAACCTCGATTAAAATTAGGAACTGGAATATTAAGCATGTAATAATGACCAGGCATAACATCAGATCTACTTATAGAAATACCATGTAGTGACATTAATTGAGAGAAATTCCTTTCTCCATTATTTGTAACTATGTCCTCTAACTTCTTCATCTATTTCTTTTACATCTTACCGAACAAAAAGTTCTCTGTTATTATGCCAAATTTCATATTATGAGCTTTAGCATATGCTTTAGCTGCTTTGAATTTATCTGTATTAACAACATATGCTCTCGCATGAGATACAAAACTTCGTGTTTGTTTTTCAGTCATTCTTTTTGGAGTCTTAGGTGGAAGTATATACTTGTTAGGTTTAACTTCAATTAACCATTCACGCTCTACTCCATTAGCATTACGTGTTTTCATATATCCATCTACCCAATATGTTGCCTCTCGTTTATCTATTGAGTGCCAGTATTTAATTCCAATAGGCTCTGAAGCATATTCAATTACCATTGGATTTTCGTCACAGAATTTAAAGAACTTGAATTCCCAGCCTGATCGATATATAATTTGAGTAAGATCTCCCTTATATTTTTGAGGATTTTTAGGCACAAAATATCCTTGACGAATACGCTTGCCCGTTCTAGGTTTTAGGAAAGATTTTATGTTTTTATCCTTGTTGCTCATATATACTTATTTATTCAAAGATAAATAAATTAAAGATTTATATATTTATGAAAACTCATATATTTAAATATAAGAATTGGAAGAAGATACATGAGAATACTTCAAATAATTCTATATATTCACATTTAAACTCTATTAGAAAAGGTGATGAATATGAGTACACAGATGAATATCATGAGTCTATCACTATCGAAATAATATCGATGAATGATTATGTATTCAAGGAAAGCGCCGACAGTTCAATATATGATGAAATATATAGATTAGAGCTAGATGATATTTTGTTAGATGATAATTCGTCTGATGAATTTGACAATAATTACAAAGAATTTCATGTTCGAAATAATACAATTGAAGGTAAATTCGACGCAGTGATATCTGTGGTAATTAATGATCATTTAAAATGGCAAATTCGCGACGCTGATTACGGAACAGAAATTGACGTATCATCTGGAAATGACGATTTTAACGATGATTATAATGGTACTATGATGGTTAGTGCAATCGAAGAATATCTAAAATTAGATTGGACTAATGGTTACATATATAGTATTGAATAAAAAAGCCCTCCGTTAGGAAGGCTTTGGCTTATAGTACAGCGACCATAAGGGGGCGTTAGAATAAATCTGACCAATTGGTTTTAGAATATTCTATAGCTTCAGGTAATGTAATATTTTGATTCTCCTGTTGAGCCACGAAAATACCGTATATTAATACTGCGGTTTGTTCGTCATTAAGCTCGGTTAATTCAGACATCAATATTTTAATACTTGATGTAATCTTATTAAGAGATTGTGGTTCCTTAGGCATATTAATTACGGCTATATCCCCAGGCATCGAGTAATGTACCTCGCGTTACACCGCTAAATTCGTCTCTTATTCTTTCTTCTAGTGTTCCAAGATTTCTTCTATTAGAAGCAGCCCTTGCATTAAATCGTTCAGCTATTTTAGCCATTAATTCTGGTTTATGTTGATGTCGGTTGGCAATCCTTAGGATTGTTTGTTCATCAGTACCATCAAGAGTTCCACCCATAGCTCTAGCGATTTGAAATGCTTGTTCATCTGCATAATCACTAGTTATTCCAGACTGCTCATTTAGCTTAGTATCAATAAATGAGTCAGCTTCATGAGGTCCAAGTTTTCCTTTTTCTACTAACTTAACAATAAGAGCGGATATTGCAAGATGCTCTCCTTTTTTTCCTTCAGGGATCTCAACTTCATTTCTCTCAAATGATTTTTTAAGATCTTCAAATGCTTCTCTTGCACATTCTTCTACGTCTGCTTCAGATCCAACTAGATCAACTAAAGAGTCCAGTATTGTTTCGTCCATGTCCATTTCAACTTCTGCGTTCTCATTAATGATACTTGCGTTGAATGATGCAAATGATGTATGTAATCTATTCATTGTGATTAAACTTTTTATTATTTATTCAATTTACACAAATAATAAATCAAATGGAGATTCAGAAAAATTAGACAGTATGATCTCATTAAATTCGTCATATGTTTTTCTATCTCCCATCTTATCATAGAAATTATATAAATTATTAATATCCTTGATACCGTTTACATCATTGCGATTATTTGGATATTGATCTCTTAATTGTTTAATTAATTTAGACCATAGGAATACTGAATATCCGTCTTGTAATAACTTGAATGTTTCCTTCTTACCAGCAGAATCATTGTCGAAGAGTATACGACCATTCTTCTTTGACACTAATGTACCAAGTATATTCTTACCTTTGGTTACACCAGTGGTGGCTATTGAATTCTTAAGGAACATGGCATCAATCTGACCTTCTAATACGATAATAGGTTCGTTAAAATTGATGTTAAGAATATTGAAGTAACTATTAACGATGTCAATTTTGGTTATAATTGCTTCATCAATTGCGTCAATTAATTTATTTTTTACAAACTGAGAGTAATTTTTAATATCGTATTTAGGTCCTGAATAATCATCATTGATTCTACGTATTGATAACCCTAGCACTCTGCCTGATCTTAAATCTAAATTGAATATGTAGATTTTATCCTGTCTACTATCGTAATAACACGATTTGTCAAATGCAGGAAGCTCTCGTATATTTCTACCTGTAACGTATTCTCCAATAGGAGAATCAAGCGGAGCATCTGAACATTTCTTTAAAAAGAATCGGACTGCTAATTCCTTAAAGTCAATTAGAACACTCTTAACTTTAGGATCCATTAAGAACATTATCAACTCGCCACGTTTAGTTCCATGCTGGATCTTACGATCAGGCTCTACATTAATCATGCTAGGAATTGGAAGCTGATGCTTCATTGCCCAATGAGAAACGAATTTTGGAAGCTTTGTAAATATTAAGCATCCATCATTGAAGCATTTGTATGTACCAGTTTTAAGGAATATATTACCCCTCTTTTTAGATACATCACTTTCTGAATCTCCACAATATGGACATGCAAAATTAAGCTTGTCATCATCTTCATTTACTTGCTGCTTGAATCTATTTCCAGGAAATGATTGCTTTAATACATCGCTAACAAACTCAGATATATTGTACGTTGTTTCAGTCTTCATATTATATGCTTTGTGCAGCTTTCTCCGCCTTCTCTCTTGCCTTTCTGTCTTTCTCTTCCTGTCTAGCCTTTGCCTTATCTTTCTTTTCTTCTGCCTTTCTCTCCTTCTCTTTCTCTTTTTCAGCATTAATTCTTGCGGTTTCTGCTAGTCCCTCTGGAGAGAACGCTCCAATTCCAAGCTTCTTTGATATTCTATTAATAAACGGCTTTAGATTCTTATTGATGATGATCACCGTATTTAAACCATATTTAGTTATGATTTCTAGATATTCATCAAAGTCTTCCTCTGGGACATCTGCGTCCGGATCTTCTATTACACTCCAAAATTTCTCTGGAACTTCTTCGTGCTCTAGGGTAGCCTCACATATTACATGAAGTGGGTACTTCTGTTCATATGTCATCGGCTTTTTAGTTTTTGAGGTTTTAAATACTATAGATCTTTTTAAATTCTGATCAATTGTATTTATCCCAATTGCCTTTAGTATTCTATTAATCGGTTCAATTATCAAAACAAAAAACTGTTGATCATAATCTAATTCAGGAATAATTTCCGTTGGATATTGACCTGGATTATATGCAAATAAATCTATTCCAAACTCATTTGGTTTACAATATAACATTTGATACTTACTTCCTTGTCTAATTCTAGGATATCTACCCTCTAATTCGTTTTTAAGTATCAAGTGATTATGGTGCATAACTGCCTTTGGACCGTTTGCTGCTCCTTTTTTAAGAGTACATTTTTCTTCGCTCTGTACATATTTATCATATTGACGAAGATTGAAACTTTGAGAATATTCATCAGGACGTAGAGTTAAAAATTCCTCTTTTACTTTTTCTATTTTTGGAATAAGATCCTTTTCTAAATCAAAATCAGTACCTGCCTTTAGTAAATATTCGATGAATTCTGTTTGATGCTCTCTTGCCCATATAGGATAAGACGCTTTTATAGGTTCAAGTCCTTTAATTAAAAGGTATCTCTCATCCATTGGATATAGTTCCTCTTTTGGATTTGGCTCATACGCTACTTTAAGTACATAATTCTTTTTCTTAATCCAAACTGCGTTTGTTGCAATAAGCTCCAGTTTAAATGTTTGGCGATTAACAGTGTTGAATCTCTCTGACCATTTTTCAAAAGCAGTGTCATAAAATTCTTTGATTCTGTGTTTATCTATTTCAATACATAATCTCATGAATTCGTCTTCTGTTAATTCTAACCCCTCTATTGATTTCAATGCTGGTTCAAAATTAACATACGTAGAATCTGTATCTGTGTATACTGCGATTATTTCGTCTGGATCTATTTTGTTAATTTTACGATCAGCGTATCCTAGTTTTTCATGAAGCTCAGTATCATCATGCCATCTATTTTTAAAATAGAAATCAATTGCTTTATTTGCGAACTTAATCATATCTTGCCCCTGGAGTGTAATAGATTGAGCGATATCTGGGTTGTAAAAATAAAACCATTTATTTCCAAATGCCCCGTAGATAGAATTAATAAGAATTTTAATCGCTCCTTGTCTCAGGCTCAATTGTTTGATTTTTTTCGCTTTATCTTCCATATTCTCAAGTTATATTCTGTTATATCTTATATAAATAATTAAAAGAAGGTTTTATTATGGACGATCAAGTAGATGAACTATCAGGGGAACTTGCTATATTTGAAGCATTTCCATATTTATCATCATTTCCATTCTCAGATTACACTATGCAACTGGATTCGCTAGATGATTATTCAACCACTGCGGATATTGACCCAATAATAATTGAGGCAGCTAGTAACTTCGTAAAACCTGAATTCGTCAACTTTAACTATGTCGGTAAATATACTAAAGTTACGTTATCTTTTTATACATATGATATTGTTTTTATTTCAGAAAACGTAGATCATATTAAGAAATTAGACTCAGTTCGAGAAGCATTAGACCAGGGATTAGATTCAATGGATATAATTGATAAAATTTTAATGATTAAAAAAGGTGAGAAGTTCTTAAGGAAAATAGGTGGAAGTTTAGTTGCAGGAAAGGCATTCAGTGCATTGCTAGATACAATACTAACTACCAATGAAATAACAATTGAATCAAAGACGCTCAACAAAATTAAATCAATGTTTAAGACTGTAGATTATGAAAAATTCGACGAGAGAACAAAGAATTGTATTAGGTCGTATTTTGACATACATTTACATCACATAAAAATATTGCTAGGTATAGTAATTGCAACAAAAATTCACTAAAAAAACAATATGCAATGGCAAGGAGAAAATACGGCGAGGATGATATCGAGGAAGAAATCGCACAGTGGGAATTAGATAGAAAAAATCAAATAACAAAAAGCATGCTAAAGGACAAAGGGATAAACATTAAATGTAGAGGTAAAAAACAAAAAGAGGTAATTAAACTAATTGACGATAAAGACATTAGTATTGTAATAGGGCCTCCTGGAACAGGAAAGACTTATTTAGCTTGTGCTAAAGCTCTTAAATTCGTAAAGGACAATCCTGGAACTTACAAAAAGATTACTCTTATTAAATCTGTAAATGTTCCAAAGGACGAAGAAATTGGTTACTTAAAAGGAACCATGGAAGAGAAGATGGAAATGTATATGTACCCATTCATAAGTAACTTCGAAAAGATTATCGGTAAAGTAGAAACAACTGCACTTAGAACGAATGGAGTTATAGATATCCTACCTATTAAGTTTGCACTTGGAGTTACATTAGACGATTCAATCATAATCATAGATGAAGCTCAACAGATATCAAAGGATAACCTTAGAACTTTAATGACTAGAATTGGTCAAAATGCAAAAATTATATTCCTAGGAGATGTTAAGCAGAAGTCTGTTAACAAACAAAGAAAAAGCGCTCTGGAATTGCTAATTGAACACTTCGATGGTATTGAAGAAATGGGATGTGTAGAACTTACAGAAAATGATGTAGTTAGACATCCAATTATTAAGAAGATTATCAGAGTTTTTGAAAAAATAGAAAAGGCAGAAGATTTAAATGGCCAAGGATAATTATTGTAGAGTGGAGCTACTTAGTAAATTTTGATAGCTCTACTCTTTTACTTCCAAGTATTTCAAACTCCTGGCTCTTATAGATATCTAGTCTTATATCTGAGTGTTTTACTGAATATCCTTTTAAGTCGTCAATAATATCCCAAATCACAACAACATTTTTTCCAATAAGGAATCTCATTCCACGACCAACTGCCTGTCTAATTGTGATTTCAGCCTTGGTTGATTCTACGAATACAATATGATGAACGTTCTTAAGGTCAATACCTGTTGCAAATGTTCCATATGAAGCGACGATGATAACGTCATCTTGCGCTTCCATCATATCTTTAAACACTTCACGATCTGAGTTCTCAACTCCACCATCAATATAGAATGTATTTTCATTCCATTCTTTAAGTTTTTCTTGTATTCTTAATCCATATTCATTCTTAACATCAGAAAATAGGACAAGCGTATTCTTTCCAAACTTACTAATAAGAGTACTTATGAATTTCAGCCTTTCTTCACTATCAAATATTATTTGCTTTTCTATTTCAAGCATTCTTTTACCAAACTCCTCAGGCTTCCTGAATTGATCCTTTACTTTTTTACGTAGTTCCTTATCAGTTTGTATTTTAAGATACTCAGCGACTGTCGGATCAATCCTGTCGTATTCTAAATATACCTGCTTTATTTTAATTTCAGGTGAATAGTCATTATCGATTAGGAACTTAGCACTTAAGGTCATAACCAATGGACCAGTTCTTTCTTGCATTGTAAAGAAATCTGAAAATTCTAGATCAATTTTCATTGTTCCGGATAAGCCTAGTTTATATTCCCAGTTTCTACAAGATTCTAATATATCTCCAATTGAATTACCTCTTGCTTTATGTGCCTCATCAACTCCTACTACTGAAAACTCTGAACATATATCCATTAACCTAGAATTAGATAACTTTCTTTTGATATTCATAATATCAGACTGACGCTTTTCCTCTTCTCCTTTCTTGATTCTCTTCATAATTAGATTCTCAAGTTTATTCTCTAGACACTTAGGAACAAGATTAAGCATACTTTGATAAGTAGTTATCATCATATCACATTCTTCAAATTTATCAGGATCAAATTCTCCCTTCTTACCACCAACTGTGTGGATATTCCATTCAACTAGTCCATTTGAAAAATTTCTGAACGCTTTAGCAGTTTGATTAACTAGTCCAACATTAGGGACTATTAGAAGTGCTTTCTTATCTTTATTTACGATTCCCTTATGTTTTAAATAAGAAAAATACGTATAAAAGATAGAAGTTTTCCCACTGGATGTTGCGAGCTCTTCACAGCAAAACTTATACTTAAGTGCTCTAAACGCTCCCTCATATTGATAATCCCTCGGGTAAAACGGCTCACCCTTATCAGTAGTGATTCCGTCATATAGTGAATTGACAAATTCTTCATAATCGTGTCTGTTTAATTCTAGATCTAAATGAGACTTGATTCCTTCTATTTTAGTAGGAATATTATAGATCTTTGTGAACTCTGAAACTTCTCTCCAGAGTCCAATTGGAATTGTAAATTCCTTGGTCATGAAATGGTCACAGCCGTCCCATGTACCGTTTTCAACGGATGCATTAAAAGCTGCCGCCTTAGACTTCTTTTTAAAGAAACTATAGATATAATCTCTCTCAGAAGAAAGGTCATAATACGTGAGCTTTAAGTGTTTATGGTCATCGGTTATACCGAACTTTAACATTTACATACCTAATGTTTTTTCTATCTCAACTCTTGTTTTAATTCCAAACAAGACGTTGTCGACAGTTTTAATGGAATCTACGAAAAATGTAATTTGATTTTCTATAGTATCTACCATTTCTTTAACATTGGCAGTTTTACCGTCTATGATTACATTCTTTTCATTATATTGATACCTATGGTGAACCTGAGTAGATAACTCTTCCATTATTGAGCTTCTAGCATTTCTATATGCCTTTTTAACAGAAGATAGATTTTCTATGAGAATGTGGCTGTCTTCTAATAATCGTTGTCTCATTGATAACATTTTAACCTGTACTTCTTTTAATCCAGTCATTCCGGTTCTCATAAGATCAATACATTCTCGTATTTCCGCAGAAATAGTGCCACGAGTTTTACTATATTTAGCACACAATTCCTCCAAATGGTCTTTCGGCTTTGGAGGAGTGTCATTTATAAATTCATCTAAGTTATCGTATTCTTCCATGTAGTATTTTACTCGTAAATTGAATACGGTTTTATAGATTCTTTAGCATCTCAACTAACTCTGGCTGAGGAAAGCAATCGAATTTGTCGCGACGCACTGTCGTGTGAGACCATACTCCTTTTTCTTTTCCATAATATACATCATGATTAAATTCGAATGCATCCTTTGGAGAAACTCCGTTTTTAAGTAGTTTTGGAATACCTGCAAAAATATCAATTGACGGATATGTTTTTGCAACGTGCTTAAGTAGTAATCTTAAACTTTCTATCTGAGCATCTGTATATTTGTGCCAATATCTATGTCCTCTAAATTCGTATCCTAGATCGCAAACCATATCAACTGGAACTTCAACGTCTACATAGTTATAATACTTATTGCCTCGTTTTTCAGCATATCCAAAGTTGTTAATTTCAACACCTGATGAATATTTAGAAGTATTAAAATCTCCTACTTTTCCAAGGTGCCATCCGATGTAATTATTAGGGAAACATTCTACGACTTGACCATCATACTTATCATCCCCGTATTTTCCTCTTCTGATTGAAACTCCACCAATACAATATTGAGTACATACTCTTCCTCTCTTATCTCTATTCCAAGAATTAATTGTATTATAAGGATTATTCCAACCTGCAGTATGATGTATAAAAAATATTTCGGGTTCCAATTTTCCGTAATCTCTAACATATTCATCAGAATCAAGATATGCTCTGTCTATAACTAATCCATCCTCTGTTGTATAGCTCCCATGGTATGCTAATTTATTATCAGTGTCGTTTGAATCGTCGAATCCTGTTCTATCAGTATCTACTTCGATTCCACCTTCTGCTAATACATCCATTGTAGCGGGACCTGCAATTCCATCTGGAGTTAACTTATTTTCCCTTTGAAATTTAATTACAACTGCTTCCGTATATGGTCCAAAATGTCCATCTGCTGTTATTCCAAGTAATAGCTGAAGTTCTCTTACTGCATTTCCCTTGTCTCCCTTTTTTAACATAATTTATTATGATTATTTTTTAACTTATAAATTTATAGTATTTACTATCAATTGAATAAAAATCTTCGATGTCCATATCTTCAATATCATTTGATGTTAATAGATTACCTCCCATATCTACTTGATCTCCTTCTACATATAGAGAAGGAACATTGGTTCCATATTCTCCAATTACTATTCTAAGAATATCAAATCTTTTTTCAAGTTCTAGAACTCTCTTATTAAGGTCAGTTCCTTCTCCGAATATGAATACACTTGGATATTTAACATGGTCTCCGTCTGATTTCAATAGGTGAAATTCTTGCTCTATATACTTTTCATCATATAGGTCTCTTTCAATACATTCAGATCTAGAATCTTCATCCTTGAAATCAATTATTATAAATGGTAGCTTAGCTTGAATAGTATTTCGAACATCTGGCCATGAGTAGTGTTTTTCTAAACTTTTCTTCTCAAGGTCGGTATATTCTTCGTATAAACGGATATATTTACGCATGTAGATTCCTTTTTGTTTATTTATTTAATTAAAAACCATACAATATGATAGTTTTAGTAGAAGGCCCAAGAGGAGCGGGAAAATCCCACTTGATCGACAATTTCTTCGCTCAGAATAAGGACAATAGATTCATTTATTATAAATGGGGATTTGCTGGATGGGTTGAGGCTCTTGGAATCAAGGAAAATAGAGAAGCAACTCACTATTTTAGTTTGGCAAACATTCTAACAATATTGGAAATGGGTAATACTCTATTCAAAGACAAAGTATTAGTGCTGGATCGATCTATATTTTCAGCATATGTATGGGCAGCATATAGAAACAGGCTTCCTAGGTTTGAATTAATAATGGAGCTTAAAAAAATACTATCGAGTACAATATATCATTCATGTAATACAGTATTCATTAATAGAGATGAAAGAGTATCAGAATTTAACAGAGGAAAAAAGGATATTTTTGATAAGTATGAAAATTACAGATTAGAAAAGCAGGAATTTGATGAATTATTTAGAATATTCAATAAAGAAATAAACAAATGGGATCGTGGAAATAACTCAATACTATTTAATAATAAATTTGATATTAAAAGCCAGATTGAATTCAATAAATTATTGAATAGTTTTGTTGATAAATAATAAAAAATTCATTGCCGTGAGAAATCGAGTAAATAAATTTAGAGAGTTCGAAAAAATTAACGAACAAGAAGAAGTAAAAGCGAAATCAGCACCTTTAAAGGGATATAGTGCAGATGTATTAGTTGAGAGAATTGGTGAACTAATGGAAATAATGCCTGATAGAGTTAAATTTGGAGTTCCATCTGATAAAAACGGATATTCTTTAACGTATCGAGATGCAAACGGAGCAATCCAAAAAATCAACGACCTCGAACACTATTACTCAAGCAAGGGAGAACAAGTTAAGTTTTACTGCTGGACTATTAGTTATGCAGGTAGCTGGGATGCTACTAAAAGCCTAAGAAGAAAAATTGATAAATTTGGCGGATTTGGAAACGAAACTAACATGAACCTTAAAAAGGTTAAAGAATATTTTGCTAAAAATTCTGAGGATGTTGATAACGTAAGAAGTTTTTCAATCTCAATTGATGCAAAGTCAGTGCGAAAAGAATCAGCTGAAGTTGAAGATGTTGCAGCATCAGAAAATCCACAGCCTTCTAAAACTGAGGGTGAAGTTTAAGGTATAAATAATCAACAATACATTTATAAACATGGCAGGGATTAATAACTTAAGAAAGGTACGAGATAAAAGGGGAGATGATTTTTTAAATAATCTACTTAATAATTTTGTTGTAATTAACGAAAATATAGATGGTACGTTCTTTGGAGTTAAGAAAGATAAAGAGTCAGGAAAATTTAGATATTTTAAGAAATCAGGTGAAATCACATATGTTGATAGAATGCTGATGAAATTCTACAATCCAGCAATTGCTTATTTCGAAACATTATCAGATGATAAGAAATCAAGAATTCCATCTAATTTTTATTTTGGATTTGAATTTATAACATCAAGAGATAAAAAATCTTCTAATTTTAATAGAAAGCCTAAAAATAATTTAGTACTTTCATATATTCACAGATTAGGAGAAGACAATAAGCCAGAAGAAACATTACAAACAAAAGATGACTTAGACAGATGGGCATATTATTTAGAAGTAGAAGCTCCTCCTATTATATTTGAAGGTAAATTAGATGATGATCAAAAGCGAGAAATTTTAGAATTTGTTTATGCTAATGATTCAGATCTTCAAGAAAAATTCAAAACTACATCGTTTACTAAATACATTATTTCTATATTAAACTCTGACGAAAGAGATTCTTTAACTAGAAAGGGATTCAATGGAGATATTGAAAGTATAATATTTAGATTCTATGACGAAAACGACGAGGATGCAAAAGAAGATGCATTTCTAGCAAAAATAGTAGATCCACTATTTAGTATTAAATCTACTAAATCAGATAAGACAGAAAATAAATCGAATGATTATATTTGGTTGATTGTAATAGATCTGATGAATAGGATAGAGATGTATTCAGAAGACGAATTAAGATCTATGTGTGAAGATGAAGAAGACTATGACGCTAAATACCTAAGCTTAGTTAATTCAATATATAAAGATTTTATCAAAGAATACTCTAAAAAATACGATGGACTTCAATTAGACATTCCAGAGTATTTAAATAGACCAGAATTTGAGGTTGAATTTGATTTAATTAACGATGATGAAGTAGTTAGACTAATTAAGAACAATGAGACGTTTAAAGAAATATACAGAATATTAGTAAACTTCTTTAGAAAACCTAGAAAGAAATCATCTTCTAATTTCTTTACTCCAGAATTGTTAAATCAGCTCAATATTCAGATTACCAAAATCAAGAGAGTAATAATGGGTGATGTTCTATATGAAGGACTATTTCCGTCATTTGGAGAATTCATGGGAGATTCACTTTTTGTAGGTGAACGTGAAGATTTTGAAACTAAAAGTAAATCCAAAGTTAAAACAGAAAAAGTAAATGTACTAATTGGTAATTTTCAACCAGTACACAATGGACACCTAAAAGCAGCAGAAAAACTCAAGGAGAAGAATGGATTACCTTGTGTTTTTATTTCAGTTATAAAAAAGAACAGAAGATATCCATTTTCAGAAAGATCGGTTCGTATAATGCTTAAAAAGGTACAACAGAATAATATTGAATTAATTAGAGATATTCAAATAGTGGGATCTGGGTCTATTAGAAAAATACTAGCAGAATTAAGACCTGAATATAGTCCAATCTTATGGGGATCGACTTCTAATAAAATAAAGGACTATGTATTACAATTAGACCATGTTAAGAAAAAAGATATTCCACTTAGACTAGATGATGAATTTAAATTAATTGAAGTTCCAAGCTATCAGAAATCATCAGATGTAATAGATGCTATTGAAAGCGGGGAATTTAATTCATTTAAAACAATGGTTCCTAATTCAATAGGATCAGAATTTTTTAACTTACAAAAGGAGCTAGAATTTTACGAAAGGTAGGATTGCTAGTGGAAGGCGTACTTAAATCCTTTCATTTTATGAAACTATTGTGTTAGTTTCTAATATAATAAAAAGAAATAATTATATTGCATGAGATTCAAAGAATTAACTCAAGAAAACAAGGATTTTATTAAACGGACTTATTTAGACACTAGTATTAGTTGGGAAGATAGAATGACAATATTATCAGAATACACTGGTAAATCTTCAAGAACAGTTCAAAAATGGGTTGCTAAGCTAAATATAAAATTAGGAACAGCTAATACTCCAGCTGAATCGCCAGAATTTAAAAAGGCTAAAAATAGAAAATTCAATCAAAGCAAAAAGAGGTTCATTATCACATGGGCACAAAACAACACCCCCGTTCATCCAATATTTTTAAAGAATATCGAAGCATATGCAAAGTATATCAAAGCAGATATTCACGTTATAGCAGGAAGATACAAAAATCCAACTTCAGTATTTACGGACAGAGAATATGACAGATGGCACGAACCAGTTTTGAAGTACTTAGATGCAGCAAGACATGATGTACATAAATATCTTTCTATTATGTCAGATGTTAAAGTGCAACCAACCGCAGTTAATCCTATGACTGGAATGCAAGGAATGTCAGGAATTAATTCATGTATATTTGGATCTCCTAAACTTCAACTGGAAATGATTCCAGTTTTAGAAGGATGTAAACCAAAAATGATGATGACTACTGGAGCGTGTACTAAAGCAAATTACACAGATTCTAAATCAGGTAAGAAAGGAGAATTTCACCATACGTTAGGATTTGTAGTTGTTGAGATTAAAGACGATGATACATTTTTTACAAGACAAGTAAGCGCAGATGAAGATGGAAACTTTATAGACTTATACTATGATATATGGTTTGACGGAGAAGAACAAGATATTGATTTTTCAAATGAACCGTTTCCAGCAATAGCAAAAATAGAGTGGATAAAATCCAATTTTGGAGAAGATCCTACTGAATGGGTTGGAGAAACTGACATTGCAAGAATAGATAAAGTTGATGCTTGTGTATTAGGAGATTTACACTTTGGCAACGAGGATAAAGAAGTAATAGAGGGATCCAAGAAACTTATGAGTGAATTGAGACCAAGTCACGTCATACTACATGATGTATTTGACGGATCTTCTATTAATCATCATGAATCAAAAGATCCATTTGCTCAATATAGAAAAGAAGTAAGAGGAACTAACGACTTGAAAAAAGAAGTTGATTATATGCTAGATCAATTAGCAATGTTTGAAGAATATGATAATGTTGTGGTTGTTAGAAGTAACCATGATGACTTTTTAGATAGATGGCTGAAGAATGAAGATTGGAAAAAGATGCCAACTGCTAAGAATTCTATGGAGTATATGAAATATAGTCAAATACTCCTTAAGCAATATGCAAAAGCACCTCAAGTAAAGGGGGTTATTCCTGAATTAATCAATGATGTTTATCCTGAGTTCATTACATTAGGAAGAAGTGATAGTTATATAGTCAATGGATGGGAACTAGCATGTCACGGAGATGTAGGATCAGGTGGATCAAGAGGGTCACTACAACAATTCAGAAAACTAAATACGAAAATTATAACTGGTCACTCTCATACACCGGGTAGAAAGGACGGAGCATTAGCAGTTGGAACTTCTACTATTATGCGAATGGGTTACAATATAGGGCCAAGTAATTGGTTACAATCTCATGTTATTATCCATAAAAACGGAAAAGCTCAACATGTACACTTTATAGATGGAGAATATACAACATTTAAATAATTAGTCTATTTTTCCAAATGTATGATTACCTATTACCACCGTTTTGGTCCATTTTTTAGTCCAATATGGTGGTTTTATTTTATTATGTGCATAATATAATGTAGCACCCTTAGTTATATCACTGATTTCTTTCTTAGCAATAGATAGGGCATTATCCCACTTATCATGAGACTTATATTTTTTAATTATTGAATTTATTTTATCCTTATTGAAATCTGATTTTCTTGATACTCCACTAGTTGCACTGTTCCACATTGAAAATTGCTTAGGTCTAAGAGCCTCACCTGCTGGTGAAGTTCCTTTCTTGGAAGCTCTATTATCTAGTACGTTTTTAATAGCTTTCATCCCGCTACCTAATTCTCCCCCTGCTTCTCCAATTAAAGTTGCTGCTACTACTTCTGCATCGTCAACATTTGAGATGTATGAACTTTCAATAAGGGACCAATCATTATAATTCAATATAGACATATTATTAATTGTATTTTTATTATTTATTTGTTTTGATAAATAATAAAAAGTTTAATTTCAAATGGCCGATACTAAACACAAAGATGCAAGTTGGAAAAACATAAAAGATTGGGCAAAAGGAAAATCTCGATTAGAAGTCGGAGTAGTTCAACATCCAGATGAAGATCCAAAAACCTCTATTATAGATTATATGAGAAAGAATAAAACTAAAAGAAAGGAATTACATATTTTGCCATTTGGACAATACGAAAAAATGGGTAAATAATGAGCGGGCATATTACTACATATAAAGAATGGAGAAAGATTCAAGAATCAATAGTAGATGCTGAAACCGCAGTTAAAATTGCAAAGAATCATGGTCTTAAGCTTAAGCCATATAGTGCGAATAATCCAAAGCCTAAAAAGCATTTAGATAAATTTCCAAAGGGAGCTCCTGAGTTAGTATCAGCTGTTTCAACATATGGAAGTGCTAAATTCGATTCAGACTTGATTGATATTGTTGATAAAATTCAAGATGAGACTAAAATCAAACTTAATATTACAGGAGGAGATGATTGGTATCATAGAAAATACAAAAGTAGGCATAGTTCAGGAAAGGCAATTGACTTTGTCATTGATGGACCTGCTACAAACGACAGACAAACTAAGATCGAAAAGGCTGTTGTTAATATTATGAAGTCTGGGGAATATCCAAACTTAGGAATGATTAATGAATATAAAAATCCATCAGGTCACGCGACAGCTGGACATTTTCATTTATCAACAGGGAAAACTACAGAATATTCTTACTTTTATTTTGTAAAGGACGCCGATGGCAATAGATTAACTGGAAAGGGAAGTGCATTTGATAATAAGATCAAAGAGATGGGTGGAGAAACTAAAGTATACCAGGGAAAAGATTTACCAGAAGTAACTGTGACAGCAAAAGGAAAAAAGGAAGCAGTAAAATTAGAACCTAAACCAATTGAACCAATTGAAACTGAGGCTAATGATATACCGCAAATGAAAACTTTTTAATTATGAAAGATAAGAAAATAGAAGAAGATATGTTAGCACCAGCTGACTCACCAGCATTTACTCAATCACCTATTCACCAGGTTCCAGCAACAGCTTCTCCTGGTGATAATATGGATACGTTTTCTCTAACTGGTCCTGGAAAATCTAAAACTACAGGTAAATCTGATAGTAAAAAAGATAATAAGAAACATCCTAAAAAGGAAGCTGCATCTTTTCCCTCTAATAAAGTATTAACCTTTGAGGATTTCATGAATCAAAGAAGCACTAAGTAACGGAGGGCAATCATCTTTCTTTTCTGATAAATAATAAAAAGATTGATTATATATGGGAATTATACAAAACATAGGAGATGCATTTACTGACGCATTAGGTAATGGATTACTTAAAAATGAAGTTGGAAATGAATATGATGTTTTAAAAGGTCAATATATTTCATCAGAAGACGAAGAGCCACAGGCACACGTTGATAAAAAAGGTGGAGTTCCTGGAACATACTCAATATTTAACCCATTTAGAATATTTAGATATAGTGGATTTGGAATGAATGACCAAGAGTATTCACGTGATATGCATTTTGATTCTAAAGCTGTACCAGATTCTCCCGGTTTATTTGCTGGATTATTAAAAGCACCTAATGAATTTGCAGAAGATGCGCCCGATGCACTTACAGCAAGTCAAAAGGTATTACAATCATTTAATGAGGCTAAGAAGTCAATGGAAAATCCAACTGCTTCAGATATTATTAGATGGTCACATAAAGGAAAATCAAACAGTCCTGTTCCATATTCACCTCAAGATTTTATATGGTGTAAATACTATGGAAAGGTTCCTAATAACAGAATGGTTACTTTAAGAAGATATCCAATACCAATTGAAGATGATATTAGAATACATGATGATAAAGCACCACTTGTTCCAATAGCACAAGCAGTTACATGGTATGGAGCAGATATAGATAATGATTTAAACACTATACTAAATATATCATGGGGATTAAATTGGACAGATAGAAATTCTAAAGTTCAAGATATTGCAGGTAATGAAATAACAGTTGAACAAATCGCAGAAGCAGCTGGATTATCCACATCTGAAAATCAAAAGATAATTGATATATTAAAAGCTCAAGTATTTTCAGGAAGTGGCACTCAAGATATCTTAAAATTATCTGGATACGATAGTGAAATTCAACAATATATTAAAGATGCCTATGGATCAGAGGGTCCATATTGGAATAGAATATTAGGTCCAGTTAATGTAATTGATAAGACATTAATTAGAGATAGAGGGTTTAAAGATACTACACAGAATCCTATTACTATGAATTTTGAGTATTCTCTTAGGTCACATGGTGGAATTAATCCTAAGATTGCATTTTTAGATTTACTAACAAATATTTTAAGTTTAACATATAATACTGCTCCTTTCTGGGGTGGAGGTGCTAGATATTTCCAAACAACTGGTGTAACTACTCCTAATTTTGGAATGGAAAATTCCATGTTAGATGGAGATGTAGCAGGAGGATTAACGCAAGGAGCTGAACAATTAGCAGCATTAGCACAAAAGAATATTAATAGCTTAGTTGATTTTGCAAAAGAGATAGCAGGAGGAAAATATAATTCAGCAGATGGAACACCCGATGGAGAAGCAATTCAAGAAGCAAGACGAGAATTAGATAGAAAATTTAAAACTGCAGCTGATCCAATATCTAAAATGTTAGCACCTAGGTTAGGAAAGTTAATGAGAAAACCTTTAATATACAGAGCAATATTAGATGGTAGAGCAGTTGGTGAATGGCATCTTACTGTTGGAAACCCGATGAATCCAATAGCAATGATTGGAAATCTATGTTTAGATAATGTAGAAATGAAACTTGGAGATAAGTTAGGAATTGACGATTTTCCAACAGAGTTTTCATTCAAAGTTACGTTAAAACACGGAAGACCTAGAGCAAAACAAGATATAGAATCAATGTTTAACTTAGGTAAAGGTAGAATGGGATTCGATCAATTAGCTCCTCCAAGTTCAGCAAGAAATTCATATGGAGAAACTAATACTAGAAGACAAAATGCTTTATATGAAGGAATAGATCCAGAAAACGCAGCTGCAGGTGGAACAGTTTCAACAGGAGCAAGTGTTGAAGATATTAACCTTAACGAATCTAAAGCGTCTATTCCATTTGATGTAACAGGAGGAGCTGGTAATTTAGATAAAATAGTAAGAAGATACTCAAGACAGGTAGGTAACCTATATGGATCTTTTTACGAATCGAGTCCAGTATTAACTGACTATTTTAAACAATTAAAAACTCAAGACTAATTATGTTAATCAGTAGAATTTTATCAAGAAAAAGAATTATAACTAAATTTACCCAACAGGTAACTGATTTAATTTATAGCACATTCTCATTTCCAGATGAAACTGATGGTGCTGGTGTGGTTGCAGTTGGTGAATATGAAAACATGAGACCTGATCTAATGGCAGATAGATTATATGGAGATCAAAGTAAATGGGATGCTATTTTGAAATATAATGGTATATCAAATCCTTTTTCAATTCAAACTGGAGATTTATTATACGCTGTACCATTTTCAGCATTAGAATCAGTATATGTTTCTCCTAGTGTAATTCAAGAAAGAGAACAAAAGCAAGAATCTGGTTCAAGAGCTCAACCTGCTAGCAAAAAAGATAAGAATAGGGTTAGAAACTTAGAACGAAAAAATGCTAGAAATGCAGATGGAGTAAACGTAGGAGAAAATGGAGAACTTCCACCTAATTTATCTAAGGTTGGAGACAAAAGTGTTAAAGTAAAAGATGGTAGACTAATATTTGGAGAAGATGTTACTACTGTGAATAAAGAAAACTGTCCAGTTCCAATTTCTAGATCTAGATTACAAGCAGCATTACTTAAAGATAAATTATTTTTATAATATATGGCAAAGAAAGATTTAATAAAGGTAATAACGGATCCAAAGGTTCCACTTAAAGAGCTATGGTCAACAGACACAGGTAGTGTATCTGTTGAGAACCCATTTATTATACCAGGTAAAGGAACTAGAACAGCTGCTATGAGCGTTGGATCAGATGTACCATTTGTTAAGATTAATTCTATTCCCATTACTGAAATTGATTTATTAATAATAGATGAAACTGGAATAGTACCTAAAATTAAGATTATATTTATGGATGGATCAGGTGCATTGACTGGAGCCAATTATCCTAAGAATGATCCGATTTTAAGCCTCTATATTAAGTCTCAAAATAGTAAATTTAAACCAATTAGATGTGACTTTTTAATTACTAATATTAAAACTAATCAGGACCCAGTATTAAATGCCGAAAATATTGACATAGGCGCAAACTTTATTATGACAGGCGAATTATACATACCTAAAATATATAAAAACGTATCCAAGAGCTATAGAAATATGAACTCAAAAGATACGCTTAAGAAGATTGCATCAGAAACTGATTTAGGATTTGCATGTAACGAGTTTATAACAAATGACAAGATGACGTGGTTAAACACTAATAGTAGCAGTTTAAATTTTATAGATCATGTATCAAAACATTCTTATTTAGATGATGATACATTCTTTACGTCATTCATAGATAAATTTTATCACTTGAATTTTATTAATGTTGCTGAACAATTGAATCTGGCAAATGAACATAATATGACATATGATAATACTGTGGATTCATCAGAGTTAGACATATCAGAAAAAGTGGCAAGTGAAATAGATAATGATAAATTATCTGAAATGCTAAGTGTTGCAGGTTTAACAAATAAAGATGAATACAGAGGGAAGCCTGAGTACATTATAAATTATTATTTAATGGGAAATACTGGAAGTATATTAAAGAACAAAGGATATAAAAAGAAAGTATACTACTATGATCCTTCACTAGAAGACGAAAATAGATTTACTAGTTTTTTTGTAAATCCTATTGAAATCAAAGGATATACTGGAGAAAACAAAGGATTAGAACCTGATGATGAATCTTTAAGAGAATCAATTATTAAAAAATGGATGAATATTGATTATGGAAATGCTCATCCTGAATGGAATGCATCGGCACTTATCAATGATCATAACAACAGCGAGCTTAACAAAGTAAAACTTAAAGTTGAGACTGCTGGTATTAATTTTCAAGTTAATAGAGGTGCTTCAATTCCTGTGATGATGTATTTTCCACCAACTACATATTTAGAAAAAGACATACAAAGAGCAGATGGAAGCGCTAAGACACAAACTCCTATTAATATACAGGACTCGGTACCAGACGGGATTATATCTGGAAAATACTATGTAAGTGGCGTTAGATATATCTATGATAGATTAAATGACTCATTTCCATTTAAAACTGAATTTCAATTAGCTAGGGTTAATTGGTTAGGTGAAAATAATATAGTTCAATAATGCCACATAATTTTACAGGGTTAAACCTCAAGCATGATAATTTTAGAAAAGGAATATATACGGATCCATATGATGAACCTACATATTTAACATTTGCGATAGATTTTAAATTTGAAGAAATACCTGTTCCTAATCCTACATCAGAAATAGGACTATCTAATAGTCCTTTATTTAATACAGGCGGACATTCAAGTGCTATTAATTTCTTGATAAGTAGAGGATTTGATCCACAAGCAGATGGATTAGCAACATTTAGAGAAATATTAAGATACTTGACATATAAAGCACCTTGGTATTTCCAATCAATTGGAGGACTAAGTGAAATGTATTCTCAAAATACAGATCAAAGTAAAGGATTTAAAACAAAGGATGTTGAGTTAAATATTAAAACATTAGAAGCAGTTGATTTACGCATCCATGAGTTAGCTGGATTATATAGAAATGCTATATTTGATAATAAATTCAGAAGAGAAAGAGTTCCAGATAACTTAAGGTGGTTTTCGATGGATGTGTATATTGCTGAATTTAGAAATTTAAGATATAGACTTCCAGGTATTTCACAAAATGTTGCTAATTCACTTGGTATAAATACTGGAGCAATTGGTAATGTAGTAGGTGGTGGAAATTCATTTTCAAATGTAATGGAGCAATATGGATATGTTAAATTTGAATGCAGACAATGTGAATTTGACTTCTCAGATACACTACCTGTTGGAAGATCAATTGATATTGGAGGAAATGGAAGAAGGGCGGAGGAGAACGAATTCAAAATTAAAATAGGTTGGGTAAATGAAGAAGCTAAATTTGGAGATGGTAGTAAAATATATGATGATCCAATTAAAACTGACATTAAAAATCCATGGGGAAGTAGAAACGTCGGAGCAGGGGTTCAAAATGCAGGGAATTTCCTAAGTGGTCTACCTGTGATTGGTGAATCAATATCAAATGCTGGACAAAAAGCAATGAATGGACTTGCACAAATTGGAGGATTAATTAATCCTGCATTAGAAGCAGCAAGTAATTTCGTAGATAACCCAGTTGTAGACTTAGACGATTTATATAGAACAGGATATGAATCAAACGGAGATGAAAAGCCTAAGTGGAATAAACCAAATAGTGGAAACATTTACTAACAAAAACAGTATAAATTAATATGAGAGACAATACTGGAGAAACAAACAAGCGCGAAGAAGACTATTTAGATAAAGCATATCTAGGAATAGTTGAAGACCCAAATGATCCTAATAAAGAAGGTCGATGTAAGATTAGAGTGTTCGGATTACACGAAAAAGAAATAGAAACAGAGGATTTACCATGGGCATATCCTAAACAAAAGTCAGCGTACTTTGGACAAGATGGACAGGGTGGATCTATTTCAATTCCAAAGAAAGATTCAGTAGTAGCAGTTATGTTTAATAATGGAAATCTATATTCTCCAGAATATTACACAATCCAGGAACTTGCAACTGATGTTAGAGAAGAACTAGCAAAAGAAGGAGAATATTTAGGAACTCACATTGTCCTATTTGATGGAGACGAGGAACTTAAAATATGGTTCACAGTTGACAAGGGAATAACAATGCAACTTAAAGATTCTAGAATTAATATCGGTCAAGATAGAGCAATAACAGTTGAACACGCAGATAGCTCTTCTTCTATAGAATTACGTGGAGGAGAAATTAATATAAACTCTAACAGTACGATTAATTTAACATCAGGAAGTGAGATTGAAGCTGCGTCTAATGATGTATGGATCAATGGTAATTTTGTAACAGTAGGACATGGACCCGTTAAACAACCAGCTGTACTTGGAGATAATTTATTCTTATGCTTAACTCAATTAGCATCCGTAATAGATGCCAAGTATTATCCGACACCGGGTGTTGCTACTGGAATAGTTAATGCTTATAAGTCTTTAGCATTATCTCAGACTGTAGAAATTTCAATGTAAATTGAGTGTAATATAATCATGGAAGATTATATTTGGAAGATATTACATGTGCCAACTGGATTATTTTATTGTTCACGTAAAGGAAGATTGCCATAAAGCTAATATTAATAAAGCTCAAGTTGAAGCACACAATCTTGAAACATTTCCTGCATCATTTGCGTTTAGTAGAGCAGTAACTAGTGATTTTAAGATTGTAAAATATAAGCTTATTTCTTGTACAGATTAGCTACATTCTCATATCTAACCATTTTATTTAGCATTGAATTTGGAGTAACGGATATCATATTATATCCAGTGGTTTTTAAATTACGAAAGTTATCAAACATTTTAATAAAGCGAGGATGATACCAACCCCTGTCATGTTTATTCATTGCATTATGTTCCAATGTTTTCCAAAAATGACTTGGATAAGACCATTTTAGATTTATACCAGCCATGTAGAATACATAATCACTCAATTTTCCAGGAAGAATCTGAGATCCTAGAATTCCTAATCCAGTTGATACTGAATCTGGAAATTGTCTTCTACTTTTTCTAGTATATTTTCGTAACCAATGTGGAGTAGTTACTCCTTCTTTATTAATCCAATCACTTGAATAACATATACTATTAGCTACTAATTTGTTTTTATGAACATGATTTTCTTCTAATTCTGTTAAAATATCTATATCGTGAAAGAAGTAATACGTTGGGTAGTGTTTTAACCATATTCTATTAACTCCAAATGTTTGAATTTTTGGATCAAGTCTAGAAAAATCAATATCGTTTATTGAAACTCCATTTCCAAGTACCAATATCTTTTTCTTAGTCATCAATTCCATAGTTTTTTAAAACTATATCACTTGCTTCGTTTCTATATGGACTAATTATCATGAATTTATATGAGCAATACTTTTTATTCTTAGTTAACTCATCACAATTTAAACACTTATTTTTTGTCATCTATAAACAACTATTTAAGTTATTTATCCAAAAGAATATTTGCATTTTGAGCGAGATCATCAATAAAGAGGTCGAATATTGGTTTTCCAAATTTAAGTTCGTGATATTTTACTCCCCATCTTTTAAACTGACTAATTGTTACTTCTCTCCAGTCTACACCAGATCCAGTTCCACGTGCAGTCCAATATACAATAGTATCTCCTCTATCATAATATGAATTAGCTTTTTTAATTGCTTCTGGTATTGGACGAGCCTTATCGTATTCTAACGTATTTGGCGAAGTACAAATAGTGTGATCAATGTCTATGTATATTATCATTCGAAATTAATGTTGTTTTCTTTTTTATATTTATCCCATGATTCAGCGTCCATTAGATCAGGAAATCTTCCTCCTTTATTACAAGATCGTTTAACATAGAATTTTCCAGGAAGTTCACATCCGCAATTTACACAATATCCATACTTAACACAATCATCCTTGCATTTTTCAGCTCTATACATTACCTGTTCACTTTCATGAACTGGAATAATATTAAGCCTGTCGCCTAACATTTTAATATTTCCTTCTATAAATTGCTGAATGGCATTTATTGTAATCTTAGGTTTTGGTTTTTTCATTTTCCTCTTAAAGATTTGCGTTTTTCTAATTCTGATCCCATCACTTCGCGTGGAGAATTTCCTCCCATTGCTTTTTCAATATCTCTGATTCCTTTCACAAGCTTCATAAGGCCACTCGGTTCCACTGACGAGCTTTGATCACTTCCCCAATTAGTTCTATCAAGAGTAATATGTCGTTCAACCCATGTTGCCCCAAGTGTCACGGCCGCCATTGTAGTTATAAGTCCATATTCATGTCCTGAATATCCAATCGATGTATCGTGGCCATATTTATTCTTAAGCCAAGTTATATACTCTAATCTCAATTCATCAACGTTAGACGGATAGCTTGAATTAGTATGCATAACGACATCAGGAGTTATTGCATTCATACATCTAGTAATTTCCTCTTCGGTACTCATTCCCGTACTAATTATTATATGATCAAAACTATCTCTAGCATATGAACATAAATCAATATCAGTAATTAAAGCAGAAGGAATTTTAGTAATTTGGGGTTCTATTTCGCGCATGAATTCAACGGATTGTTTATCCCAAATTGATGCAAATAATCCTATTGATTTAGAAAAACAATAGTCTGCTAATTCTTTCCATTCTTCTTTGTTAAACTCAATATCATGTTTGTATTGAATATAAGTAGTTGGTTCAGTTCTCCATGGAACAATCTTTTTCAGATGTTTTTGCTGTTCTGGAACACAATGTTCAGGAGATCTCTTTTGAAATTTAACCCAATCACATCCAGCTACGACTGCCACATCAATTAGTTGCTTTGCTTGATTTAAAAAATTAGACTTATCTGTTCCATAAGCATAATTCAGGCCCACCTCAGCCACAATTTTAGTTTTTTCCATAGTTCTTCTTTATATTTTTAATAACTTTATCAATATCATCTATAATATCACTTTCCCCATATCACAATGACATTATATCCTAGATCCTCTAAGTTAGAAACCCTAGGTTTATCATTATCCCATATTTCCGACGCAGTTAATAGCAAATTAAAATTAAATTCATCAGTTGATTCATACATTTTAGGATTCGCGTGCCAATAATTACCAAATATTTCAATAATTATCTCTGTGTTCTCCATTTTTTATAAGGTATATTAAACTGATTTGGTACTGTTACTAATTTAACAGAAGGAGTTCCAGGAAATATAATTTTCTCAAAACTAAATTCATCAGTTGATTCGTTTACTGATTTTATATTACTAATTAATTGTTTGGTTTTACCTCGATTGAATATACTCCTAGTTGTTGATTCATATTTTAACAGCAAATTCTTTCTCACTGTTTCCATATGGTGCATTTTAATTTCAGAATGAGTGAATTGATAAAAGCTAGTTTTAGGACCAGTATTTGATATTCCTCTAGTTGGGTCACATCTTGAAAAGAATCTCTTATCCATTTTACAAGTTGGATTTATTCTACATATAAATGGAACAGTGCTTCCATCCATTCCTCTATGTCTAGTTGGAATATTTACATAATTAATAAATTTAACTGAGGTTGCCGTTAGATTTTTATCTTTGATTATTTTCTTTGCCTTTACGAATTCCTCAGTTATGTAGAATTCATCTACGTCCATGCATAGAAAGTGAGTACATTTTTCTCTAAGGCACATGTCCAATCCGGCTTGTCGTTTCTTACGTTCATAACTCTTTGCAGTTACGATAGAATTGTTAGAAGTATCTCTAAGCGGAGTGAACGCGGAAAAGAGTGAGAGCCGATCAATGAGACCGGCTCGCTCTAGTTTTTTCAATTCAGCCAAGTCTTCACTTGGTAATTTTTTACCAAACCATGATTGTTCTTGATATATTACATGAAGAAAATCTACATGCTTTCGAATCTGCTTGATTGAATGCTCAAGTAATTCAATTCCGTCAAATACGATATATGATACTCCTAATTTCATTTAAATGGGCTTGTTTTTAATAGCTTCGCTAAGTTTATATTAAAATCGGTATTAATATCCGATACGATTTCATTGAAGCTTTCTCGAGTTGGTACTCTTGCTACATTGAATGTTCTGTTAATTGATGCGTAATAATCTCTGAATTTAAATCCATTTCCGATTACGTTCTTAGATAGCTCAATCCAAACTGACGGTACTTTATATGCATCAGCAATCACTAACCCATGTAAGCTACTTGACATTATCGTTTCACATTCAAGAATTTGATCAACAAAATTCTCTACACTTTTATCCTTCACGTTTATAACTTTAATATTTGGATTGTGTCTACAGTAATTAATAAATTCTGTGTCTTTATCTACATAGTGAGGAACTACTCCGATTTTATATTTCTTCTCAATATTCGGCGAGTATACTTTAGGTAATAATAAACCTGGATCTCCGTATATTTCTGGACATGATATCTTATTCTTTAAAAGCAGATCTCTTGTTAGTGGTCCTCGAACAGCAAGGATCTTTGGATTCTTATGTCTGAGGTTTAGGTTTCCAGAAATTGAACCTGATCCCCACACTATCGTATTAGAATCAGCCCTTCCAATAATTGATCCAGTTGATAAGTATTTAGCATGTTTTGAATTTGCATCAATCCATTCATAGTCAACTTTAAAAAGATTGTCTAATAAATATGGAGTAATTAAATCTCCAACGTTTATGATTTTATTAAACCAATATGTTTTATATTTCATTCTTACTAAATTTGTATATATGTTGATGAATTTTGTATTCGTTTCCATTCGGCGTAATATACGTTTTCTTCCATGGAATACACTTCTCAAGTTTCATATCTGCATCACTAAATAATTTGATGAATTCATGATTTGTGTATGAATTCATCCATCCATGTAGATCTCTATTTTCTGGATATTCATTAAGTGTGGAGTACGATACCACTATGTTAGCACATCTATTTGAGATGTATTTAATTTTGGCTGGAAGATTCGTGATGTATTCCAATACTCCACTAAATATCGCATAATCATAATCCCCAAAGTCAACCATCTTAGGGGCATTTAAATCGTATTGAATATACTCAATATCTCCCTTGTTTACAAAATCGGTTATTGTACATTTATTAGAATCAGGCAAATAATTTGAAACAGGATTAATTCCAGCCCCAAATTCAATGACTGTTTTATTTGGCTCAATTAGAGATGCTAGCAACTCAGTACGTGGATTCCAAGTTTCATTATAACTCTCTATATTTGACCATCTATCCATGTCTGACATAATTATTGTTTTTTGAGTGGACATGATCTAACTAATAAATCTAGATCTATTTGAGACATGTCGTGGATGAATGTTGAATCAATCATAGTTGATATCGTCAGATCAGGACTATATTTAATTGGGTTGTATTTTGGTATAGTTGATTCCATAATAAGTGGATCAAATGTTCTATGTACCTCAGGATCAAGTGATGCTAGAAAATCATAAAACTTAATATCATCGCCATTTATTCGATCTGAATATTTTAACCATCTAGTTGGAACTCCGTACGCAGCAGATGTTATGATTCCATGTAACGATGTAGATACAGTGCGTTCACATTCAAGAATATCATCAACTACTTTTTCAATATTGTTAGTTCTAAGGTCAATGATCTTTACTCCTTCCTTTCCGTCATATATCTTCTTCATCTCAAGGTATTCACTAACATGAGGAATTATTCCAAGAATATATTTCTTAGCTTTATTAGGAAAATAATATCTTGGTAATAATAAACCAGGATCTCCGTATACCCTTGGACATTCAAATCCCATGCGTAATAATTGATCTCGTGAGAATGGTCCACGAACTGCATGATATTCTTTTGCTCTTGTAAAATCAGATTGATCAATGTTTCTTATACCGGATCCCCATACATCAGTATTTGGAGATGATAGTCTCATTATACTCCCAACTGATATTAATATATCTTTGTCCTTTTTGATGTTACATGGATTAGGATGTTTGATTCCAAACATTTTATCAAATAACCATGGTGGAATTTCATCCCCAAAATTATGTTCACGTCCTCTCCACCACCATAAATTAAAATTCTTCATTACTTAATTGTTTTTTTGAAATTGATCCACTTGTTTAAATAGTAAGTAGTAACAGGGCCGGTTAATAGTTTCTCTGCCCATGGTTTACCTTTCCCATAATGGATAATAATTGGTTCTACACTTGGAATAGACCTTTGTCTATAAAAGTGATAATCGTTATATCGTTTGTCTAAATACATTAGTGGAATTTCATCGAATATTGACAGTACTAATGAGAATAGTGAATCGTCTCCCTTTCTAGGGACTCCATTTTTCATACTGTGTGAAAACACTCTATGTACTTTATCTGAGAACTTAGTTTCATGACAATATTTATTGTTGAATACTAGTACTCCAGTATTTATGGATTGTGCATTAAGCCCTTTGTTTGTAATTTTAAATAGCTTCTTAAGCTGGGGTAATTGTTTGATGTTAACTAGAAACTTTTTAACGGTTGCTCCTCTATCAACACCTGCGATTCCAGTAACGTCTTGAAGCCATGTCATATTTAAAGGTAGATTGCAATATGTATCTGAATCTACTCCAATTGAATGTGAATATCCAAGATTGTATAAAACAGCTGGACAATCGAATATCCAGAAGCACTCAGATGGATAAGGATATCCTGTCGGAATTTTATACTTCTCAGACAGATCCATTTCTATTAATTTTATATTATGCTTATGCAAGGTATCTAAACTTTCTTGAGTAGCATCTTTACAAAAGATATAAAAATCTAAATTATCTTCTTTTGAATTTGCTCGATATGATTCAAAGCAAGTAATGGCATATTTTATATATGCGTTATTTAATGTTGTAAATACTGCTACTCTATCGGATAATTTTGTATTTCTGATATTGTCCTTTCCAAATTCAGCAACTAAATCAATTCTCTTTGCTCCTTTTGGTAAAACTGGAGCTTTTATCCTAGATGTGCGAATCTTAGATGGAGTTTTCATCTTATTTAAGCGAGTCATATGTTGATTTAAGTATATTTGAACTCTCGAATACTTAGCATCAGACAATATTGATATAGGAATGTGTATTGCTGAAATTGCCTTTGAATATCTTACAAAATTGCTGTATCTATTATTTGGAAAGGCAGATGACTCAACTAAAACATTGCCACTTAACTTATTCACATTAAATCTAGTTGAAACATGATCAGTTAGATACTTATCAGTGCCATTTAGCACATTTGCAATTAAATCGCCATATAAGTCATCAAATATTTCATCACTTATGTTACATTCAGGAACATACATTAGTGTTGCAGTTAAACCCGTTCCTGGATTTGGAAACGATTCAGATGTCGATGATAATGAGACTGCGTCGTCAGTAATTATATCAGATAACTGAGATAATACAATAACTTTATTCGACATATAGATATTTCCTCTTGATTTGATCTTAAATGCATATATTTTAAGATAGTCGTAAATGTCTTCGTAATATTTGCGCCTTTCAACCTTTGCTTTTAATTCAGATATCTCAGAATCTGGAATTACTGCGATTTGAATATCATCATATATCAAATTAAGCATATTTGTATTATGTGCACTTAGTGGATTCGATTCTAATGTTAAAATAACAATTGTACCATCAAACCAGTCGTTTTTCTCAATGAACGTTGCCAATGCTACTCGAACATAGTGAAATATCTTATTGTTGCATTCGCTTATTAAGCAAATATTATCTATGTCAGTTAAGTTATTCATCTAATTTGTCTAAATCTTGTTGAGTATCAACATCAATTATATTATTTTGAATCTCCATGAACATCGTATCTCGATGATAGAGATTATCGTTTAATTTATTTAATACAGAAGGTCTAAATATAGATATGAAATGACTGATCTCAAAACATTTAGGATAATCTTGTCTTCTATATAAGTCATGATAGAATAATTGTGATCCTTTATTATTGTCTTCCTCTTTCATCATTAGAAATGGTGAAGTATCTAATTCCTTTTTACACAGCATTGAATGAGCGTTGTTGTCCCATACAAACTTACGTGCCTTCATAACATCTTCCCATGTTCTTTCAGGATACGTTAGATATAGCATCACAACGTCTGCATATTCTCCAATATTTGTTTCTTTAACGAAATATTGCATTACCTCTTTAATTGAAGTTTCATCAGTTGATATTTCATTAGGTCTAATTACAACATTAAAGTTATATGATTCAGCCATTGTAGCTATTTCCATATCATCAGTTATTACATATACTAAATCTGCCATATCAATTGGAATAATATCCGCAGTATATTTAAATAGTTTTCTATTTTTAAATGGGAGACCCTTAGATCCCTTTCTAGCCGGTATTGCTATTATCATAGTTCCTTAAATTTTTCTATACTAATGTGCGGTACAACGTTAATTTTACTTTCCTTACTTAGATTATATAATTCTACTCCTCTTTGATCTAGTGCATTTTTCAAATGCTCATATCCCCATAATAAATCTGGAAGATATCTCATTCTAGCTAGTGAATGAGCACCGTCCTTGGGTGAATAGAAATGTCCATCTGTAAAATCTACACCTATTATTCCTATCTTTTTTGCTCCTAGTTTATATGCTACATTAATCGCAGTATATGGAGAGTTTAAGAAGTGATCCACCTTCGAGGGATCATCTAAATGAGAAGATCCTTTTGCTCCTAAATCAAAATGAATTATTCTAGGGTGCCTCCATCCACCGACACATGTAAGTAAGTATTTATAGTCAGTTTCATTTATCCACTTTTTTCTCTTATCATTAAATCTATTTGGATGATCAGTTACTAAATTGTAATTAGGTTTAAATAGAGAAGGTACATCATTCACTCCAATAGTTATAAAATCTTTATAATGTGGTTCAAATTCTTTAAGTGACATCCCACATCCACATACTACTATTTTTTCACCCTCGTGAATATTATGAAAGTCTATAAATTTCTTTGGCAACATATGTCGATTATTTTAAAACCATTGATATAATATTATATACAATATTAAATAACTATAGTTTAACTATTTTGAAAGATTATTATAAAATATTAGGAGTAGATGAAAAATCAACCTCGGATGATATAAAAAAGGCGTATAGAAAGCTATCAAAACAATATCATCCAGATGTTAATCTAACACCCGGAGCAGATGAAAAATTTAAGGAAGTAGCAAGTGCATATGAAACCTTAGGTGATGTCAAAAAAAGAGAACTATACGATATATCTAGAAAGCCAAAAAGTACATTTGGAAGAAGGGGAACTTCATTTGAAGATTGGGCTAATGAATTTGGAACAGGTGATTCTGGATTTGGAAGAGGATCATCGCGTGGTGGATTTGGAAGAGCACATGCTCGTAAAAATCCTACTACGACACATCTTCATGTAAATAAAACAATCGAAGTAAATTTAAAGGACTTAATACTAGGAACACAAGTAGAGGTTAAATATGATAGATACGTAATTGATGGAAATTTTCTTAAGAATAAGGAAGATAAAATTTTAAATATTCACTTAGATCTTAAAAAAAAGTATTTACCTATAACTAAAGTTGGGGATAATTATATAATCAATATTAAACTTGAAAAATTAGGAAGCGAAGATATACATCGAAGAACAAATATATGGGGAGATCTTGAAAACATAATATTATATGGTGATTTTATACTTGAAGTTAAAGTTAAAATACCAGAAGATGTCAATATAGAAGATAATAATATAATTCAATTTATTGATATTCCTCTATATAAAACCCTATTTCCAGAAGAAAAGATTAGAATATCTACTATTTTAGATAAATCATATGACGCTGAAATATCTACACCTAAAAAATTAAATGATCTTAAATTTAACATCAAAGATCAAGGAATTAAAGGTAAAGCTGGAACAATAGGTAATTATACAATTAGATTTAACATTATTCCACCGGATCTATCCAAGATCAATAAATCCACATTAAATACCATAAAAGAATCCTTTACACAAGAGTAGAGTAAAGAATTTAATTTTTTTCTATTAAGTCTGTTATAAATAATAAAAAATTGCAGACGAATAATGAACTTATCAAGCAATAGTCAATTAGACGATTTTGTACTTATAGTAGAAAACGTTGGAAAGGACTTAACAATGAAAAAGGCTTCTAATGATTATATATTAGAGGGTGTTTGTGCGGTATTTGGCGCAAAGAACAATAATAACCGAGTTTACGAGAAAGATGAGTACCTTCCGCATTTAAGTTATTTACAAGATAAGATCGATAAGGGTCAGCTGGTTGGAGATTTAGATCACCCACCACATTTTGATGTAACTCTTAAAAGTGCATCTCACATTATCGAGTCGTTAGATTATGACGGTGGAGATAAAGTAAACATTAAACTAAGAATTTTAAATAATACTCCAAACGGAAAGATCGCAAGAGCTTTATTAGACGGAGGAGTTAATCTATCAATTTCATCTAGAGCAGCAGGACAAGTTCTTGAATCTAGTAAAGTTAAACTTCACAGAATCTTTACTTACGATTTAGTAGGAGAGCCTGGTTTTACTGAAGCTATTTTAAAGAAAACCCTTAATGAATCTCTTAAAAATGATTTCCAAATGATTACAGAAAGCTATGATCATTTGAAAGAAGAATCATTTGTTGAAAAAGAGCATTTAGTTAATATTTCAGAAAATTTAAACTTTAGTGATAATATTAAAGTCTATAAAATAAATAAACCTATAGAATCTATGTTTGAGAGCTCTATATCAAAAGAAGAAAAAAATAATAACACAATGGCCGACACTAAAGATTTTGTAACTAAGGAGAGTATGAATAGATACTCTGAAGTAGTTAAGGAAAATTTCGAAAGCTTAAGAGCTGAATTAAAAAATCAAAAAGCTATAATGGAATCTGCTGGAAACGGTGAAGGACATGATCTAAATAGCTTATTTAGTTTTGTTAGTTATATTGCAGAACACTTAGAAGGAGTTATTAATTACTCTGATTATCTTTCTGAAATGGTTAACAAAAATGTTGCATACACAGAGCATGTTGCAGAAACTACTAACCATGCAATTGAATATTCTAGTTATATTGGAGAGAAATTAAATACTTCAATTGGACATAACGATTATATTGCAGAAAAATTAAATCAAACGATTAATTACGCTGAATATATCAAGGAAAGCTTAAACGGTTCAATTAATTATCAAAATTATTTAGCAGAGGAATTAGATAGAGGTATTCAATATACTGAGTATGTAGCAGAAGGAGCTAATAATGGGATTCAATTCTCAGAATATCTTTCTAAATCTATTAACGAAAACAGAGAATATGCTCAATATATAGCAGAAAAAACTACTCAAGGGATTGGTTATACTGAATACGTTGCAGAACAAATGAATGCAGGAGTTTCAGCACCAGGTAAAAGAAGCCTGTTAGATAACGTAGAACGATTAACTGAATCAAAATCTATTGATAACTTAGTAGATAGTGTAGATGCAGTTATCGCAGAAGTTAGTTCTAACTCAGCTAAAGCTGTACTAGAAAACAGACATCCTTTCTTAAAGGTTCTTTCAGAATCTCACAGAGAAAACTTCTACAAATTAGAATCTAATCAGAAACAAGCAATTGTTGAAGCATTAGGAGCTACTATTTGGTTCAATGAAGCTGATGTTTTAGGAATCATGGATTCAGTTGTTAATGAATCAACAAAAGACTTACACATTCTTGAGAAATTTATGCCAGATTCAGTTAAACCAGTTTGGAATAAAATGAATGAGAGTGAAAAATCAAGAATTTTCGCAAAATCTCAATTATATAACCTAAAGACACCTTATCAAGTTAAATCGTTTTTCGATGAACAAGACTTTAGAAGAATAAATGAAAGAGTTGCTATTGAGGCACAAAATATTAAAGAAATGCAAAAGCTTAACGAAAGCCAAAGTACAGAAGGTATGATATCCGTTGAAAGGGTAGTTGAGTCAAGCAGAGGTTATTCCTCAAATTACCTAGCTAATCTGCAAAGAAGAGCTAACAACTAAAAAAAAACCATATTAAAAATGGCTAAGACTAAAATTTTCAGACGTTCAAACGATCAATCGTTGAACAACACGTGGAAACCAATTTTGGAATCTCACGGAGCTGATATGGAATCTACACCATGGCTAGCGGAATACGCTCACAACCACGCAATATTTGATAATAGTGCACCGTTATTTGAGCAAGCTGGACCAGGACAATTCCTTCAAACTCCAGGAGCTTTACCAGGAATGGGACAAGCAATCGCACCAACTCCAGGGCAAACGCCTTTCACAGCTGGTGGAGCAAAAAACTCTTACGGAGATTCAGGATCTGGGGATAAATTCCCTTCATTACTTCCTGTAGCAATTCAAGTAGCAGCAAAAACTATCGGTTTCGACCTAGTTCCAGTTGTTCCTATGGATTCTCCAGTAGGTTTCTTACCTTACCTTGATTACCTTTACACAGGTGGTAGAACCGAAGATACAGCTTTCGAGCCGTACATGGTTAAACTTCAAGGAATTACTGCAGCTTCTTTAGTTGGAGGAACTTTAACACCAGGACAATTACTAGTTACTTCAGGTCCTTCTGTTAGAACTTATGAATTCATTGGATTCTCAAGAGTAGACGGTCACTTGATCGTAAAAGTTAAAACTGACTCAGACGCAATTTCGGTTGCTGGTGATTTAGAAGGAGACACGATTAATACAATCGGTACTTCAATTACTGTACCACCTACAATCGCTACTGGAGCAGTACAATTAGTATCTGCATTAGAGAACCACATCTCAGGATTTACTTCGGTAAGTGATGATGATTATGCATCAACTGCATTCTCTGGTCCTTACTTTACTGAGAACAATGGAGAAATCCCTGGTTCAATGAAAAGAGAAGAAGGAGAGCAATCAAGATTCAGACAAATGGGTCTAAGAATGTTCACAAAATTCATCGAAGCTGAAACTGATCAAGTTGCGATCTCTGCATCTGTAGAGCAAATCCAAGATTTGAACAGAGTTTGGAACTACGACGTAATCTCTATGTTAGAGAACGTTGCAGTTAATGATTTAGCTCAGTCTATTAACAAAAGACTTGTTGATAGAGTATTCCAAATGGCAGATGCTCACAACGTTGAGGTTAATGCTGTGGAAGGAGCTGGAATCACATCTCTAGACTTGTTAGCAGGTACTGGTGGATTTGAAAACGTTTCTACTCTTCAAAGAAGATTAGTTACTAAAATTCTTGAATTGTCTAACTTAATTTACCACAGAGGTAGATTCGGTGCAGGTACATTCATGGTAACTAACGGTAGAGTTGCATCTGCATTAGCTGATGTTGCTGGTTACTCAATTGCTCAAGTTCCTACGGATATGAGTGGAGTTGCTGGAAACCTTTACCCAGCTGGAAAAGTATACGGAGTACAAGTATACGTTGATCCTAACTTATCGTTCGGAGATACTAGAATTGTAATCGGTAGAAAAGGAGCTGATGAAGAGCCAGGAGTTAAATTCATGCCTTACATCATGGCAGAGTCTTTACAGACTATTGCTGAAGGAACATTCTCTCCAAAGATCGGAATGAAATCTCGTTACGCGATCACTGAAGCAGGATGGCACCCAGAAACACAATATATCAACATGGAGGTTAGTGGAGATATGGCAGTGTTAACTGGAGGAGTTGCACCTTCAAACACTCTTTAATCGATAGATTAACTAGATATAAGAAAAGGAAGACTACGGTCTTCCTTTTTTTTGTTATAAACTTTGGGATATTAGATATTGTCGTTATAAATAATAAAAAGACCATATCATATGAAGAGAGTAAAACTAGGAAAATATCAGTATTTTCTTAGAGTAGCAGTTATTATCTTAGCAGCTATTTTTCCATTTATATGTTTATTGTCTTATGGGTATTTACCTTCTATTTCAAGCTACTGGAATACTGATCTACAACCTCTTTTTATTATTGCAAATGCCGCGACTTCATATTATCTATATTCTATAAAGGATTGGAAGATGTCAGCGTTGATGCTACTATTGCTCACGTCATTCTCGTTAACACTATTTCCGATTGTACATAATATATTAGCAATAGTGTTTTTTATTGTTAATGTATACCCGTTAACCAAAACAAATCATTTTAAATGGTGTATTGCTTTATACCTTACGTCGTTGATTGTTTTACCATGGAGCATGACATTTGCAGAGATTATTGCAATAGAAGTTTTATGCTTATATCATCTATTAGTTCTAATTAAAGCTAATCGCCTACAGCACCACTAGACTGCCATGTGAACACTTTTCCAATTAGGATAAGATTCATATCCTTCAATTTTAAAGTTGTCTAGTGTGTACGAGAATATATTCTCAGCCTTTTCTAATATTAACTTAGGAGCTTTATATTTAAAGGGTGCACGAGTTAATTGCTCTTTAACTAAATCGATATGATTTTCATATATATGCACATTAGTAAGATCTCCTATTAGTTTACCAGGGACCATATTTGCTTGATCAGCGAACATATGTAATAAGAATGCGTAACTTGCAATATTAAATGGAAGTCCTAAGAAAGTATCTACGGATCGTTGGTGCCATTTTAAAGATAATCTCCTAGTTGGAACTCCATTTGCCCTCATATCATCATATACGTTTTCAAGTCCGGCTTCTAACATTTCAAGTTCAACGTTATTATCTTTACACCATTGATATCTTTCTTGCATTGTTAATTCCTCAGTATATAGTTCAAATGCCCAGTGACAAGGAGGAAGGCACATTTTAGTAATGTCGGCAATATTCCATGCAGATACCATCATTCTACGATCATCTGGACTATTAATCAATTTGTCCATTACTTGTGAAATCTGATTAATATGGTGAGTATTAGGTTCTCCATATTCTACATGCTCCCGTGAATAATTTGGAAGCTCCCAATTCACCCATTGCTTTCCATATATTGGACCCATTTCAAATATTCCTTGTTGTAGAACAGGATCATCTTGACGCTCCTTTAATTCTTCAATTGTATATGGATCCTTAATTCCTGCTTTTTCTGCAGCCTTTAGATAATAATCATACCAATTACCATCCCATACTTTAATATCTCTTTTCCAAAGATCTCTAATGTCAGTAGATCCAGTAAGGAACCATAGTAGTTCACCAATAATTCCTTTAGTATACATCTTCTTCGTTGTAATTAAAGGGAATCCTTGATTCATATCAAGTTCTAGTGTGTGATTGAATATTGAAACAGTGTCGATTCCAGTTCTATTTTCTTTTACAGTTCCTTTGTCTAGAATACGCTGTAGTAGTTTGTGATATTCGTGAGTTGCTTGCATATTAAAACTGTTTGTTATTTATTATACCAAGAATCAACCCATTGGTTTTTTTTCGAACATCCTCTGGAATGTCCTCGATATTATAACATTCAAATTCAATATGTTTATTCTCTCCTGAAGCAAACAGCACGTGGTATTCCTCAAATAACTCTGGCATCTCCAATTTTGTGTTAGCGAATATTGCTGCCCTTTGATCAATTGGAGTCCCTTTGTTTAGTCTTATTACGAATATTGGTTTAGGCTTCTTCATTTATTTCTTCTTTGTCAAAATCGGTGTAGTAGTTTTTAGAACACCATTGCATACATTCAACTAATCCTGGATCGATATCCTCTAGAAATAGTGCATATGCTTTTGCAAAAGGTAGATCCTTTGACCAAGCTAAATTCTCAAGTTCACATGGAGTATTACATGCATCATAGTAGCCATGTCCACCGATTGCTAATGTGTGACATATTCCATGCATATATTCTCTATGATTAGATTTAAGAGTTCTTAACCAATCACGTCCTCTTCTTTCTTCGTCATCTTCGAAATATCTTCCGTCCCACTCCCATCGATCTTTAATGTCTCGATATAAACGCTGAACAATTTGGCTTAATACTTCTTTAATAACTTGAGCTGAATCACGTCGACCGCTCAAGTTAATCGGGTTAGAGTAATTAGAATGTCGATATCTAGGATTCCATTTAGTCTTTGATTCTGAATCAATCATCCATAGATGATCAATGTATATTTGCAACCCAAGATCGTGTTTCATATTAGCATATGCTCCTCTCATGAATTTATCCTTATGTTCTTGAGTTTTACCTTTAACTGCTCTTCCAGTTCCATTTGCCCAATCTATAAAATCTTGATGAGATAGGTTCGCACTATTAAAATGACCTTGTTGATTTTGATTTACCCAGTATGAATCCATATCAGATGCAATTCCCTTCATATGTTTTGGAAAAATCTTTGATTTTTTACGTTCATTCCAACTTTTGATAACGCTATCCTTATTCATAGGATTAACATGCTCCACTGATTCTATTATTTCAGGAATTGTTCTTTCCTCAACTGGCTTGTCAATTACTTTTACTTTGCGTCTTCCAAATATTCCCATGATAAGATTTTTAATTCTTATCTAATATACTCTTTCTTTAGAACTTTTTTAAGATCATTTAAATCATCAAGGTACATATCAGCAGGCTTTGTCTTCTTCATAGTTGTTAAATCTTTCTTTTTCTCAGATTCCTGAAGTAATAATTCTTCATATTTTTCTTTAGTCAAGGTATGAATTGCCATAGATAATAAGTATGAATACGATCCATCTACTTCGTCAAAATCAGCAGTTTGCAGCCATAATACAATTTGTTTCTTTGGAACATTATTGATTTTTAGTTTTCCATCTATAATAGCTTTAATAAATGCTGCTTTATTTGAAAGTATTAATAGCTCTCTTTCTAACTTATCAATGATGAATTCTTTTCGTTTAGTATAAAACTTCATTCTAAACGCTACGAAGTATTTTACAATATCAGATGCAGATTCAAAAATCTTTAATTTACCATGTTCATCAAGAACAGTTAAATTCTCAGTTTGTTTTTCCTCCATCTTTAAGAATCTAGTCAGTCTGTCCCCAGTCCCTAATCCACTTAACTGGGATCTGCTCATTTTAAGAGTGTAGTTAATATCTGATTTACAGTTATTATCATAGCTCGCTAGTCTCTTTTCATCTTCTAGCTTATTCAAATAGTTATCAAACTTTTCATAAGTAACAGATGGTGGAAGTTCAGTGATCTCAATTGTTGTTGTATTCTTAACATCATATCTGCCTTTAAACAACCATGAATTCTTGTTATTCGGATTTGGAACAACTTCGCCTGTAAATCCATTTACCCATGGTGTAGGCTCTTTAAACTTCTTTCCGTTTAATTCACTAAGACAACAGTCAATTAATTCAATTGGATTCCTATTTAGGATGTTAGTAGCAAACCCTACAGCTATTCCTGATGATCCGTTTAGTAAAACAGTAGGAATTATTGGAAGAAAGTATTCAGGTTCTATTTGGGACCCCTCTTCATATCTAGGTGATAACAATTCAAAGTCTTTATAGATTAATCTAAAATTTTCATGAAGTTTAGTAGATACATATCTAGGTGCACCTGCTTCTGGAGATCTTAAAGAACCGAATTGTCCTATCTCTTGAAGAAGTGGCATTGAATTCTTAAACTTCTGTGCCATTCCAATAATAGCTGAATTTAGAGATGAATCACCGTGGTGGTAATGTGCATCTGCTGCAATTCGTCCAGTTAACTGAAAAACTTTATATGCTTTTTCAGATCCATTCTTCCATACTTTATTGGCAATGAAAACAACTTTACGTTGAGTTGGCTTTAGTCCATCAATAACAGATGGAATTGCTCTATTTTCAATTACGTAAGTTGCATACTCTCGATAATCATTATCTAAGTATTCAGTTATTGTTGATTGTGTGTTATTGTTCATAATGAGAATATAATATTTTTCATGTCTCTTCTTTTTGCTATAACTCTTAATAGCATGTCACTTATTCTATTTTTACAAAATGATAGATGATCCCATTTAGTTGAATTAGATATCATTGATGATATATCTTCAATCTCATGTCTATTTTCTACTAACTCTTCTTCAGTAAATTCTGTAATCGTACGTTTTAATGACCGGTCTAATGATCTTATCCCAGAAAAAAATGGATTAAGTTCTTTAGATAGTCCCTTTGTTTGTGCTATATGATTCATATTCCGTTTATACTGTCCCTGTTAGTAGAAGACTTTGGCGTATATTTTACCACTTTTACTTGTAAACCTTTCTTTTTTGCTATATTTATCATATGCATGGTTCCTCTTGATTGTCCATCCCAAAATGCAACTAATGCATCTGCGTATTCTGCCATTTCAGTATTACGTTTAAATCCTGCTCCTTTTCCAAATTTATCCCAATCTGCAGGAAATCTTTTTACTTTGTATTCTCGTAATTCTGCGTAATCTTCTCCTAGTTTATCTGCTCCGACTGCAGTTCCACTAACTATTTCAATATCTAGGTTGTTACATTTAGATAGAAACATATCCATTTTTCCTATCATTTTATAAAACTGACTATAGCTTCTTCCACCTGCAATAATTACTTTCATGCTACTTGCCATAATAATCTTTCTGGCTTTCCATGTTATCATCATCTCTGAAGTCTCCACTATTTGAAACAGGTTCATCAATAAATTTTCTAATTTCATCTTGATCCATTCCATTTGGAAAGCAGATATACTTAAACTTATCAGGATGCATATTTGCAATATTATCCTTATCTGATTGATTTAAAATAATAACAATCGGTTCAGACTCAGCGTCATGAATTTTATTTCCTATTTTTACTTTCATATTAGAATGTTTATTTACTAATTTTTAATTCGTTATTAAGGATATCATATACGTATTGCTGTTGATGTTCGCTTAATTCACTAAATACTTGTTGAAATTCGCATTCTTCATCTCCGTCTGCATACCAAATGTTTAATCTAATACGATCTTCGCTTTCGCCAAATATTTCAATTGAGTTATATTCTTCATCAGATGGAGGTATCTTAAAATTAAATACTAACTCATTTGATCCGTCTGAATGATCTTTTACAGCTTTTACAATTTCCTTTTCCATTATATTTAATTTTAATTTAGCAATCTTTCTTTTCTAGGCTGTGAGTCTTTTCCAAACCATGCTTCTAGTGAATCTTTTGAATGCTTATCAAATTTAATCTGAACAGTTTTTGGATTCTTAATAATCTCTTCATATTCATCATCCTCAAGTGCAGCTAAACCTTTTTTATACTCAATATTCCACGTTGAAGGATTGGTTGTTTTTTTATTCATCCAATGTTCAAACTCTTCATTCGTATAAAACGTATTCATTTGCTTTCTCTTTTTTGCAACTACTAATGGAGTCATTACTTTATGGATTATTCCCATTTCAAATAATTCTGGCCAATATTTAGCAAAAAAGTTCATAAGTTGTGCCGCAATAGAATTTCCATCCGGATCTGCATCTGTGTAAATGTATACTTTACCATATCTTAAATCTTTAGGATCTTCTCCTAGTTTAAGTCCAATAGATCCCATTAATCCTTTTGCTTCTTCGTTTTTAATGACCTTTGTATTAGGAAGTTCATGAACATTCATGAATTTACCCTTTAATGGGAAAGCTCCCATTTCTTGAGTGTTTCTAAATTTACGAACAGCTGATAGTGCTGACATTCCCTCATATATTCCAAGAATACATTTAGATCTATCACCTTTTTTCTGAGCATCTATTAATTTCTCAACTCTACCCTTTGCAAGTGACTTATTTAGCTTTCTAAGCTCAGCTCTTTCTTCTGCAAGTTGTTTCTTCTCAACCCAATCAAGTACAGATTGAATTATTTCAGATTTGAATATCTGTTTTGCAATTTTCTCAGTAACTTCGTGTTCGGTTTTGAATTTTCTTTGTTCAGTAATTAATTTCTCCTTTGTTTGAGAACTAAATGCTGGATTTACAACCATACCGTCGATGAATACATAAAGGTGGTTACGAATATCATTCGGTTTTACATCAACTTTATGTTTCTTTGATATCATTTCACGTAAGTGTGAAATTAATTGATTTGTAATATAGTCTACGTGAGTTCCACCTTCTTTAGTATGAACCGAGTTTACGAAACTAACATTTGTAAAGCCATCAGTTGATTTTGCAAATCCAATTCTCCAATCATTTGATTCCTCGTAAAAATATTCATTTTTTCCAACGTATAATTTAATATAGTCTTCAAATTTTCTGAATTTTATCTCACTTTTTGTGGTTTTACCATCTTTGATAGTTGTAATCTTAACTTTAAGTCTAGGATTACATGCGGCTGCATCTAAACATCTCTTATACAGAATTTTATAACTATTCCAATCAATTACTTTCATTTGGAATCTATCAAGATCTGTAGTATATGATATTTCAGTAAATCCACGAGAAGCTTTGCTAACTTTCGGCTTAGATCGTTTACTCATATTATTAGTAAACGTTTGCTCGTACTTATTAGTACCATCGCATGTTTTAAGAACGAATTTATTACTAAATATATTTGTTAACGTTGCACCAACTCCGTTTGTCCCAGCTGTATCTCTATTTTTACTATCATCAAAGCTACTTCCTGCTTTTAGATTTGAAAATATCATTTCAGGAATCCATTCTTTATGAACTGCATGTTTCTTAACAGGTATTCCACCATTATCCCATACTGTGATTTCTCCAGAATCAAGATCAAACGTAACCCTAATCTCGTTTAAGCTTTTTGTTTTTCTATGCTCATCGACTGAATTAGATAATATCTCATCGAATATTTTAAGAAATGCTGGATTGTATGTTACGGATTCATACTCAATTTCGTCTCCATCAAAGAGATGATGATGTCCTGTATGTGGTTCAGTAGATCCAACATACATATACGGACGATGCAGAACATGCTCACGATCTGTAAGCTTCTGATACTTTTGTTCTATTTTAGATTTAGCCATATTTAATTATACACTATTTTTAATAAAAGTTTTACCAGTCCATTACACATTCCTTAGTAAACTCATCCATGAGGAACTCTTTAAACTCAGCGATTCCATCATGAGAAAACTTTCCAAATTTTCCTTTTTCATGTTTTGGAAGATTTTCCTTTGTCACGGTTCCATACTTTTCAACCCAATCTTCCATTTTGTTTACCATATCAACTAGATCTACATGTTGGTATTTTTTAACTTCAAAGAATACGTCTTCGTAGTCAAATTCAAATTTTTCAATATCTAAAACATAATTATCAATTTTACCCAACTTAGAATCTACAAATAATTTCCATCTAGTTTCTAAGTCAACTGATACATCGGCACAATATGCTTCTACATCATTTCGTAAATCTTCTGTCTCCACATTATATGCAGTTATTCGTTCTCTTAGTTCTTGTTCCATAGCGTTATTATTAAAAAGAAGCTATCTACTATATCCGAAATCAATGTGCCGGCAACATCGACCCCCGTTTTCTATATCTGCTTATGATCTATTGATCAACTTGATTAGGTGTACCTAACATCGATATAGTAGAAATTCCCCATCGTACATATCTCTCACACGGATTCGTGCCCTGAGTATCGGTAGTCTGCGAAGGAACTTTCGCTTCTAATATGTTTTTATTTACCTATTTAAATGTTTAATTTTCAATGCGTCCCTAAAATATTGAGGAACTCTTTTTTGTAATACTTGATCAAAGCATGCGTCTAATACATAAGTTTCAGCCCAGTCGTCTTCACTTCTAACAGATCTTCCATATGCTTGCATTATTTCTATTAATGTTTTCCAGTTATACCAATCAGGCTTAGTTTCTAGTCTTCTCTTAGTTTTACTACTTTGAAGATTTGGAAATGGTACCTTTAATATAACTTGAAATCTAGATAAATCATCCTTTAAATCTATTCCGTTCATCATTGACGGGGAAACTAAAACCGTCTCAAATTCAGATTTAATATGATGATCTAGGGATTTCTCTCTAGTTGATGAATCGTGTATTAATAATCTATCATCTTTAATGTTTCTTCTAATCCAATCACTGAATTGATAGTTACCAGTATGAATTATTCCCTTATGATCTTTATTCTTCTCTAGAATCTTTTTCATAACTGGAATAGCAGTCTTGAACGTTTCTTTCTTATCATAATATGACATTTTTCCAAATTTCACATATATGATTGGTCTATTTTTAGGTTTAAATGGACATGGCAATTCTAAATATGAATATTCATCGTCATCTAGTCCCATTAAAAATTCCATCATTGAGGGATCTAATATAGTTCCTGACATCATAATAACATGATCATACTTATTAAAGAACATTTCTTTCATATACGCATTTCCCCAAATAGGTTCAACTAATATTCTAGTTTTTCCATTCTGATCTAAATCTTTTTCAAATACCCAATTTGTTGTATAGTTTTCTTCATCGTTGATAAATCTATTGTATTTACACATTGCTTTATCACAGTGATCTGCTCTACTAACAAGCTCAGCTCTTTTTTTCTTAGCTCTAGTTTCCTTTGCATCCTCAATTAAATTAGTCATGTGACTAACTAATCGTGGAATAATTACTTTAGATACATATGCCGATAATTGAGTAGGACTAGTTATTCCATCTAGGTCTCCTGCCATCCATGGTTCCCATATTCCTAGCTTCTCAAGACTTCTCTCAGAAAACATAGATGATACAAAATCACAGAATGCTTCTTCAAAAAAATGAGCTTCATCTATTATTAGAACATTAGCTGATCTTTCTGCTAATTTATCAGGAGCATACATTGCATATGCCGTAAGTAAATGATAATTTGTGAGTCCAATTCGTTCGCGTTGAAATTGAGACGATGCTATTGTATGAGGACAGGTTCCGCATTTTTTACCCTTTACTTTGTTGAGAGTTTTAGATTCTCCACATTGCATCATATTAGTTCTACACCAATAACTATTGCTTCCCTTTAAGGATGCCATGAAATCAAAATCTCTAGTATATTGATCTTGGAGTAATTTAGTATTTGTAATAATATCGAATTTGGAATCAACGTTGACTTCTTTAGAGTACCAATCGGCGATCATCACAGCCGCATATGATTTACCAACTCCAGTAGGAGCATCTATCATCATAAATTTTTTATCGTTATCAACTGATTCCTTTACGAAATCTAGAATCTCATTTTGTTGTGGTCGAGGATCGTGATCTAATCTGATATCTCTCATATAGTAATTGATTTTTTTAAAAGCTCATCAACGAGATCTTTTGCAAATTTTATTGAGTTATCATGGCATCCTACATAAACTGAAGTAGAGCTATTGTAATAACATCGATAAAACTGTGAATTGGTATTATAATTTGCATTGAAGTCGATTATTTTACTTATTATACCACAAGGGTAGTAAAGGTTTATTATTCAATGTCTTCAATTACAATATTATTATCTTCACGATATTTAAGCTCTTGAATATAATACTTTTTATGTGGATGATCGTTTGGTACAAAATTAATTGATGCTTTTACCCAATCATCATTCATTTCACTAAGCTTAGCTTGACGATATTCACCAGTTCCATCTTTACCATATCCTGATCTTCCAATTTTATCTCTAATTTCTTCAAATGGCTTACCTTCGTCTAGGTCCACTATTTCAACTTCAGTCCATGCTGCCATGTGACATGGATTACCAAGTTCTAGGGTAACTTCATCTACTTCGTAACATAGTGAATACATTCCATCTATATGATCAAAAAATATTAACTGACCGACATTTATTGATGGAGCGGAAGGAGGTATACGAACCTCAGACGATTCTCCCTTAGATTGAGATTTATACTTATCCTCATTTTGAACATTTGACACTCTAATATAAGAGTTTCGCGGTGCATCGTATAGTTTCATAATTTGATCTTTTGGGTATTTTACTAAAAAAGTAACCATAGTTATAGATAAATAATAAAAAATAATCTGGATATCATGAAGAAAAATCCTGTAATGAATTACAATTCTTTTATGTCAGCTTTTAAAAAGGCTGAAGGAAAGTACTCGAAAAAAGCTAATATTGCCAACAAAGATGCTGGTGAAAAGAAAATTGATCAAGATTTAGCAGAAGATCAGGTTAAAGGTAAAGGAACAGCTTCAATTAGTAAATATACTAAAGAGCATTTATCTAAAACCAATAAGAAGAATATTGTTAACGAAAAATAATCAGACTACTGATGGATAAAGCATTTGAAAGCTTCGACGACTTTAGACTCTTTGAAAAAGAAGGTGATCTAAAAAAATTAGTCGGTAAGGACAAAGACGAAGAATTAAGCACAAAGGATGCCAAAAAAATTGGTGTTAAAGTTGCTAATATGGAAGGACTTGACAAAAAGAAATACGTAGGTATTATCAATTTCCTAGGAGCATCATGTGATATTTACAACGCAATGTGGTCTAATTATGAACGAACGAGAGATAACAAAGAGGAAAAAGAGGGTAAAAAGAAGAAAAAGAAGAAAAAGTAATATTTAAAAACATTAGGAAAGTGAGATATGTTAATCATATCTCACTTTTGTTGTATTTAGTTGTCCGTGTTTAGTATTTAACCACAAAGAAATCTAATTTATTGAAACTTCATAATCAGATCAAATAAATAATTAAAATAATCTATATAAAATGGCTGGATTACCACATTGGGATAACGCTGAGGCTGCTAGAAATTATTATGAACCGATTTTTCAAAATCAGTTTGAAGTTATTATCACGCCACCTGCTGCTATCACTGATAACGTTGATTTGTTAGTAGAACAAATTTTATCAATAAAAGGACTACCTGAGTTCTTCACTTCAGGAAAAACTATACAAAATTATAAATTCGCTAAGCGTGCTTATGCAGATGCGACACCAAATGATACATTAACTCATTTGGATATTCAATTCGAAGTCAACCTTAATGAAGATAATAATATGTATGTTTATAACACATTAAGAGGATGGGCGGATTTAATATACGATCCACTTACTGGTAGACAAGGATTAAAGAAGGATTATGTTGGAGAAATCGCAGTATTCATCTTTAATAAAGCGGGAGATATTTTTAGAGAATTTAAATTTTCACCTGCATTCTTAGAAGAGCCATTAAACCCAATAGATTTAAACTATAACACAAACGATATCTACAGAATAAATGCTAAGTTTGTTTGTGATACGTATAGAGAGACTAGAGTTGGTCAAATTGAAATATAAAAAAATTATAAATTAATGGAAATTTTTGATGTACATAGAAGAGACGTTTATAATTTTGATGATTATATGGATTTGAAAAAGCCAGCATACGGTGGACCAAGCTCAGGAAAATCATTAAAGGACAATAAAGGAAATCACGTAAACAAAGATCGTAAATTAGAAGAGTATCAAAGAACGGTAAAACGCCATGATGCCTTTGGAAATCACGTATATGATCCTACATACAAAGCTATGGGAGGAGACCTAGTTCACAAACAAGACAATAAAGGTAAAAATCCTTATAATTACCCAGATTCTTATGATGAAATGGGAATTCCTGTTGTAGATGTTGGAGATTCTGGAAAGCCAAGTAAAACAAACGAAGGATTTTGCAATACTGATTTTTCTAGTTTTATATTAGAATCTGCAGCTATTGAAGAAGAAGAAGAAGAATGTGATTGTGAAAAAGAAAATGAGTAATGTCTAATACAAACGAGAACATATCAAAAAATGGATGGTCAGAATACGGTAGATTAGTATTAGCAGAACTTCAACGATTGAACCAAGGACAGGATGCTATGAAAAAGGATCTTGATTCTAAATTCATAGAGCTTAATAATAAAATTTCAGCATTTAATGCTCTTGAAAAAGAAATAGAAGAATTAAATACTTGGAAAAAAGATACTCTTGAAGTATGGTCAGCATCTCAAATGAAACAGGCAAAGGATGAAATCTATAAGCAAAAAGGATATTATCAGCGTGTAACTGGAATAATTATTGCTATCCAAATATTATTAACTCTGTTTATGGCAGTTAAAGATAAAATCTTTTAATATAAATGGGATTAGACAGAATAATAGAATTAACTTATACGTTATCAAGAGTAGAAGAAAATCTACAAGAGGAAATGGCTATTTTATCATTTGTTCTAGATTCTATCACAGATGGATATTGGGATTGGAATATTCAAACAGGTTACGAATTTTTTAGTGAAAAGTTTAAATCTCAATTAGGATATAAAAGAATGAAACCGTCTCCTGAAAGTTGGAAACGTATATGTCACCCTGAAGATTTAGAAGAAGCAGAAAGAAAAATGGAAGAACATTTTCTAGGTAAAACTGATGAATTTAATCAAATATTAAGACTTCGCCACAAAGATGGGCACGAGGTTAAAGTTAAATCAAGTGGAAAAGTTGTTAGTTACAATGACGATGGATCTCCATTAAGAATGGTTGGAACTCATATACTTATTCCAAGCGAGTAATTTTTAAATCACTAAGTCTGTCTAATCCTTCATTATCAAACTCCTTAGGTTCAATTAAGTTATATTCAAATTTAATAGGATAATACTCATCATTTATAAATTGCATCGCATTATCAATTAATGTAATTGATAAATTGGAATTTAAATATATGATGTTTTTATATTTCTTATTTTTAATATGAATAGCTTTATCTAAAAGCTTTTTAATTTCATAGTTAATTAGAAATGATTGCACCTTGTTTGGAACTATAAATTTAGAATCAAATTTATCTTTTATTATCTTATTAACATTTAAAATATAATCTTCTTTGCTCTTTTTAGAATAAACTGCAGTAAAGCTTCTAAACTCTCTGATAAAAATTATCTTTAATGTTCTTATTTCTTCTTCGCGTTCTTCAGTCATATTAGTAAATTAATTGCTGAACATGAATTCCAGCTTCTTTTAGTATCATAAGTCCCTTTGTATCTCGATATTCTTCTTTATAGAATACTCGCTTTATCCCGGTTTGTATAATTAACTTAGAACACTCCGTACATGGAGACAGAGTTACATATAAATTAGATCCGTATGCGTTGCCTGATGGATTCTTAGCAAGCTTAGTTATAGCATTAGCTTCTGCATGCAAAACATACCAATTAGTATCTCCATTCACGTCTTCACAATCATTATTGAATCCACTAGGAGTTCCATTATATCCATCTGACACAATCATTTGATCTTTTACTATTAATGCTCCAACCTTTTTACGATTACAACAAGAATTTTCTGACCACTCACTTGCCATCTTCAAATATGATATATGCTTTTTATGTTCTTTAACTGTCATTTTTCTTAGTCATTGATGATATGAATGTCTCTATTTTAGACTTCACATCTAGTTCATTATTAGTAGTTTTAATCTTTCTACCTATTGGTAGTATACAAGCAGATACTATTATCATTCCAAGCCACTGTACGTAACTGATCTCAACTGAGAATAAATCTATTAGTAAATAATTATATACTAACGTACAAATCAATGCTAAGGCTCCTTGTCCAATCGACCATGATATTGCATTATATAGAATTAACTTCATCTTTCATATTATTTTGAATCCAATTATAAACTGGGTCACTTGTTATTAATGTTGAATCGTTATAGTATTTTTCAAGTAATTTAAGATTACTTGATGGTTTGCCAATCGATGTTATTAGGTTTTCTGATAGCTTAGGAAATTCAATTGATTTCCAGTCTTTAGATATCATATCTTTTACAAGATCAAAATGTCTCTCGTATATATGATAAGAATCTACAATATGCGTATATGATCCTAATTTAAGATCTGGGTATTTAGATCTTAGGTGTTTTAACGCCTGTTGCTGAAGCACTGTAAAAAACGCTATATCAGTAGCAGTTCCTAAAATTGCGTCATTACTCCGCATGTTAACAGTTAAAAATAATTTATTGTTTCTAATATGAAATATCCCATACATAGTACAAACAAAATCTTTGTTACTATTATATTGATGCTCTGGAAGATTAAAGTGCATGATCGCCTGTCTTGAATCTGGATCCTTTTCTAATGACTCTATTGCCCATTGATACTGAGTTGTTCCATATCTATTTTCACGATTAAATATTAGATTTCCATATGAAGAATTAACAGTTCCATCTTCATTTTGAATTTGTTTCCAAAATGAAGCATATTTGCTAATAAATTCCGCGTCGCTTCTTCCAAGAAAATACCAAAGAAGCTCTGCCGCTATATATTTATTTTGAGATCCTCTTCTTTCATTTTCATACATTGAAAGTAACGGATTTTTAATCTCGAGTGAAACTTGAAGATTTTCTTTAATCTTCATTCCTCTAGGTTGGGTCTCAAATTGAGGGTTTATATATAAATCATTTAAGCTTTGTGAATACACTTCTGCAAAACTATCTCCTGAGTAAATTATCATATATGTGTTTTGTTATTTTATACTTAGCTTAGTGAAGCTGGTTCTTTAATTTCTTTAATATTAGAGGTTACTTTTATCTCTGAAAAATGATTAGGCATAGTGACATCTATCCTTTCATCAAAAAACTCCTCTGGTAGTGATTCGTGAGATACTACGAAAATAGTCATATTGTACTTATCAGCGTACTCTCGAAGTATTTCAATTGCCATATAAACATTTCTTTTGTCTAGTCCGCTGAATATTTCGTCTAAGAACATTACGTTCATATTATTATGTTTTAATTTTATTAATTCAATGAATGATAATAAAACTATTAGGTTCATCTTTTTCCTTTGACCAGTAGATAAACTTTCAGGGGATATATCCATTCCTAGATATCTAATATTTGGATTAAATTCGTTATCAAATTCAAAATTAAATTTAAATTCTAATCTTGTTGAAATCTCAGTAATTCTATTGTTTAATAATGGAATTACTCGATCTATTAATACCCTCTTGATTCCTCTATCGGACAGTATTTCATCTAGCATTCCGAATAATTCCAAGTTGTCCTTATATTCTTTAGAATCCTCATGTGATTTTTTTATATCTTCCTTAATAGTATCTATGATTTTATTAATAGACTCCTCCTGGCCGTCAGGTTTTTTATTATTAGTTGCATTTTGAATCTCAACCTGTAGACTCTTAATATTTGCGTTTATTTCATAAAACGCAGTTTTTTCAACATCTTGGTCTTTTGTTAGATCAGATACAAGCTCTTTTACCTTTTTTTGATTTCTTTCAATTTTATCAAGAAGTTCGTTCTCTGCTTCTTTCTTTTCAATTATAGAATTTTTTATCTGAAGTGCACTATCACCTGTTAAATCACTCAAACAATGTGGACATTTATTATTTTCAAATATTTTAAGCTTTCGATTAAATTCATTAATTTTGGCATTACTATCTGCTGCCTTTTGACTGAATTCAACTGCTTTTTTCTTAATTCCATCAATCTTTGACTTAATTTGATTGTATTTTTCCTGTCTCTCTTCTAGTGTTATTTTCTTAGATTCAATTTCAGCTTTTATTTCCTTAGATCTATCTTCAACTGCAGTATTTATCTTTTCTCTAAGCTCAGTTAGTTGAATCATTGATTTTTTAAGAAGAGTATTGTTTTTATTAATGTTATTCTCTATTATCTCAAATTGTTTCTTGTTTTCTTTTAAGTCTTCTTTGATATTAGATTTCATATCAGTTAAAAGATCTATTCCGAACATAGGATCTACTATTTTTCTTTTGTCGGCTGCACTTAAATTAACGAATGATTTAAAATCATCAAATGATAAACTAATCGTGTTGCAAAATATTGGAAAGTTTAATCCAAGTAATTCATTTTCTACAAAATCATCTACTTTTCTCTTGTCTGGTAAATTATAAGGAACATCATTAACCTTTATTGAACTAAAATTAGGATTTATTCCTCTTTCAATTACAACCCTGTCTCCCTTTGATGTTTCAAATTCATTATATGTATAGCAATTATTATTTCTCCAATTTGGAATGTCTTTTATTTTACGAATTGCTGATTTTCCATATGCAGAAACTGTTAATGCTTCTTTAATTGAGCTCTTACCTGTTCCATTTTCTCCCTGTACATGAACAAGTTTAGGCTTTTTACCGAATGTATATTCCTGAACTACGTTACCATATGATAACAAGTTCTTCCATTTCATTTTTACAAATTTCATTATTCGTAGTAATTTTTAGAGTTCTTAATTGTGTCGTGAATTTCTTTAAACTTTGTAGATACTTTATTTGACAAATGTGGTGGAACTTCTCTTATTTTTAAATATTCATTTAATACATCAAATATGTTGTATTCATATGAATCTTGTATAACTACTCCATCTACTTCTGTTTCAGATGCGTATGGATAAAATTCTATTTTTCTATGACCACATTCATGTACTAAATCTACAAACTGAGTAATTGGAAAAACTTTAGCAAGTTCACTATCTATTAATATATCGACGAAGTTATTATTAAATAGTTCTTTAATTTCGACAAGTGATTTATTTAGAATATCTTCGGCATTATGTTTTACAAATTGAGGAGAGAAGGTATTTTCAATGAATGTCTCTATTACCTCGGGACCCTCCATGTTTAGTTTATAGAATCCCTTAGTATTACCATTATCTCCACGATCAAGATGGTAGGGAGTGCCTATGTAATTCATATTATCACTTTCCTGTCTGATGTGAATATGACCTGAATATATTTTTTTAAATCCAGATAATTCTGTTTTATCTAATCCATGTTCAAGTTTAGTCCATTTATTAAGTTGAAACTCTTTAATATCAGCATGACATAGAATATAATCAGCTGTTCCATTGAAATGTTTTACCTTTTTAGATAACTCAAATACATCATGTTCCCATGGTAACATTAAAAATTTATGTTTTCCATTAATATTTAAAAGTTCTGGGGTTTCATAAACCTTGATATTATTGAATATACGATCTGTATCTTTTAAAGAATGAACATCCGTTCTATCTTTATAATATACGTCGTGATTTCCTAGAATTATATGGACTCCTTTTTTAAATGTCTTAGAAAATATCTCAAATATATCATGTGATGCATTTGATATTCTAACATTTGTTGATTCCCTAACGTGATTCCAATCACCAGCTTGCATTAGAATGTCTCGATCTGGGTCAAACCCATCTTCTATTATTCTTTTTAAAAACCAGTCAATTAGAAATTCTCTTTGAATTTCAAACCATTCATTAGAGTTGTTCTTAACTCCAATATGAAGATCTCCAAGTAAATAAATATTTCTAATATTGTCTAAATTCATTTAGTGTATTTTTCGTCTGTTCATCTTTCCTTCTAGGAATTTATATTTTTTATTCAATTCTACAATAAGTTTCTCCTGTATCTCAAAATCTAGACAATCAAATATTTTCTTATAGTCTTTGATTGCATCACTAGAATTAATATTTATAATAGAAGATAAAGCCTCTAATATGTATATTGGATTATAGAATGTATCATCTTCTTTGTCAGTATCATTATATAACTCTTCTAATATCCTAGTAAAACACCAATTTATTTCTTCCTTTGATAACTTAAGTTTATGATTTGCATCTATTTTATGCAATAAGCTACTTAGTTCCTTATTATTTTCAATAAGCTTAAATATCTTATTTAATCCTATGTTATAATCTAATGTTTCCTCATAGTCATATACATCCTTTAGATAGTTATCTGCGTAATTTGAATTTACAGATATTGATTGTGTATATGCATATTCCTCATCTCTGAATCCATCTGCTTGTTTATATCCATTATTGAATATCTTATCGTCTTTTATTTTTTGCCTTCTTAATTTTTCTCTATCATCATCTTTCATGTTTAATGATTATTTTATATTTGTTCAAACAAAGCATCATAATCATCATCTTGCATACTTGATGTTACAATATCACCTGATGAGTTATCAGTCAGTGCTTTCATTTGTGGTTGAGTAGCATGATTCATTTCTGCTCGTACTTGATCAACCATTCCAGCTCCATTATCATCGTCGCTGTAGTATTCACTATTCATACCTGACTCTTCTTCTAATCTGAAGTGATCCTTATTCATAGTGTAAAATTTATAACTTTCTTCATACCCATTATCACGATTAGCAATAACTTTGATTTTCATTCTTCCTTCTAACGGACTTCTCATTAGTCCATATAATGCATCAACTGTGTGTACTAATCCAAATGATTCAGCAACTGAATCCATTCCTAAGTCAAAGTTATCCACATCATCTCTTCTAATCTGAGTTGCAGATATAACACACCATTCATTTCTCATCGCAACTCCTCTTAATTCTTCACAAATAGCTTTTACCTTTTCATATAATGCACTTTGATCTTTTATTGGCTTAAGAAGGTTTAGATAATCTACAACGATAACTTTAAATTTCTTGTTTAATTTGGTTTCTAATCTTAGAAAGTAATTCTCAATATCAATAGCAGTTGCTCCACCTGTTGGAAGTTCAACTACTTCAAGATGTCCAATCTTTCTACCTGAATCTTTAAGCTCTTGTATCTTATCAGCAACTAATCCCATTTGAGTTTCATCATTGATTTCTTCGTAGTCATCCTTTTTAATATTAAGGATGTTTGAACCTATACGTTTCATATAACTTCGATCAGCTAACTCAACTGTAACAAGTCCTGTATTGTTTCCTGCTAAAAATGACCTAGCCGCACAATTTCCAAGTACCATTGATTTACCTACCTTGGGTCTACCTTGGAATACAACTAATGTTTTTAAGTTCCATCCTCCACCTTGTGTCTTATCAATAAATTCGAAACCAGATGGTGTTCCAATTTTTGGAATTTGTATATGTGATTTGGGATCTAGGAAACTTAATCCCTGTCCCGCATTGCTAAAACTAACAGATAATTTACCATTGATATCATTTCTAATCTTATCTGTAATTGAATCTATATTCTCAGGATTAATCGCTGAAGTCTTTAAGAATGCTATCATATCAAACATTGTTAAATTAAGATTCCTTAGAAGAACGAACGACTTCACGTATTTATATAGGAAGTCGTAGTTATAGTCTTTAAGATTAAAAAGATATAATTCTTCGAATGCCTCATCATCTATAAAATAGTTATTAATTTCTAGATGCTTCTTTAGCTCATTTTTATTTGGTATCTTAGAATGTTCTTTATAGAACTTAAGAGCAAATTTATAAGACTCATTTCTAGTTTCACTACCAAAATACTTAGGAAGAACCATTGTTATTAATTCTTCTCTAGTAAGAGAAGCATGATTATTAGGTTTTAGCTCATTCATATCATTGTCTGGATTCAGTATGAAATTCCAAACCATTGTTTCCAACGAGTCGATATTTTCTGCGAAGTCTATCATTTACTTATATTATAAAAATTATTAATCATTTTTTCTGTGATGAACATGGATTTATTTTTAGGTTCTATCCATCCAATTGCTATCATCTCTTTTATTTTAGACACTACATATGTTTTAAAGTCTTCGTCTTTTATACTGTCCCCAAATATATATTTTAAAGTTTTAGATGTGAACTTCATATTATTAAGCTCAAGAATCTTATTATCACTAGATTCTATTTGATCAATCACATATTTAATTAACTCGAACCCAATGGAGTCCCTTTCAATAAAGGACTCCATTAAGTGCATGTTAAGGTGATATTTAATAGATATGTCTTCTTTAATCGTTAGAGTCATCGGCTTCTTTTTCAAGTTCATCTAAATCATTCTCAATTTGTAATTCTAATTGCTCTACTGCTTCAATATCTGCTAGTGAGCTATATTTGAATTTAGGCTGAATTACATTTTTGTCTAATTCATCAATCACTTGATCTGTAAATACACGTGAAGTGAATATTTCTCTCCATGGAACTACATCTCCATTACACCTAAGGATAAAGTTACGAGCTGCCCCTTTAGGTCTAAAGTAGAACTTCTCTCCATCTACTTCAAACTCAGAACAAGCTTCAGCTTCAGCACTGCTTAATTTTTTGAATTCTTTTTCTGTTAATTTATTTCCTCGTTCAACTCCACAGTTTTCCCAAGATAAGTAATCCTGCAATCCTACATACGGATTCATACCCTTGTGGAATGAAATATGAATTTCTATTTTTTCAGGTTTAGCTAAACGATTCTTATCAGTTTCGCTTCTAACTTTTACTCCTGTTTTTTCCTTTCCAGTTTCTTTTGATGTATTATCATCATCTGCTCTTAACACTCCCTTTGAAAGCATCATTACAACTGATGCGGAATATAGAGGACCCGATCCTCCGCTCATTGCCTTAGGAGAATATTGATCCATACTTGAGTATGTGTGAGATGTGAAAATTAATGGAATTTTTAAGTTAGACAGCTTTAAAGTAAATGACTTAAACAATTGCCTAAGTTCCTTTGCTCTAAGACCCATGTCTTGTGCGTTACTTCCTTTTGCTCTATCTTCAACTTCTTTATTTGTTTCAAGATGTGTAAGTGAATCGACGATTAGCATAATCTTAATATCTGGATTCTCTTCTTTCATCTTGATAATATCGTGGATATAAAACTTAACCTCTGATATTACCCCAATTCTAGTATAGCTCAATAGATCCATATTGATACCAAAATTAGAAAAATCTTTTTTATCTAGGGCTCCCTCTGTATCTATATAGAAAACAGCATATCCCATCTCCTGTGCGTTTTTAATTGCATTTAGACAAAGGAACGTTTTACCGGTTCCAGAATCTCCACCTATCCCTAAGCTTCTTGCATTTGGATATCCTCCTCTAAGTGATCCTGACATTTGAGCATTTAACAAATAATTCCCAGTTGGAATGAATTCTGTAATGTCTGAGAATCCCATAAGGTCAACTCTTTTCTTGGTGGTCTTTTCTAGCTTGCTATTAAAGCTACTAAATGCCGAGATTAAATCTTTAGTATTTGACATAGTATTCTTCTTTTTTAGTAATATTTTACTACGGAATACCCTAAAGTTTTGTTATTCTACATATGAAATTAGTAAAAGTGCAGCAGACATTGTTAATGAATCCTCAATGTCACCTTTTAGAATTCTTGTCAATTTTATTTTGTCAAGACTATATAGTTTATTATCCTTTTCCTCATCTGATAAATCAAGTGAAAATCCATTAAGATCCTTTGAATGATTATCTAAATTTAACCCATAGCATTTATAGGTTTTAGAGAAAGGTAAATTATGATTTATGTTTCCTAAAAAGTAAAGATCATTAACATCAGCGTCTACTCCTAGCTCTACATTAACTAATTCATGTAGTTCTTCAAATAGGGTATCTGTGTTTTCTTTGAAATCTGAAATAATGCACGTATGTCCTTGGTCATTACTTAAATAATCAACATACCGTGCAAGATATACGTTTTTTATTTTTCCGTTTAATGTATCAAATGGAACTAAACATATTCCATCTACATCACATATAACTCTTCTTAAATTAGTAGATCCATTTGAAATACTAACAATTCGATATTTTCCATCTTGGTATTCTTCTTTAGATTCAAAACTATTTTTATTCATCTTTGATTTCGGTTAAATTTACCTCAGGTGTTTCTTCCTTTTTAGGTGCAGCTTTTTTAGGATCAAGCATTTTAGTTATTGATCCGCTTACTACACTATTATTTATCATTGATGTTACGTAATTAGATAATTGATCTATGAATTCATTTTTGTCCTCAGCATTGTTATACATCATCTTTAAAAGTTTTTTATCTGGCAATTTAATTTTGACTTTTATTAAGAGTTCAGTTTCATCTGAATTAAACATTTCGAACGGGTTTTGAACAGGAACATCATGTTTAGTTGGCTCAGTATTATTCAAAGGTTGGCCCGTTTTAGTATCAAAGTTAGCAGGAGGAATATTTGTATCTGCCACTTTTTTCTCTGGAATAACTTCTCCATTCGCTAGCTTTGTTTCAGGTATAACGTCTACTTTTTTAGGAGCATGTATTGCATTAACTTCATCTATCGTAAGTGGAGGAATATCTCCATGTATCATCATAAGTTTATTATTAAGATCTTTTACATGGACCTTTGATCCATCGTCAAATACAGCTGTTCCATCAGGTCTTATATCTCTAACCTTAACTAATTTTCCTTTTAGTTCAAGTCGATCAGTTTTAATCCACTGGAACTGTTGACCTGCGAAATTTTGTTGATAACTAATTAATTGTTCTTCTGATAGCATATCTTTTTTATTTTTTTGTAGTATCGATTGTGCCCATTTTCTTAAACTCATATTTATAGGTATTTTTAAATGTAGTAGAAGATACCCACTTAATATTTTCTATAATCACACTATACATCACTTTCTATTAAATTTTAAATCTTTTATTTCCTCTTGTGCTTCTATCCTAGCATTATATAATCTTTCTAATATAACTCTTGCTACTGAATCTTTTTGACTATCAAATAGGGTATTATTTTTAGTTGTAATTTCAGTACCGTTTGTTTTAACCATTCCTATTTTTCCAAGATATGCAGACGGACAACAATTAAATTGCATTTGAATATTAGGGTACATAGATTTAAAATCATAACACGATACAAATTTATAATATCCAGGAACTGGCGGCATTACATATGCCCCAGCATACGTTGAATCTTCTTCATCGGAATTACTTTGATATCCTTTCTTAAGCATTTTAAGATTTGAATTCAAAAACTGACGACACATTAATACTTCAGTAATATGAACTGGGCTAAATACTTTATTCACTTCAATTTCTGCTACATTTGCTGTAGAAAACGCAACTTCAAGTAATCCAAATTTATCTTCTAATAACTTCACTAGAATATTATCAATAATGTTGTATAAAGTAAATAAGTAGACATCTTGTTGAAATTCTCTAAAGCTTTTATATGGATGTTTTAACTTAGAAGTATTTAATGCCTTTGATGCAATATAATCAAGAGTATAATTTTCAACTACTTTATATGGCTTATATCCTGGATCAATAAATAGTTGCATATAATCCACAATTCCCATATGAGTTGGTAATTTGTGTCTTTTTGAGAAGGTTTTTCTAGAAGTCATATTCTTAAGTGAATCAACTCCAATTTTAGAAGTTCTATTCATTAGATACTGCCAATCAAAATCTACAACATTCCATCCTGTTAGAAATGGTTGTCTAGGGGCAATTTGGTGAAAATAAAATTCTAGAAGCTCTTTTTCACTATTAAAAAACTTATGCTTGATTGTGAAATCCTGATCTAGTATTTTTCTATCTTTAGGATCATGTGGAATTGTATTTTTGAAGTAATCATTTACTTCGACTTCCATTCTTTTGATATCATCGTCACTTAGTCCATTTGGATGTTCTTTAGAATCCATGATTGATAATACATAATTAACACCATCTTCATTACAAAAAGAAATCATGCCAACTGGCATTTTAACCTCTTCTGGTTTTGGAAACTCATCACTTGTTAATTTAATCTCTATATCGATATAGTCCTTTTTTGGAAAATTTTCAAAATTATAGATTAGTGCTTTTTCTTGCGGAGTTAACTTATCAATAATGAGTTCCTCTAGTCTAGTTCGAGTTAACCATTTTGGATCAGATGATTCTTGTTTAATAAAAGTACCGTCCCAGTTTTTATACTGGGACGGGCGGTTATGTTCCACCCAATTAAATATTTCGTGTTCTGCTAGTCTCTTTCTAATATATGCTATTTTTCCATCAGCATCATAATATGAGATCATTAAATCACGTTCTTGTACTTCTACACCAATTATCATATATTAAAAATTAGGAATGAACATTTCATTTACATGACCACATGATGCGCACGCAACTACTGGAATTGGTGTAATTGTATCGCGATCTGCTCCAGTTAAAAACTTAGATACTTTTTTCATCATCATTGCTTCTATGAATACTTTACCTTCGCATTTTTCACACTTAACATCTTTTGCATCTTTTAAATGAGCATTGGGTCCATGTGTTTGTGCTCCTTCTCCTTTGTTTGGATTATCTCCTTCTATGTGCATATTAATTATTTTTTAGTTATTGTAAACTTATTTGTTAATCAATTAGTTTATTATACTGTGGTATGACTGCTCGGATCTTCAAATTTAGATATTTTTTAGGTTTATTATAGATTGTATTGAATAAATAATAAAAAATATCTTTGAAAATGGCCGAAAGAAGGATCAATTTAAATAATTACAAGGCAAGTGGTGTATATACCATAGAAGTAGATGAGAGTGCAAATATAGCACTTCCATTAACATCAGGGAGACTTGTAGTAGGTTCAAGTAGAATTGGACCATTCAACACAATCGTTTTAATTAACGACTTAAGAACATTAAAAGCAGTATTTGGAGAAATAGACCCGAAACTAGAAAAAGCAGGAGGATATTTCCACAGATCAATCGAAGTAGCGCTTAGAGAAGGTCCAGTGTTTGCATTGAATGTATTACCACTAGATACTGAAACAGACATTGATTTAAACCTAGATCAAGCTACTTTTACAACGTTTAACACAGAATCATCTGCAAATAACGAGGATGGAAATCCTTTAACTAACCCAATTGTTAATTTCTTTAACAAGAGAAGATTATGGTTTGCTGATGCAGAAGAACTTAATAAAACTAAAAACCTAGCAACAGGTGATGATTTTATATCTAATCCAGGTGGATTTGGAAATACATCAATATCATCTAATAAACTATTATCGTTTGTTAACACAGGAAAAGCCAATACAACAATATGGGTTAGAAGAGCAGCTACTACTGGTTTTGATATCACGGCCAAAGAATGGTATAATACTATCGGTGGTGGAGAAGAAATTCAATTCCCAGCATATGTAAGTGATGATGATTTTATATCAGATTACATGGTTGAGGTAATTATGATTAATGGAAATTGGACAAACTATTTAAAGTTATCTAAAGATCCAATTTACAAACAATTCTTTGATGCATCCGGATTAATTGATTCAAGATCATCAGATTTCTTTGCATTGAGAGAGGTTTCAGTTATCAGTAGAACAATTGGATGTTTAATCCCTGATTTTATCGATCAAACTGGAAACTCAATTTCAATAGATAGATTAGTTAATAGACTGTTTCCAACTACTGGAATTATGTGTGCTATTGACTCAGACAAATTAGATTTAATTGATCTTGAAAATACATCATTTAACGATGTTGAAGTAGATACACATAGAATTGATACAATTGGACATGGTTACGATGAATTAATGTATACAGCGGATGATGGAGGGTTTGATTACACAGGAGCAGTTACACCTGCAACTCCACTAATTGACACATTGTCATACTGTAAACCGGCAGATGGAACATTAATATTTTCAGCTGAGTCAGCTAATACTATTGCAGAGTCAGTGTTCTTAGCCGGAACTGGAATTGCATTAGGAGAAACTAGGGTAATTACAGGAGGTACTAATGTATATATGATCGGAATGGCTGATTCTAAAATATATGATGCATATGCTAAAGGATTTATCAGAAATGGTGATATTATCAATGACGGTATTAACCAGTACTATTTAAAAATTGAAGATGAATTAACTGTAACAGTTGGTCCATTGGAATTGAATTACATTAGAATTTTTGCATATGCTGATATTTCATTAATTAACAGAGTGGATATTAACTTCTATACAAACGGAACAGATGAGTATATACAAATCGAGCCTGAAAATTCTGATGAATTTAAAAAAGTATTTGATTTAACAGATACTAATTTCTTCACAGATTATTCAGTTACTCAACCAAATGTTATTACACTTGGGATTAATACATCAAATATAGCTAATAAAGCAACAATTGATGAATTCCTTAAAGTAAACCACTATATTAAGGGTAAAGTTATTGGAGATACTAGAGATAGACTATTGAAGATTATATCAGTGACATCGTCACAACAATTATCTCCTGCTAGATTAGAATATGTTGTAACTACAATGGCACCATCAGTTGATGAGATCAGCGGAATTGATGCTACTGGAAATAACCTTAATGTATATAAAGGAATTTCAAACTTTATTGGGGAACTTAGAGGTCAGTATTTAAAAGGATTTAAGGTTAGAGAGGCATTATTGCCAAACTCAACTGCAGCTAGACAATCTGAAATATTAAGTTACTTATTTGACTTTACATCAATTCCGCAAGCACTAGCTGGAAAAGAGGTAATTGATTTTAGATACGTTGTAGATACATACGAGGGAGAAATATCTTCTTCTAGTAAGTATTACTTATCTAAGATTTGTGCAATGCACGGTCAATCTATGGCACTTTTAAATGCACCTTCAATTAAACAATTTGAGCAATCAGTAGATCCGAGTTTTATTGATACTACTAATAAGTTGGTATCAACTAGGCACATTTCAACTGGGGGAAATTTGAGTCTTAATCCTAGCTTTACATTTGATTTTGCTGAAGAGGATGTAAATGGGGTTCCATTATCATCTTATTCAATGTTTAACTTCCCTAACTTAATTATAAGAAACGGAAATAGAAATATATCAGTACCACCAGCAGCATACATATCTAACTTATACGTTAGAAAATTCAGAAATGGTCAACCATTCTTGATTGTAGCCGGTGGAAAAAGAGGAGTTATTACAGATCCAGAATTAGTTGGAGTTGAATACGAACTTACCGATGAGGATAGAGCATTCTTAGAGCCAATTGGACATAACTTAATAGTTAAAAGAAGAGGATTTGGAACTTTATTGTTCTCGAATAACACGGCTTATCAAAGAATTAACTCAGCACTTAATAATGCTCACGTTAGAGATAACCTTTCTACAATTGAAAGAGACTTAGCTAGAATCTTATTCAACTTCTTGTTTGATTTCAATGATGAAATTACAAGACTTAGAGTTAAGACAATAGTTGAAAACTATCTAGACGCAGTAGTTAGTGCAAGAGGATTAAGTTCTTATGACGTTATATTCGATAAGAGTAATAATGGTGATGAGGTAATTGAAAACAATGCAGCAATTATCGATGTATTGGTTGATTTCCCAAGAGGAATTCATAAATTCATTAATAGAATTACAATTACTAGAGTTGGTGGAGGATTAAGTTCAGAATCTACAGGATTTACACCAAGTTTCTAATTTAAAGATTCAAGTATATAAAGAAAAAGCCTAATCGAAAGATTAGGCTTTTTAGCTATTATAAGAGGCCTATGGTGGTTCCCGCGGATAGCCATTACCATACTAACTACCTTCGAGTGTATTTCTACACTATTCTATTTTATTCACGTGGACATTACTCCTCAACCTTTTACGCATTATAATATCTATTCATATTCGTCAAGTTCGATATCAGTGATATCATCAAGAACTGCCATGATTTCATTTGACATAATCATGTAGTGTTTTTCACCTTTATATTTAAGTTCTGCTCCAGCAAATCTATTACATAGAACTAAATCTCCAGGTTTTACTGCCATTTCATTGTGGTGTGTTCCATCTCCACAAGCAATAACAGTACCGATATTTGGTCGCTTAACTGCTTTTTCAGGAAGCATAATTCCACTCTCGGTTTTTGTTTCTTTTTCGTTCGGTTTTATTAAAACTCTTTCGTATAATGGTTTCATATTATTGAAGGATTATTTTTTAAATTAGTAAAATTTTTAAAGCTGAATTTTGTAAACTCAGATCTCTTAATATTAGCTTTGAGACTATCCTGGATCACACTTGGGAACAGTTTACTTGAGAGTCTAATGATTCTAGTATTAAACAAAAAGTGTTTTCTAATGTCTCTTAATTGATCAATCTCAGATACCTTATTAAGCATGCTAATATGTTTAACTACGAAATTAATAAAGGTTTCATCTAGTGCATCTAATAAATCAATTGATTTTGTACCGAATTCATCTGATATGATCTCGATCAATTTTTTAGTCTTAGTAGGTGTCATTTTATCCATTTTAGGAATATTATCCTTTTTATCTCCTCTAAATATTTTAGTGAAGACGTCAACTACTGGATCTATTACATACTCGACATAATCTTTATTTTTAAAAGCGTCTATTGTTTGAACGATTGTAGATTCAGCGAAATGAGATTCGTTCAATGAAAAGAAATTATCCTCTTCATCTTCTGCAAAATCAGAATTAAGTTCCATAGGAACACATATTTTTTTATGCTTACGTTGTTGCTTTGGATAAATCACAATTACATTCTTTCTAGCGGAATATGTAAGTTGAGCGATATCTCCGTCTACAGTATAAACCATAACGTCTGTGTTTAACATTTCACATAGATATGCAATTATGTCATCTCCTTCAGTTTCAGGTATTCTGTAATAATTTACTCCGGTCTCTCTTATAATAATTGGCGCAATTTCATTTTGAAAATAATCAAAAAATAGATAAATCTTATTATCCTTTTTTCTATTGCCTTTATATACGAATTCATCAGGCGATGCGGATGAATCTCCAGAAGATCCACTATCGAAATACTTTTGAATAAAGTCCTTTCTCCAGCTCCTAGAATCAAATGCTAAATGCACCCGTCCGATCCTTTTACCAGCGGGTGCAATTAGTGAGTAGAAATAATTTAAGCAGAAATTTCTAAACTGCAATTTAACTTGGTCCTTTATAATAAATTCGCCGTCATTTAAAACGTCTTCAACATAATATTGAGCTCCTATTGTTTTATCTCTAAAAGCAATATTTCTCGATACACTAATTGCTACATTTAAATAAGCATTTCCATCTATTACAAAGTCCATATTGTGTCATTTACGATTTAGAATCTTCTGATACAACTGGATCTGAATCAACAGAAGCAGCTTGATTTGAACTTCTTTTAATTGTCTTAATTGCTTTAGCAACTAGCTCTGACTCATCTAGATTATATGATCCTTTAGCCTGTGCATAGTTTGCGCTTGCAATAAGAACAAACAACGCTTGATTTACATCTAATTTAGACAAGAAGTTTTCATAATCCTCGTCTTTCGTATAGGAAATAGTTCCTAATAGGACATTCTTTTGTTCTTGTTCTTGCTCAGTTGTTTTTTGTGCAGTTGATTTAGCTGCTTCTTTTTTCTTTGGTTCCATATTAATATGATTTATTTTTAATTATATTACATTTCTTCAAACAATGAGTCATACTCATCTTTTTCAGATACTTTATCTGACTTAGTTTCAGGTTCTAATGGAGTATCATTTGATTTCTCAGATTCAAACTTAACTGGCTCATCAATGATATCACCAGAAGGCGCAGATGCTGTAAGTTTTCCTGATAATTTAGCAAAAATAGCTTCTTTCATTTTATCATCCTTAGTTCTATCAAGGACCCTATCCAATACTGGACGAGGTTGAATTAAAGATACAATATTTTCTGCAACTTTATCAAACTGTTCATCAGTCCATTCTCGATGCATATAGTCTTCAAGTGAAGGTGTATTCTTTTTCAAGAATTCCTGTACTAATCTAACAGATTTTTCACTATTTTCTGTGACTACGGAAGTGTCTCCTATCTTAAATACGAAAGGTGTGATATCATCCATAAATTTACATTTAGTCCAGTCTCTAAAAATCTTAGTCTTTTTACCAACTACACATAAGAAATCTTTTCCTTTTAAAAGGTGATATGGATTTACAGATTCAGCAGTTTCGATTAATTCACTTTCCTCAGGATTAATCTGACTATCAATAATTTGATTGATCTGAGATGAGAATTTAAAGAACTTGATAGTTCCTTCTAATTCTGGTCTCTGTGGATCTTTCTTGATATATACAGGAGACATATTAGTATGCCATCTTGAGAATGCATCTTTTAATTTTTTATGTAATTCTGGCTCTTCTTTCTCAAGTCCTTTAATTACGGTTTCTATATCCCAAAGGATAGAAGGTTGTCCAACATTAGATGGGCAATCTACATAAGTTGCTTCTTTTGTTAGTGGGTTGTAAAATTTAGCTGAATACTTAGTATATTTGCTTAATTTCTTGTCGTGGATGTAAGGTAAAAATCTGAAAACAGATTGATATTTTCCACCAAATGCGTTTGGATCAGGATTGTAAATATTCTCATCCGTCTTTCGTTCGTACGATGATGATTTAGGCTTAAATCCTTCATCTGGTAAATCAAAAAAGTCACTCATAGTTAATTATTATTTTTTAGTTGTTTTTAATATCTATATTATACTTATTTGTTGGTATAAGTTTCACCATTTTTGAAAAAAAAAAGGATAACTTTTATAGTTATCCTTTTTCTTTATATTGTCAATCCTGTATTACTTTCCAGCAATTTCTTCTCTAAGACTTTTAGCTCCATCTTTGATAGTTGCCATTGTTTTAGAATTAGTTGGATTATGGATCGTTTTTCTGATCTCCTGTAGAGACTTTCTAATACGTCCACCAGCGCTCTTTACGCCTTTGTCGAAGAATTTTTCTACGTCACCGCTTGCTTCAATCTCAGCGATATGATTATCGATTTCTCCAAATACTGAAGCTTTTGCTTCTTCTACTGTTGCTTTAAATTGTTCAAAACTATTCATATTCATTAAATTTTAGTATATTATACTAGGGAATAGTTATTGGTTTTAGATAGAATCAATTATTTTATTCACCCTCGGGTTATTAGTGTCAATTAGTGCATCTGGATAATTCTCTAGGGCATGTATCATCCACACTTTAAATACCTCTTCATATTCACTACCAGTTAATTTATCACCTTTTACAAACGGTAGTAGATATTTATCAAATAGTTCATCCAAGCTAGATCCTTCTACTTTACTTCTCTTATACATTCCTATTACCATAGATTCAATTTCATCAGGTAATAGGAAGTATTTAAAGCTTGAGTTTGCATTTGATCTATCTGCTCCAGAGCTAGGTCTAATATTAAATGGGTCTCTATTCCATCCAATTTGATTAGTGTGATTTACTTCGTGAGCAATTATATCTGTTAATTTATATTCCAATTCAGTATATAAATCAGGCTCACGCTTAGGATTGATAATTAAAGTTATGATTATTTCTGGAATAATTAAATCTGTTTTATTAATATGAGCATTTGCATCAAGTGCAAATCCATATTTTTTAAAGTTTATTTCCTCCCATTGTAATTCTTTAAAATGTTCATCGGTTTCAAAATTAGGAGAGGATATTTTCTTAACTTGTATTACTAAATCAAATGAGTTATCGCCGTTGTATTCCAGTTTTCTAATTTCAGTATATGAATCGCTATTCACATCTGTTTTCTTAAGTATTTCAATTACGTCCCTTGAATATCCTAAACTAGGAACATCAATTGATTCACTTTCATTAATAAATTCATTAAATCCCTTTATTCTCATTATTTAGTTATTATGAATGTTACATCTACTGCGTCTGTACTAGGTACTTTATCACCGGGTGAGAAAATAACTTCTGTATCTTGAGTTTGTTTTCCTTCCATACCTGACTGAATTGCATGTTTAAATTTTTCAACGTGCTTTTGATCTTCTGGTGTAACTGAGTCTTTGATGCCTGCTATATAATCAAACATCGCTTTTCTCTTTACATTAATTGCACTTTTCGCAAGTCCTGTTGTTTCCTCATCGACGTATGTATCGATCCATTTTTCTAGATCCTCTTTCTTAATATTATATGTTGAATACCTTTTAGATGTACTTCCATCTGGATATTTATAATCTATGTTTTCATCACCGTCTATAAATAGAACAGTATATATTGGTTCAGAGGGAGCAGTCGCTTGTGCAGCTCCATCCATTGGCATAGCTCCTCCCATGTCCTGCTCAGCAATATAATTAGAAAAGTATTTTAAGTGTTTTAAATTTTTATCCATCTTAAATTCTTTTTTATTATTTATCATAAGAAAGCCCTCAAATCGAGGGCTTTCTTTTATTTACAGTTCCAAATAAACTCTTTATAGTATAGAAATGTTATCCAATCGTCCCTTCTCATATTATCCACATTTTGAATTTCCACAGCCCATACATGTTAAACATCCTTCTTTATATTCAAGTGAATCAGATCCACATTCATTACATGTCTTACCTGATTGAACAGTTCCATCCTTTATATACTTTTTAATCATTCGCTTAACTCCTGATTTCCAAGTACTTATAAATTCTCCATCTAGGTTCAATCCGTCTAATAAGTCAATTACGTATGGAAGAGGCATTCCATGTCTCAATATAGCAGATATAGTTTTAGCCATATCATAATATCTATCATCAAACGCATGATTTAAGCTAGGAATTCTGATATCATTTCCGTTTTTATCAGAATAGATGAAATCATAATTAGATTTTCCATCGTCTCCTTTTGTTCTTTTAATGATTCCATTATCGACATACGATGGAATAGGAAAATTATCATGATTTCCAGTAAATATCTCGTATGGCTTTCCATCTAGTTCTCCTATGAATCCTACCCATTTTTTTCCTTTATTCATAAATGTCAACACTGATGTATCTAATGACTTAGGTCTCTTGGGTGCATGGTGTTCTGTGAAGAGTGCATCTTTTTCTTTTTCTTCTTTTGAAATTAGAACCCCAGATCTTGATCCGTCTCTATATATAGTACATCCCTTACATCCATGCTTCCATGCGGTGATATATACATCGTTTACAAGTGCTTCATCTACATGTTCAGGAAGGTTAACAGTTACTGATATAGAATGATCTACCCATTTTTGAATTGCACCTTGCATTTTTACTTTTTCTACCCAATCCACATCATTTGCCATTCCTTTATAATACGGTGATTTTTCTATCAGCATATTAACAGTTTCATCGCTTAATTCTTCTAATGGAATTATTTTGTCTTCTCTACTAAGATATTTGTGACCTGTGATTTCAATCCATTGTTTAAACGCATGATGAAATACATTATATTCTTCCCAATGGTCTCCCACTTCATCGACAAATACGGCGTTGGAATTTACATCATTTGGGTTTACCTTCTTACGTCTTCTATATGCTACCATAAACGCAGGTTCAATTCCAGAAGATGTCTGTGCCATTAGAGAAACTGTTCCAGTTGGAGCAATTGTAAGTAGAGCGATATTACGTCTACCATACAGCATTAAGTCATCATATAACTTTGGATCCTCTTCTTTGATTCTATTTAAGAATGGGTGATCTTGTTCTCTAGCCGGATCCCATATTTTGAAAGTGCCTCTCTCTTTTGCAAGAATGTTAGATGATCTAAACACTTCAAGTGCGTATGTTTTATGAATATTTTCTGCAAATTTGGTAGCTTTCTTAGTTCCATATGTTAGTCCTAATGCAGCTAACATATCTCCCTCTGCAGTAATCCCAACTCCAGTTCTTCTGCCTTCCTTACATTTTTTCTGAATTTTAGTCCAAAGTTCAATCTCAGTTCTTTTTGTAGTTTGAGATTCTGGATCATCTTTCAATTTATTTAAAATTCCATCGATCTTTTCAACTTCTAGATCAACAATATCATCCATCATCCTCAATGCATATGCTGCATGCTCTTTAAATAATTCGAAGTCAAATTCTGCGTCTTTAGTGAATGGATTCTTTACATATGACAACAAATTAACTGCTAGTAATCTACAAGAATCATCTGGGCATAATGGAATTTCACCACACGGATTAGTAGATACCGTTTTATATCCTAGATCAGAATATCTGTCAGGTAAAGATTCTCTGATTATTTGATCCCAGAACAAAACTCCAGGCTCAGCTGATTTCCAGTTATTAGATACTATTTTATTCCATATAGCATGTGCATCTACTTCCTTAGTAACAGATGGATTATCAGAGTCAACTGGCCATTGTTGTGTGTATTTACCGTCTCCAGTAACAGACTTCATGAAATCATCATGTGCTTTAATGGATACGTTTGCTCCGGTAACTTTTGTTCCATCTAACTTAGCATCAATAAATGCTTCAGAATCAGGATGCTTAATAGACATTGATAACATCAATGCTCCTCTTCTTCCATCCTGTGCAACCTCTCGAGTTGAATTAGAATATCTTTCCATAAATGGAACGACGCCAGTTGAAGTAAGTGCAGAGTTATTAACTCTACTTCCACCTGGTCTAATTGCTTCTAATGTGTGCCCAACTCCACCTCTACGCTTCATTAGTTGAACTTGTTCTTGATCAGTATTCATAATAGCTCCGTATGAATCAGATGGTCCGTCGTGACCAATTACAAAACAATTAGATAGAGATACAGTTTGGAAATCGTTCCCTATACCACTCATCGGAGATCCTTGAGGTATAATATACTTGAAATCTTTTATGAGTGACAGAATGAGCTCGTATGACATAGGATTATCATATTTTTGCTCTATTCTTGATATTTCTGATGCAATTCGTACGTGCATGTCATCTGGAGTAGATTCATAGATGCTTCCATCTGAATCTTTCAAAGCATACTTGTTAACCCAAACATCAGCTGCTAAGGTATCTCCATTGAAATATTCCTCAGATGCAGCAACTGCTTGTTCTCTAGTATACACTGTTAATTTTTCTTTTTTAGCTTTAAGCGTAACTTCCATTGTTGTATTCATTTTTTTTTATTTTGTACCAGTAGATCCGAATCCTCCTTCTCCACGGTCAGTTACTAAATCTCCAAATGTCTCTTCTTCACTAGTTGCTTCTTCAACATTTACGTAATTTACAGGTAAGCATAACAGTTGAACTATTTTGTCTCCTGGATTAACAGATTGAGCAATATCACCTACATTTTTAAGGTCTATATGAATTTCACCCGTGTAATCTTCATCAATTACACAAGCTCCAACCATTAGACTTTTCTTTGCGGCTATTCCTGATTTATTCATTGCAACTAATGCGTGTCCACTTGGAACTCTAGCTTTAATCCCAGCTGGGATAAATGCAGATTGTCCTGGTTCTAGTACAATTGATTCTTGGTCATTTGGAACGAATAAATCGATTCCAGCTGATCCACCAGTACCTCTTACTGGCATTTTCACATCTCTAATTCTTAGAATTTTCATATTTTATTTTTGTATTTACAGTTTTTACTAGACTGCTCTGCCACCTAACCAGGTGGCAGAGCATGCTCTATTTTATGTTGTTAAATATTGAGTAAATTTTCATGTTCGAATTTATTTATCAGTTCTAAATTAATCAGATTCTACAAATTCGAATTTTAAATTTTTATTTATTGGATCTACTTTAGAAACCTTTACCATTGGGTAGTGATTAAGGTTTCTCTCTAAATCTCGTCTTCGCATAGTAACATTAAATGATTCACCATCTATGTATATACTGATTGAATTATTAGAGGAATCTACTTCATATTCGAAGCTTTCTCCTTCTGTCCTAGATCTAAGTTGATCCCATCTTTTCTTTTCAGAGTCAATAGTGTCAGGATCAAGAGTTAATACAATACGATATTGAGATCCTTTTTTAGTAACATTTTTGATATAGAAATCTATTTCATCATCTGCTTTAAGTGTTGATTTAACTTCATTGTAATTTTCAAATTCAGACGAGTGAATTAATCCAGTGTAATATCCTTCAAATTCTACAAATACTCCAAAATCATATGGACGATTGGTTAATATTCCAGTATATTTTTTACCGAATTGTAATTCACTAACCATTAGCGGCATAGACCGTTGAATATACTTTTTGTAAGATAATATGAATAAATCATTTGATCTATCATAATTATCTACCATTACATTTAGAGTTGCTCCTAGTAATTTGGAAAAATCTCTAATTACATTAGCACCTGCATGAGATCCTGGGATAAAGCATTCTATTGTATCTTTATATATAGCAACATATCCACCTTTTATTAATTTCTTGATTTTAACCTCAAACCATGTTTTATTTTCAGCATGTTTATGTAGTTCATTAGCATAATTTATAGATACGCATCTCTTTTGTGATCCTATAAAACTTCCACTTCGATCATTTTTAATAATCATTACATTAAAATCTACTTCACTTTCTCCCTTTGAAAGATCTTCAACTGAAAATGCATATTCATTAAATGGGATTATGATTTCAACACCAGCATCGCACTCTGTTGCTTTAATATATTTGTCATCAAATGATATTTGATTTGCAGTAACATCATATATTTGACCTATCGTCAAATCCTTACATGCGTGTAAATTATTACCGCTTTCAAGCTCATACTCCTTCATCTTGTCATATAGTTCCTGAGCATAAGGTTCTTTGCAATATATTTTGATGCCCGCTTTAGCATCCTCCTCTGTTACTTCAACACCAGTATTGTACTTACTTAAGTGATTATCGAAAAGGTCTTCAACATCAGCAGGGTTATTTTTTTTCGTATCCATATTATTATTTTTATATAAGATTATACTACGGCTAAATTCTTTAGTTTTCTAATTTTACAAATAAGATCTAAAAAAGCCTACTTGATCTGCTCCTGTTTTAATAAATTCATCTAAGAACACTAAAAGTAATATATTCTTTGCAGTTAATCTTTCCCATGGAGGAACATCATCTGCACTTAAAATTGGATGAATTTGTTTAATTGAACCAAGTGCTCCTGCTACTCCAGCGCTCGCTACTAATAATCCTGCGACTGGATTATTCACAACTGGAGAAAGTGCAGTTTTTAATATACTAGATGCAGTTCGTACCGCCTGTTCACTTATAACAAATTGAGACTTAGATTTAGGTATTGAGAATTTTAATTGTCCCTTTGCTATAAATAATGCTTCGGCAACTTTACCATATGGTGGAAAATTAAATACAGTACTCTCCAAAACATTTAAATCTAATCCTTTTCCTGTTTTAATATGTGGAGCATTTATAATTGCATAATATGGTTTTAGTGCATCTTCTAATTTGTCAGTCATTGAGTCTATGAATTTTTTCATAAACGCCTTTATATCATTTGGATTAGAGTATATAAAATCTGTATCTAAAGGTTGAGAATTTTTAGATAATAGATTATTATTTAAATACTCTCTAATAGCAGATTTAATGATAGGTTTAACAATTGATAGATTAATAGATGTCTGTTTGCTAAGTTGTTGTTTTGCTAAAATTTGAGGAAAGCTAGCCTGTTGCATTGATAATGATCCAAGTATTCCACTAAACATATCAGTCCCAGCTTGTAAATTTAATTCGGGTTTAGGAATAGATAGCGACGTTGGTATTGCAGTTTTTATAATATTTAATAGTCCAAGTCGCATATCTCTAGCTGAAATATTAGTCTTTCCTCCAAATAGTGATTTTAACTCAGCTTCTGACATATTATCTATTACGTCTTTAACTAATCCTACCCCCTGTGATATTGCTGCATCTACTAGCGGTGGAAATGGAAATCCAATTGAAAATGGAGGCTTAGGGCAGCATTTAGCAAATGGATCTATTGATATACTCACACCTGCTAGTGATGATATTATGGCTGGAGTAAGTGATAGGGTTTGTTTAACTCTATCTGATTCCATTGCCTTTGATAATTCTCCTTGAGTTTTATCAAGTTTTTCTTTTGCTTTAGCCTGTTCATCGTTACTTTTAGATTTTGATGCTTCTACTTCATCATTTGCTTTTCTAAGTTTATTAGTAGCAGATCCAGAATCAACAGGTAGAGATCCTTTTCCCTTTGCTTTATTTGCAACTTTATCTATTGCATCCTTCATTAACTCTCTTATTTTATCTATATCTTCATTAATATTTGTATTTATAGATTCTATTGCAGATTCAATATCTTGTTTATATTTTGCAATCGCAACACTAAACATGTTTTTAATAGTCACAGCTTGATTTGATATAAATTCCCTGTCATTACTACTTGCCATTTCATCAGCTTTATTCTGAGCCTCATCTGTTACCTCTGGATTAGGATTAAGTTTATCAGGCTCCTTTGGAAGTATAATTTTAGAAAATATTATTTTATCAAAGTAATCAAGTAAATCTTCAATATATGCATTTATCTTATCATCAATATTTAATCCATCAGATTTAAGCTTTTCATTTATTTCTTTAACTTTAGAAGTTTCACCATTTTCCATGGCTTTTAATTTTGCAGCTTTGAGTTCTTCTCTTCTTTTAAATGATTGTTCTTTTAGTTTATTAATTCTATTAATTACTGGCTTTCCGAGATCATCCATTGTTTTGAATATTTTTTTCTTAATATTCTCAACCATTTCTTCTACTTTTTCTCCTTTATCTGCTACTTCTTCCATTTTAGTAGATTCAGGCTTTGCTTTATCAATTGCTTGTTTTTTGATATTTGCTATTTCTTTTTCTGCTTTATATATCCTAACTGAATCTCCGGAGGCTTTTGCTTCTTTTAATTTTTGTTCTAATATTTGGATTCTTTCTTTTTCATTTTCATTTAATAGTTCATCTGGTTCGAGAGTTGGAACCTTAGTGATATCTAATTTAGACTGAGTTGATAGTGGAATTTTAATAATTGGTTTTATTAGCTCATCTTCAGAATCAGATCCAAATTTCTCAGAAGATCCCCTAACTGTAATCAAATGTTGTTTATATCCAGAAGCTGACATAAAAAATACGACTGGTGATATAAATATCCCATTTACATTTAAGAACGTTACTAAAACTCCAAGCGGGGTAGATATTGCAACTAATGGAACCCATACTTGAGGTAAAGGTATTTTAATTAATTTAGCTGGAGTGGGTATTATTAATCCAACTGGCCAATATCTAAATGTATTGGCATTTTCAGGGATTGGAAATAATCCTTGGACAGTTGCTAGTTTTGCAAATTCCTTCCAATAACATAGTTGACTAAAATTAGGAAGTGATGTATCAATTCCATTTATACTTTCAAAAAACGGATCGCTTCCTAAAACTGATTTTACGTCTTCACATGGATTCTCTTCGTCTGGTATATTACCAAAACATTTTTCATTCTTTTCCTTTAGTGATGTTTTTATTTTTTCTGCGGTTGGAACATCTTCTAATATTTCTTCTATTCTACGAATTTCATTTTCTAAATCAGCTATTCTTTGGGTGAATATTATATTGGAATTATTAACTGCTTCGATTACAGTTTGTGATCCATCATACATTCCGGTTCCAACTGTTTTAGTACTGCCATCTGGATTAGTAACCTGAGCAGTTCCAGATTGATTAAACAAATTAATTCTTCCAATTGACAATAGTATTTCTACATCCTGTCTCGCAACTAATTCAAGCTGCGATTTAATCGATGGTAGTTCAGATTCAATTATTTGTTCTCTAATTTGCTTGCGTCTGGTTTTGTAAGTTTCATCAAATTCCTGATAAAAATTTTGAAGTTTATCTAAATTACTAATAAAATATTCAGTTCCGTTTTCTTTTTTAGTTTGTAAATCCTGTCCTTCTAATTTTGGATCAAGGTGTATAATATCGGATGTTAGTCCTCGCTCTTCTAGTGTAAAAAAGTTATTAACCGGATCTTCAAATAAATTATAATATCGAGTATATAAACTTCCTCGTGAATCAAAGTCTTCATTTGCAGGAGTATTTCGTATTGTATAGCCAGGTCCATCATTAAAAAATGAATTTTTAAGTAGAAAAGGATTATTTTTAATCATAAAATCCTCTTTGTATATTGATTTTTCTCCCGTATTTATATCAAAATTTTCTTTATCAAGTGAAATAGAAAATAGTTCTTGATATTTAATATCGAATCCGACTAAGGGATTTGATATAACATCTGTAAAGTTTCCGACTGGAGTCTTTACATCTAGTGATATATATTCAGAATATCTACTGAGACCATTATTAATTGAGTTTATCGTGCTGTTTGATATAGTGTTTTTAATCTCTCGTACCAATTCAAGACGCCTAGCTGAGCTTGCATTATCTGCAATATTTGCATATCCATTAATTATACCATTTGTCATAGTTGGATATTTAGCTTCAGCTCCTCTTCTTAAATTTTCTTGTTTATTAAATTTAATTTCATTCGCATTTATTATTCCCCAAAGTCTTACTATTTCGGCTTCAGCATCTTCTATTATATCTGAATTAGGAACAGCTAAACTTTGCTGGTAATTTATTCTAAGTTGTTGATTTGGTATAAGGCTATTTCTATGATAGTCAATGCTATCTCTAAGTCGTTTTTGTTCAGCTAGAATAGGAGCAAATTCACCAATAATTATTGCCATTCTATTTGAGCGTTCTTCGTAATAGTATTTTAATGGAACTAGTGTATCTTGTAACTCATATAGACGATTTACTAAAATATTATATTTAGAATGTTTATCTAATTTTTCCTTTACTTCGGCATTAACTTCTTCTACAGATTCGAGGCAATCTTCTCCATTAAAAATTTCTTTTTTATTATCTTTAATTATGATTGGAGATTGATCTATATTATCCGCAGGAGCACCTTGGTCGCTACATGATATATCTTCTAAGCTAGTTGCAATTGGTGCAACAGATGATTCACCTTCACATTTTGAAACTTCAAGTAACTGTTCTAGTTGTTTTTGTGTAAATTTATTATTAACTTCATCTACTGATAATCCAGTGATTATTGCTATTTCATTTATTAATAGGTCTAATGATGCCACTTTTATTCTTATTTATTTAAACACAAAAGCCCTCATTAAGAGAGCTTTTGGTTGAGAAAAGGTAAAGAAGTAATTTATTCTTCCTTAACAGTCGGTTCTTCAATTAATACACATTCCGTAGTAATTAACAAACCAGATACAGATGCAGCATTTTCAATGGCTGATTTTGTAACCTTGGCCGGATCAATGATTCCCTCTTCGATCATATTTACATATTTACCGTTTCGAGAATCATAGCCATTTGTATACTCATCTGTTAGATTCATGGCAATAACTTCTGAGTTAATACCAGCATTTTTAAGAATCATGTTGAACGGTTCCTTACATGCTTTAGTTAGAATATCTACTCCGATATGCTGATCATTCTCAGTTACAACATTATCATTTTCAATTTCCATAGAAGCTCTGTATAATGCAATTCCTCCGCCTGGAAGTATTCCACCATCTACTGCAGCTTTAGTAGCAGCAAGTGCATCGTCAACTCTATCTCTTTTTTCTTTTAATTCGATATCAGTGTAAGCTCCAATTCTTAGAATTGCTATTCCACCTTCTAGCTTAGCTAATCTTTCTTTTAACATTAAGACTTCAGATTCATCAGTTTGAGCAGAAATTTGAGATTTAATCTCTTCTATTCTAGAATCAATTGCCTCTTTAGATCCTCCTCCGTTTATCACAGTTGTAGTTTTTTCAGATACTATGATTCGATCAGCAGATCCCATTATATTAGCAACTTTAGATGGGTCTATATTTGAAATATCATGTCCTTCTAATTCAGATAAAACCCCTGCTCCTAAAACAGCTGCGATGTCTTTCATTTGGTCAGACTTTGATTTTCCATGACCAGGTGCTTGAACTGCACACACATCAAGTATTCCATTTGATTTATTCATAACTAATGCCTGAAGTGCATCTCCTTCAATTCCGCTAGATATAATCATAATAGGTTTCTTCTTTGTATTAGCTAATTCAAGTACGTGAATTAATCCTTTAAGTCCTTTTATTTTTCCATCATACATAAATACTAATGGATTTTCTAAATTAACTTCCATCTTACTTAGATTGTTAATAAAGTAAGGAGAAAGATATCCTCCAGAGAATGACATTCCTGACATTATCTCTAGATATGTTTCATGAGTCGGAGAGTTGTCAATGGTAATAACTCCATCATTTCCAACCTCAGCCATTGCTTTTGCAATTATTCCACCAATTATCTTATCTCCATTTGCTGAAATTGTAGCAACCTGTTCAATTTGAGAATTTTCTGTAATTTTAATACTGTTTTTCTCTAAGCTATCTTTAATTTGATCAAGTGTTTTATCAATTCCTAATTTGATATCCATAGGATCAAATCCTGCTTCAATCATCTTAATCCCCTCGGTCAATATAGATTGAGCCAATACAGTAGCAGTAGTAGTACCATCACCTGCTTCAATAGCAACATCAGCGGCAACGGTTTTAACCATCTGGGCCCCTAGATTTGCAACTGGATCTTTTAGGAATACTTCTCTTGCAACACTCACTCCATCTTTAGTGATAGCATATTGGTTAGCTCTACCAAGAACAACATTACGACCCTTAGGTCCTAGTGTTACTTTTACTGCGTTAGCTAATGCATCAACTCCCTCTTTAAGTTTGTTACGTGATTCGCTGCTAAATGTTATTTGTCTTGGATTCATATTAATAATTATTTAGTTTATTATACAAGTACATTAGATAAAAGTTTTATAATACAAAATTATTTTTTTCAAGAAATTCCCTGAGCCTATCTCTCAAATCTAAAGTTTTGTATAGTTTTGGTTTATCTGGACCAATCCATACTAAAAATCCACCTTTTGTTTCGAACCCTTGTTCTTCTAGCATCAGTCGGTACATGCTTATTTGAATAGAATATCCATTTAAATTATTATCCCATAAATCTTCGAATGGATATAATAATTTCTGACGGCGCCCATCTTTATGATTATCATCTGTAAACTTCTTATTTGTCTTCCAGTCTCCAATGTAGAAATAAGGATCTAGGTAAAATAGAACATCTAATGTGCCGGCGATTCCCCATTTTCTTGAAAATATTCTAAGTTCTTGATGTTTTGCTTCTAATGAATGGAGACGCTCTTCATATACCTTTTTGAATTTTTGAATTCTATCATATATACGTTCTTCCCATGTTCCCATTGGATCATGCCCGCCTACTGATTCCATTAGATCAAGCTGTGGTTCTTCTGGATTTTTACCATTATAATAGTCTTCAATCCATTCATGGACAAAGGTACCTAAATCAGTTCCTTCTTTTGCAGTTCCAGCCCACTCTTCAAGAATAGCCTCTCTTGTTGTATTTCTAGATTTAGCAACATATCCAGCGATTCTATGAGAATCAAAGGGTTTCTTAAACTGACTAATAAAACCGGAAACCGATTCAAACAATTGAACCGGCTTTCCTGTTTCAGGATTTATGTAAGTATATTGGTGCGCTTCTGGATCAAATTTAAAATTCGGATCCTTAAAATATTCTAACTTATCTAACATTAATTGATTTGACTTTCAAATCCATCTAGTTGATTTAGTCCTGACATTTTTAATAATGCTTGTGCTAATGCATAAACATCTTTTTCGCAATATTTTGCGATTCTTGCATATTCTTGATTTTCCCAGAATACTCCACTAACTTCTTCTCCTCTGATATCATCCTTTGGGGAATCTAATCCAAGAGCAGTCATTATTAATTCAAGTGAAGCAAAACCTTCCTGCCATGCTCCAAAACTCCAATTGTCTGAAGTATCGATGAATGGCATTTCCCATGGTTTCTTATTATGAACTTGTAAATATTCAGGAAGCTTGTAGCCATTTATTAATAATCTCTTACACATAACCGGAACATCAAACCTCTTGACATTATGGCCAGTCATTTTGAATTTATTAAACTTAATAGCTACGTTTTCAATGCCATCAAGTATTTCCATTTCATCATTTCCATAATATGATTTTATAATCATGGACGGAGTGAGTCCATCCCATGTTATTCTTCCAAATGAAGCACATACTATTCTGTTAAATTCTGGAACAAGTGCTGCTTTATCATCATATAATTCAGCATTTGATTTTTCTCCATTATCTTCTGGCCATCTACTTCTTAGATATTCGCATCTATTTGCCCAAAGCTTTCCCATTCTAGGATTAGCTAATTCTAGAGCTTCTAAGTTTTTGTATTCTGATGCTGTTTCTAAATCAAAGAAAAGCATTCCCGTTAGTTCGTCTTGTGTGTACATTTTATATTATTTTATTTTTAATTTAAGTTTAGCCTAGAGTATTACCTATAATCACTTCACCTATTGTTCCATTTACATCACACGACACAGTTGAGCTATCTGTGATTCCATTTTCTCCAGTAAGCTGAAACACAGCACTGTATGTTATTGTTGTATTTGCAAAATGATCTGATATTTGTTTTCTACATTCTATATCTATTGATCCTCCACCTGCTTCCAATTCAATAACAGATAAAGAAATAGGAGAATTATCCCATGTCGTATCTCCTAATCTTCTGTATTGCCATTCAGATATTGATCCATTCGCTACTGAATCGACCTGTACTTCCAATGGTAAATTAAATATTCCAGAATAATTGACGGTTAATATACCAGTTGAGGTGACAGTATATGATTCTGAATCATAATCATAAGATCCTAAATCAAGAGTATTAGGAGAAAGAATAGCGCTTGGTATAAATTCTTCGTCATATGGGACAAACTCAACTCCAACTGGAGTAAAGTTATCCTTTTCAGTTCCTATAAATGATCTATACAGCCATCCACCGGGAACACGCTTAACAGTATTATATCTGTCAATTTCTAATTCTTCATGAAGGCCCATTGTATATATTGTAGCCATTATCCTTTATTATTTTCTTCTACTACTTCATTTGTAGGTTCAGGTCGAGTTGAAACTGCTCTTCCTTCCATTTTTTCCCAGTCTTTATTTTGACGTACAATCATATTTGTAACTTGGGCTCCAGTAATAGTAGGAAGACCTAATCCTAGTTTTTGAGAAACGTGTAAGATAGCACTTAAATCCTTTGGAAAACAATTATGTGTAATTATATCAGATTTTCCTTCAACCCAAAACAAATCATCATCTACTCTATTTGAATTTAATTCAAGATTATATACGTCTCCTTTAAATTCAGTTCTTTCTATTTTAGTTATTTTCATATTATTATACTTTATTTTCTATTAATTTTTCAAGTTCGTCTTTAAATATTAGACGAACATTATTACCTTGGTTTTTAAGCGCCTCAAATTTATCAATCTGGAATGTATAGTGAAATTTATTTTTTATATCAACATATTGATTCCATTCATGAACGAAAAAATCAGGATAATATGATTTATTTTCACCATTTAGCTCATATGATATTCTTCCCTTATGGCAGTCAAATGTTAAATCCTTTGAATCTAGCCATTTTATAAATGCAAGTTCCCATGTTCCTTGTACTTTATATGTAGTTCCATTTGAATGTAAATATTCGTACCATTTAGATTGACCAACTTTGACTCCGTTATATTTACCATCTGCCCATGCTTTAGCTGTATATTTTGAAATATTATCTCTAAATTCCTGAGTCATTAAAGTCTTTCTAGTTTTAGATGCTTTAATTCTTGAATCTAATCTTTTCATACCATTAGATTCACCAATATTGATCTTTCCTTTTTTTGAATTGGAATTTCTAATTTTCCAGTCTGGATCGTTTTTAATCATCATATTAATAGCATTTGACATTCTATCTCTAGCTCTTTTAGTTTTTTGCCGCATTTTTTGCCAACATTCTTTACAATAATCTTTATCGAAATCTGGATTATTTTTTAATAATGTTTGATGAGATTTCATATTACGATCGTCTATTTTATTACAATTGTCGCATTTAAATATTATTCTGGTTTTAGTATTTAATTTATTATCTGAGTATTGAATTAGCATTAGAGGTCAGTGTTTTCTTATTATTTATTTCTGACCAATTATAAAATTCATCAGTTTCAACTATGTCCTTAGCCATAGATAGAACAAGTGTTCCATTTCTTAAAACTGGGAAAATATGTTCAGGGGTACATTCTATATTAGATCCATCATGCATTGTGAATGAATATAAACATCCTTCAAATTGATTTTTAGTTACTTTTTTTACAATCTTAGTTTCCTCAGATTCTATATTGTTATCAAATGAAATAACTTCTATAAGTTCACCATTTTCATATTTATTGTATAAATCAAATAGGGACTTATTTCCGTCTGGAGTAGCTACTTCATAATGTCCAGGAAAACAATGTCCTCCAAATCCTCTGTCTCCATCTGGACCCGGTACGTTATAGTGGGAATTTCCAATTCTAGGATCATGCATCGTTGCTTCTATTACATCGTCATATTTGATATCTAACTTTTCACAAAGAGAGTAAATATCATTAAAGAAGCTGACTTTAGTTGCTAGAAAAAGGTTAGTTGTGTACTTTGTCATTTCTGCTTCTTTTGAATTGACAATGATTATTTCTGCACCTGGGAGTCCCTTTTGAAATATTTCCCTAACTGGATCCACATATTCCATGTAGTCTATTCCAAGAACTACTCTTGTTTGATTTTTGAAATCTTCAATAGCATTTGCCTCAGTTAAAAATTCAGGACTAAATGTAACACCTACTCTATTTGATAAGCCATTTAACATCTCTGTTGTTCCAGGTGGAACTGTTGATTTTACAATGGTGATTACGTTTTTATCTTGAATTTCTGCTTCTTTTGCTATGTCTTCGATAACTGATTCTACGATTCTAGTATCACATTCTCCATCTTCAAACATTGGAGTTGGAACACATACAAATATAACTTCGCAGTTTTCAACTAACATCTTTATATCTATGCTATTTTTATCAACAAATCCATTCGTTATAATTGATTTAGTTGAATCCTTGTCGTACGCAAAAACAGTAAATGTTTTACTAAGCTCAGTCATTACTGCGGATCCTACGAATCCCTGTCCAATTATTCCTATATTTGCTAATTCTTTCATATTAATTCTTTCAATCTTTTACTAAGTTTTTAACAATAGTTTTATTACTTATCTAATTTACAATCATCTAAGTCTTTGACTTTTCCATGATATGTTTTTCGATATGCGTGTACTGTTTTAATAGGAAGGAATAATTCCAAATATAGCTAGTTTTATTCTAGTTACTTTTACTTGAATTCGTCCCATTTTTTTATGATAGCGATTTTCTAGTCTACTTTTTCTTTTTACTTTTATTATCATGTTAACAAAATTCGCTTGATGATGATACTCTAAGTCCATCTACTAATCTATCATAATGATCACTTCCAGAAAACATAGTTCTAGGTTTTCCTTGATCATCAAATTGTTCTTTGTAGTATTTTTCTCCGGCATACCATCCATCAGGTTGACCCCATTCAAGAGCCATTTGGATAAACTCTTCAACATCATGTTCAGTTCCATATTCGTCTACTATTCTACCCGATCTAATAAACTCAAGAAGTTCTTTTTTATTTGTATAGAATTTATCATCATTAAAGTTCCAGCAAAATAGCCACCCAGTACTTCTTTTTCCGACATGAATATTTGTCTTATTTACAAATTCATCCCATGGAGACATTTTATCCCATTCATTGTCTAGTATTCCAATCGTTTTGAATTCATTAGATATGATATGAGCTCTCATGTCTATATCCATGACTCTCTCTTGTAAAACACCCTTGCGGCGTTTCATTTCTTCTTCTGTTGGTATTCTATAAAAATTTGTTCCCATATTACATTGATATTCCTCCGTGAATAGTTTTAGCGTCAATATCACCGGACATAGTTTCTACTTTTCCTCTGATATCTCCACATTCAACGTCCCCAGATAGTGTGTTTACATTTCCAGAAATATTTCCATCGACTTTAAGATCACCTGATGTCGATTCTACGTCGCCATTAACATCGCCATGGACAACTACGTCTCCCGATGTGGTTTCTATTGTCCCATTGTTTCCAGTAATATTAAGGGACTGGCATGCAACCACATTTAAAGATTCTACATCACCTGTGATTTCTATTTTAAGATTATCATATTCATATGTATAATCTACTCCATCAACTGTTATTTTATTCTTTGAAATAGAAATTTTATTTCCATTAACATCAGCTGTATTGAATTTAATTTGTGCCATTCCCTTTAATATATTTTTAATGAATTTCATTCCGAGTCCTTAGTTGATCTAATTTCCCACTTGAATGGGTCTCTATTTCTCTGATACTGATCCATTACGTATTCAATATTACTCGTAGTAGTCTTGAATGTTTCAGTTGTTCCATTTTGATACGTGATATCTATCACATAAGATAATTCCATGTTCTCAGCTTCCATAATTATTGTAATTTTGATTCATCAAAGTCCTCAACTTGAATAACTGTTTTTGCCTCTTGGCATTTTCCAGCTCGATAATATTTAGTCCAAATGTCTCCATTTTCTTCTCCTTCTCCCTTTAATATAAATAAGGCATCAGGATATTCTTTACTTATTTTAATCATTTCTTCATGATGGTCATATTAGTATTTTCTTTCTTGATCAAATAATTTCCATATTCCTTCACCTTCATGTATTTCGTAGAATCCATGTTTATGCCATCTTAAGACTCCAACTGGAGGATGTTTCTTAACATGGCCGTCTGATGTTGCACCTAACCATTTTTCAATTCGCATTGAAATCTTGGCACCAGTAACTGATCCAAGCATTGTTCCAACTGCATATGGAATAAACAAGGTCCAGCTCATGTCAGCTAAAATAAGTTCCCTAAATGTAAGGAACCAAATTGTATTTGAAAAGAACGAAGCGATCAAATGATACTTCATATTGTCTCTATTGCGAGATCGAGATACTATCGAAAAACTAATATTTTGCAAAAATGCTAGTGTAAATATTGTTGAAATCGCTATAATAAATGTAATACTCATGTTATCTTCTTCTTCTTTTTAAGTTCCCAGATAAATTTATTTCTAAAGTCGTTATCATCCCACCCGGGTATTAATTCTCCAATGGTCTTAGGAGTATAATCTATTTGTTCCATAGATACACATATATATCTCTTATCTTGTTTCTTAAACCATCTACCGAATAAACCATGTGTTTCTACATTATATTCATGAATATGTCCGTGAATATTATAAGGAACTCTATATAGTAGTTCTCTAGAATGTATCGGAGCATGTGTTAGAAATATCTCTTTGTACTTTGTCATTCCACCGATAGATTCTACATGTTTAAGTAGTTCATGGCAATGGCGTAACATATCATGATTTCCTCCAATTACTCTTTTGATTCCATTAAGACGATCTAAATATTTATAGCCGCTTGTCTTTTCCATAGTTATATCTCCAAGAATATATGTAATATCCTTTTTTCTAACTACACTGTTCCATTTAGCTACAATATGTTCATCATGCTCTTCAGCTGATGTAAATCCTCGTTTTATTGCCATATTCTCATGTTCAAAATGAGGATCTGCACAAATTCTTACTATGCTCATATGTTTATATTATACTACTTTTATATAATTTTTTCCAAGTTAGTTTTAAATAAATAACTAAAAATACTGAGGACAATGTCAAAGGTTTATAATTTCAGAGAGTGGGCTACGCGTATTAACGAACAAAATAATCAAGAGGGATTATCTTATAAGTCATATTCTACAGTGATGGCAGGAGCAACATCAAGTAAAACAACTAGTAAAAGTGCCATTTCTAAGTTTACAAAAATTTACAAAGTCAAAGATTCAGATAAAATAAGTAGCGAAAATGCTTTAAAGAAAGAACAAGGTGGAGCTGAATATTATGTCGGAGATAAAACGGTAAAAGGAACAGATTATTTAAAAATTGGAGATGTTATATTAAATGGAGATTCTGGAAAGGCCGTTAATATAACTATATCAAGAGCTAAACTTCTTAAATCATCAATAGAAGCAAGTGGTAATGGAATATATGCTTTAGCTAGAGCTCTTAAAAATGCTAATAAGTTGGTTGCTGGTAAAAAATTAAGTACATCAAATCCTGATATTATAATAGTTCTTAATAAAGCAAATCCAAATATTTTTTATGGAAGTCTAAATACTGGGTTTCAAAGCTGCTTAGGAAAATGGAAAGGATCTGTAAAAGGATCAATGGTTGCATCAAAGGCTGCTAAGCCGCATGAAAATAATAACAAGCCAAACATGGCAGTTTATAGAAAAGTAGCTGCTGGGGATGGACCTATGAGTGGTGACAAATGGGCAGCTATGAAAATTAATAGAGACGCGACTCCTAATATAACTGGAGTAAAAGATATAAACGCTACGATTAGACAACTTGCAGAATATAACAAAATTGACGCAACTTCGTTTATTGATAAAATTAAAGATAAGGAAATAGAAAGTTATGAAAAGTTAAAGCCTATAATTGATGAGTTTATAGAAACCTTTTTAACTGCACATATTGAGAGAACCGCTGATAGATATAAAAAACATTTAGATAATCAAGCAAAGGAATCAGGGGTTCCTTCTGATGTTTTTTCAAAATTCTATAATGCTATAAATTCTTGGAAAACAGAAGAACTTAAAAAGAAAGATGATTATGTTAATGGAGCACATAGTGAAGCTAAAGGACTATTTACACCAGGATCATTTAGTGGATCTACATCAAGACCTGCTCTTAAATCTTCTGGTAAATCTATTAAAGGTCAAGAAGGAAAAATTTAATCATAAAAAAGCGATTCATATGAATCGCTTTTTTATTTTACGTTAACTTTTAGTTTTTCCTAGGGTATATTATTTCGATTTCATCAAACTCTTTATTATACGAATAATAAAATCCAGATATTGTAGTCACTTTATCTTTAATACTCATAACGGATATATTTAATTGAATATCACCAAATGTATTGAGAACATCTTTTACTGATCTACAATTAGACATGATAAAATCTAAACTATCAACTTGATCTTTATTAATAGTCATTGCTATGTATTCCCATTGGTCTAAATCATCTTGGTTTATATTAAGAGTATCTACCATTTGATCATGGGATATTCTAACAAATTTTTCATTGTTGTCAATTTTAACTCCATGATCATAGCTCTGTGAGAATCCGATTACCGGTAGAATAAGTAATAGTGCAATTATTAAATTTTTCATTGGATGTATTTTTAATTGGTTATATATTTAATATACTACATATTACTGCATTATTAAATTACCAAGATCCAGATGATCCTCCACCTCCATTCATTCCTCCGAATAATAGAAGGGCTCCGATAATTAGTAATACGATTGTGCCTTTTTCATTTTTTTGGTTTTAGTGAATTTAATTTTGCTTCTTTATGGTATTTCTTTAATTCAATATACCCGAATGTGTCTTCAAATTTTTTATAGTACAATTCTATATATTTTAAAGTTACATTGAAGTGGTCTAATGATTCACATGAATCTATCATATCAATCACCTTGTTTTTGGTTGCAAGTTGTTTAATTATTTCCATGGTTTTTCATAATGATAATAGATTAGTCCACTCTGTATCAGGTGGCATAATTGTTACTTCTACATTTACTTTACTTGCATGTTCTATAATAGCGGTTAACATGTTTGATGTGTACATTGGGCCTCCTCCGTACTTTCCTTTTGCACATCGGTATTTAGATCCAGACTGACCTATAAACATAATTGATTCTTCGTCTTCTTCAATTGACGTTATTCCACTGTTTAGTTTCCATCTATCACTATCTAAATATCCTCCATACCATGTGGCAAATACTTTATAAAATAATTCGTCCTCATTTCCGTTATCGAACCTAAGTACTAGCCATTCATTAGGGTTTTCTGTAAAAGTATTCATATTGATGATTTTATTCTTTCTCTTAATTCAGTACTTGAAAAATGATGATTTCTTTCGTTATAGTAAATATCAATGTTTCTATATTCACAAAGTTCCTTTGCTGTAAAGTTTTTTTCTAGATAATCACTTCCAATAATTCTAATATCCAACTTAAACGTTAAAAATATTTCCATTAATTCTTCTTCGGTTTGATATGGAATTATTTCGTCTACATATTTACACCCGCTTAATTGAATATACCTTTCAACTAGTGATTGTATTGGTTTATTTTTATCAGGACGGTCTAATGTAGGATCAGTATGTAAAGCAACTATGAGGTAATCACATTGATCCTTTGCTTCTTGTAACATTTTTACATGACCTGCATGAAACATATCAAAACTAGAACATGTTATTCCGATTTTATTTTTACTCTTCATTTTTATCCTATTTATATTTTCCCACTTGAACTTCCTTCTCTTAATTTATTAGCTAACATTTCTAGAGTATCTTTAACTATTTGATTTCTCTTAAATGGCTTTCCTATTATTAATAGAGTTCTCAACATTCCTCTATCATTTTCTTTTAAAAAACCTTTTAAGTATTCATTAAATTTTTCTAATGATTCACTACTTGGCTCAGGGGATGCTTTAAAAGAAAATACGTCTAAATGTTTTTCACCTTTCAAAATATTTACACAATCTTCATAAACTTTATTATAATTAATAATTCGTTTTTGTGATTCTTTACTATTCATTTTTAATTTGTTTTTGGCCTTCTTGTCGTTCTGTTTTATGTAAAAATCTCTTAAATGCTTTATTAGTCCTGCTATTGGGCGACACCGAATGCCCACGGAAAGGTCTTTTACCCCACTATTCTCTTCCTCTTCTCTTATTTGCGTTCTGACCGTGTGCCATTTTCTAATTCTTTTTCTAAATCAATTGCAGCCGTTTTTCGTTGAAGTGTTTTATGTTGATGCCCAGCTTCTCCGTAACCCATCTTTTGAGTTCCAACTCCACCTTTATTAGATTTCACTCTCTTTTTTCTCTGTTTCTTCGTTTTCGGCATCTTCTTTTTTATTTATTTTTTCAGCTAATCTAAGAACTCGATACCATGCAATTGGAGTTTTCATTTTAATCTCTCCAGCTTCACCGTCTTCATTCCATACTTTAATAGCTTCATCGGCGACTGCTTTCAATTCAGCTTTATCTTCTTCGATTTTAGTCTTAAGAGTATTCATGATGTCTATTGCTTTAGCATCTAAAAAACTAGAACCCCAGTTTATCTTGCTAAATAAGTAATCGATATCGTCGTTTAGATTTGACATGTTATTATTTTTTAATATTCATCTATATATTACTTAATAAAATATCAGAGTTTCATTTGGGAAATTTTTTGGGGGTCACTCTTCGCGCTACTCTATAGTACCTCTTTATACTAAGGTAGAGTTAAAGTAAAGATAAAGAATACTAAGTAATATCCCACCCTCCTACCCTATTTTTACTATGTTATTTTGAAAGGTTTTAAAAAAAGAGATAAATAATTATATTAATTAAAACTTTTTGTTTATATTAAAGTATAAGCTAATATAAAATAGTCCCCAATGAATGACAATAATATCCATAGATTTCTCAGTTCTTTACCCTGGAGTATGTATATGTAAAGATTTTAAAGAATACCAATGGGTTTCCGTTGTCAATTCTAATACGACTAAAAAACATAGGGCTAATTTAGAAGACCTTGTTTTAAAATATCCTTCGATACATTTATCCTACACAGAGTCAAAAAGACGTAAAGATGAACAATATCATGTTACAGAAAGGATAAAACTTCACAATTACTTAGAAGCTACAAATCTTTTAATTTCTCAATTAAATGACGTAGTTGATAAAACAGATGACCTTCTTATAGCGATTGAAGGTATCTCATTTGGATCTAAAGGTAATGCTTTAGTCGACATATCTCAAGCCACCGGTATCATTAAAAATAAATTAGTCGACACATTTCTTAACGGAGATGTAAGTCGATTTTTTGTATTTAGCCCCGGGGAATTGAAAAATGCGATCGGCTGTAAAGGTAACGCACCGAAAGGAGATATATTCACCGCTTTTAAAGAAGAACCGCTTTTAGACTCAGTTAAAGAGTCTGACCTTCATAAAGCAGTCTTAGAAGAAGACTGGATAACTACAAATAAAAGCGATATTGTTTCTCCTATTATGGATATGATTGATGCGTATTTAGGTGTAGTTAAGATACACAACATACTCGATCAAAAATAATACAAATAGGATGAGTAATCAACCAAGAAAGAGAAAAAAAAGAGGTGACAAACATTATGTAAATAATAAAGAGTTCACCGCAGAAATTATTAAATGTAAAAAAACTGACGAGCTATCTAAATTCGCAATTTCTTGTTTTGTAGCACTAGCTAACAGAGCAGTAAATAAAATGTATTATGGAGATTATAGAGATAGAGAAGATTGTATTCAATCAGCCTTACTAGACTGTCTTAAATACTGGAGAGGATTTGATCCCGCTAAAGCTGAAGTACCTAATGCATTTGCATATTTTACTCAAGTGTGTAAAAATGGATACGCTAAGCAATGGAAAGCAATTCATAAGAAAACTGGATTACAAGACGATGAGCCATTGGATTTTATATCTTTGAGTACATCAGGTGATGGAGCTATTTACAGCATCTAATGATAAATAATATAAACTAAATCACTATAATGGTAGTTCAAAATCTTAATTTCTTCGATAAGTTTGGTAAGAACATGAATCTTGACTGGAATACAGATCGAGAGTTATGGGAGGGAACTATTTATTTCCCAGAAATATCAACGTTTGTATATGATAATGAAAACATATTTATACTAGAGGATGATAATGGAGATTATAAATTTCCAGTAATAAATCCCGGTACTGCTCTTAAATTCGAATGGATAGACAATGAAATTGAAGACGAACTAATATTATATGAAGTTGAAAAAGATTACGATCTAAATAACTTTTTCATAAACAAGAAAGATTCAATTGAAGTTTCATATGACGATTTAATTCCAGTTTCTGGAGGATCATCTATAGATATAAAACTTCCACTTCAAATTAATGTAGCGTTCAATCCAACTAATGAGATTAGATATGAAAGAATTTTATGTATGTTCTCAGTTGATCAAAATACTGGTGAAAAGACAAAAATTGCTGAATTAAGGTTTTATGGCGAAGGGGTTACAGAAGATGAAAGATTTGGAGTATGGGCTAGAAACTTTGGAATTAAATTCAATAAAGAAGATGCAAACATACTAAAAGATTACGATATAAAAGAGGCATACCCAGATTGGACCCAATTGAATATGGCTCGTAAAAATCTATTGGTAAATAAAGACCAAGTATATCCGTATATTGGGACATATAAGGGACTTAATAATTTTGTAAATATTCTTGGATATAAAGATGTACTTGGTATTAAAGAGTACTGGACTAATATCAATAAGAAATCTCCATACTATGATAAACAATTCATGGTTGATATAACAGATTACCTAGATGACGGTAAAATTGATGAGGTGAATATCTTAGATAAGAATCGTAAAATTAAGCATGGAAAACAATTTAGAAAAACGGAATGCCTTGCTCTAGTTTATCAATTTACACAAGCTACGGATAACTTCGATGATGATGGAATTCCTGAAGTTGAAGAAACCACAGAATTTACAGTTGATGAAATTTTCTATAAACTAAATAGATTACGAGATAAGGTTGAAACTGAATTTTTACCAATAAATGTAAAGATTAAAGATATAATAGGTGAGTTCATATATTTTCAAAAGATAACTATAAAATTCTGGCCAGATGATACTAAGATATTTGACTATGATCTTAATGAGTACTCGGAATTACAAGTATATCCTGATAAAAATGTAGACTTTAAAATTAGGTCTCTTGTTCCGCTTCTAAGAAAGGAGCATCCTAATGGAGCGACATTCGGACGCGTTATATTTAATAATGGTGTTCAAAATCCATTTGAACACAGCCAAAAATATTCACCATCTGATATTCCTCAAATGGTGGATTACATAACTGAATTCTATGATAGAACAAAGGAGATGCAATTTCCAGATATAGGTAAACGATTATTATGGGAAGAGGGCGATGATCCTGAAATGATTATTGGAGCAGCGTGTGTTTTCAATATATACAATGAGAAATTCACATTCGAAACTTTCAAAGGGGTTACATTTGAGGACTTAGAATCAATGGGATCATATGACCCATATTATACTCTTGAAAACTTAGATTTCAAAAACTTTTATGAAATAACATGGAGAATTACAAAAGACGCTCCTAATCCATATTCATTTGAATACAGAGGAAAAATAGAGGACCTATGGCAACTCCCACATTTTCTACCATATCATGGAACATATAGACTAACGGTAGAGCTACATGACTTCTATGGAAATTCAAATGCATATAGTAAATTCATAACTGTTCAAAGTGATCAAGTTGCTCACGTTGTAGCAGTAACAAGACTAGAAGATAAATTTAACTATCAATTAGATAATTTAGATAATGTTCAATTGAAAGATTTTGGGACAAGTCCTAATTATTTTCCAAGAGTTTCAGTATTAGATAATGAGGAAGCAATAAGTGAAGTCGATATTGATAAACAATTACTTCAATTTGCATGGTATTATAAAAACAGATATGGAATGGGTCAAAATCTATATGATGTAGAAATATTTAATGAAGGAACTGGAACTTATGTTCCATATAAAGACCCCTCACAAAATCATCCAAAGAAATTATACTGGGGATTAGGAGAAAATAATGAGCCTATTAAACTTCAAGATTTCAAAGGCATGACAATGAAGTCTCTATTCTTTATGAGGCTTTCTGATCTAATTTACGTAGATGACTTTAATGCTGGATTCTATTTAAGAAATCCTACACCTGGAAAAGTTATTCAAATTTCGTTGTTTACACCATATGAAATTCCTCAGTTTACTGACTTAGATGATTTAATTAATCAATTAAATGCAAGTGAACATCCTGGAATTAAGTTATTTAACTATGAAATAATCAATGGTAGAAAATCAGATGATCAATATATAGTACATGCACAAGCAGAATATTTGAGTAAGGAAATGTATCATATTTTAATGGACGATGGAATTAATACTGGAAGTCCTAAAACGAGTCCTCAAACTTCAAGTCCTGGATCAGGATTATCAGATGTTGATAAGTATACATTCTTCTTACCTCTTGAGATTTATTCAAAGAGATTAATGAGCTATCTAAAATCTACATATCCAATATTAGACGATGAAACTATGTTCCTATTTGCTAAAACTTCTGATATAATAAGTGGAGCTGTACAAGATCCTAGCTTTTGGGTAGATAAGGAATATTGGAAATTTGAAAACAATAAACAAATAGGATATCTTCCTACTTTAATGGATCAAAACTCTTTCAATATAAATGATATAAAAGTATATGAGTCTTCTTTTAATGTGCCTGAAAATACTCCAGTTTTTCTAAGTGTTAATAACATAGATGGAAAGCTAGAATATATATGGACGTTAACTAATTTAGATACACTTGAAGAAGTAAAAGTAAGATCAGTTCCATTCTTTGCATGGAAATTTAAAGATCTAGGAAGATTTACAATTCATGTTGAGATTCACGATAATAGGGGTAACATCTATATGAATGAGATTCATCAGATGATAAACGTACTACCTAAAGAACAGTACATAAAAAATATTGAAACTAGGTTAAATAGGAGAAAGAATAATCTTTTAAACTAATTTAATCAAATCGATAAATAAAATAAAATAATTCTATAACAATGGCATTTACACCAGTAAATTTACCGATTCAAGAGATGTTGCAGAGCGATTTCATCGTTGATTTAGCACAAATTCATAATTCAAATGTACTTCTTTTGAAGGACAAGTTAGAAGATGTGATTAATAATTTTGAGTTCGATACTAACACTATTTCAATCGGAACAGACAACCCAATTAACAGCATTAGAACTCAAGATATAGTTATCCAAGATGGAGGATTTATATTTCAAACTGGAGTTCCAAATCAGATAATTGCAAGACTATTTAAAAATGGATCTGATGAATCTGTTTTAAATGTAGATAATATAACAGTTGATTCAGGAATTGATGCTGATAATATAACTATAAATGATATTACAATAAATAACTCTGCTACTTTTGCAGGACCAGTTGTTGCTAATGGATCATTTGATTATGAAGGGTCTCTTATTGAATCAAAAGAATCAGTTTCAGTGCTTGTTGAAAAAGTAGCAAATACAGCAGTTGGTACGATTACATTATCTAATACATCAAGGAAAAATATATACGTGACACTTACTGCTGAAACAACAGTTGGACCAACTAGAGTATGGGATGGATCTGCTTTTGTAGGAACATTAACTGATATTATACTAAACATTGATTTTGATGCTACTAATCCTCCTGCAGAAAATACTTCATTTACTATTCATATTGTAGATGTAGTTGAAAACTCAGGTTCAGTTAGCATTGTATCAAATATTAATGCAGTGGGTACTCCTCCACCTGTTCAAATAGCAACTGGGGTAAATCAAAGTACTACTGGAACAATTATCATGCATCATGACTTAGTAGCAGAGGGACAGAAACTAGCAGTTAATCATCAAACTAACGCAATGTTTCAATCTCAAGCGCTATTAAGATATGGACATAATGCTACATTCAATTATATAATTGATAATAACTCTAATGACAGACTGTTGATAACATCAATGGTGGGATTAGAAATATACTAAAATAATAATTAATAGAGATGGCTGTTACACCATTATTAAAACCGATTCAAAATAAGAAAGGAATCTTATACACCTTTCAAAGTGCTTTAGAGGATATTGATCTAAAGGTTGCTAATGGTGAGAACAATGTTAGATACTCTAAATTTGCATTACTTAATATTCCTAATTTTGGAACTCCAGATTCTCTAGAATTTGATAATAAATTTCAATTTTTAGCACAAGGAGAATCTACATTATTAGAGGGATTAAATACGGACCAAAATATAAACTTAGCTCAGAGTTTTCAAAGTTATGCACTTAATATGGAGGCACTGTTAATTAGTCGTCCTCAATATATGAGAGATGCTGAAAGAACCGTATCGGAGCGAGTATTTTGGAAATGGCTAAAGGAATCTGGCTCTATCAGATTCAGAGATGCTAATGCAATTGAGAAAAATACAGACATACTTGAAACTGAAAAACGATTTGTAGAGGAATACAATGCAACTAGCACATATGAAAGAGTAGTTCAATATATCGGAGACATTGACGTTGTTAATTCAATAAAGTCTCCAGAAAATTCTTACACAGAGGTTTATATTCATATTCCTACTAATGTGGGAAGTACAACTCATGTATTATTCGAATCTATTAAAGATGATAATTATTATCCTAATATGACTGTTGCAAATAACGCAAAAAATCCATTAGATATAGAATACTTATCTGGTAGAAGATTTGATGAAACACATCCATTTGGATTATCAGTAAAAGCATATTACGATTTAGATGATGCAAGTGTTTATACTGAAATTTCTGATGAATTTGGAGGAAATACTGTGCCAGGTAATTGGTTTACTCAAACAATTAATAACTCATATTATACTGATAATATAAATGGAGAATATGATATAGCGAATACAGACTGGATAACTAAGCAGCTTGGAGTAGATTCAGTTGGATATGCTAGAACTACACTTGATGGAATATCATTAGATTTCAACTTGGATAATTATAAACTAGCTGCTGAAAACCCAAATATTAAAGTATTTTCACAATTTAATGATTACATTGCAAATAAAGACTTTCAATATAATGCTATCCTAATTTATTATGATACATATGATGCAAATGATTTAGATGCGAATGGAAACCCTAATTCATTTACAACTAATTTATATGGGGTAATGTTCCTTGATAAAATTGAACAGGCAGGATTAGAATTTGAAATTCCGTCAATTACAAAATATAAACCAGATCCTCTTAATAAGACAAACGGTAATTCATTCTCTTATAAAATGAATCTTAAATTAGATACTTCTGTTGAAAACGTACTGGTTGAAAAATCAATCAATGATTATTCTACTTTTTCAATGGATTTATTTACTGATGTTTTAACTGAATTTAAAAGAATCCAAACTAGGTTAAATGATAAGTTGTTAGAGATAGAAGGAATAACACAAGAAGTTAGAGAGTTAAAGGACTTAATGATTAACAGTGAGGACCTTAATGAGTTAAATCTAAAAATAGATAACTTAGAAACATCAGTCACTGAAAATCAAGCTATTTTTAATAATACAGGAGAATTAATGAGAATGATAGAAAATGTAAATGATAAAGTAGTCGATATAACAAATGGAGATGCAAATATTGAAGTTACATATAACACTGATGTTCTTAAAGCAGGAGATGGAATGAGACTTGATAAACGTACCCCTAATAGAGTTAGACTTGAAAATACAAATCAAGAATATAATATATCTAATAATTCAATTGTGAGTATTTTCGATAATAACGTAATTGAGCTTGGAAGATACTCTAATTATATTAGACATGAAAACAACGGAGATGTAATTATATTAATAAGAGATCTAGAAATATTCATAGATGACTCTACTATTCCATGGAGTAAAGGTCAAACTTTAAAGTTAGTAATAGATGATGAATTAAATCCAGATGTATACGACCTTAAAATTAAAACTGATGCTATTAATAAGGCTGGAAACGGAGTATTTGGAACTACTATTGGAGTATTCAATGACTTAGATTTTACTCCATCTGGAAACAGGCCAATTTTTGAAATCATATGTATAAATGCAGAAACTCTAGAATTTAAAATAGACAAAATAAGATAATATAATGGAGACTAAACACACAATAGAAGCTTTACTAAGTAGATTAGTTGTTGATGTAGATAATATGAACTCGTTCATATATAGTCTACAAAAAATGCTAGACTCTAAGTCTGAAAATGTAACAATCACACAGACTCTAGAAGATGGAACAACCAAAGAAATTAATGTACCTTCATTTGGGTATATGAAAAGTAAAATCGATAACGTAAATACAAATTTCGAAACTCTAGTTTCTGCAAATAACGACGTTATTGGTATAAAATCTTCAAATGGTGATGTTCGTAAATTTGAACTTAAAAAGGTGTCCAAGCTTTTACAAGAACTAGAAGAAGTGTCTAATACAAACGTCGCTATTCCAACTTCATTTGGAATTAAAAATAACTGGTTTTTTGAATCATTCCTGAATCCATTATTATTTGTAAGCATTGATGTTCAATCTATATTAACAGATGATATTGATCAATTTCAAGTAAAAAGATTAATTATTAATTCTGTAGATGATGATGATCTTACATTTTTCGCAGATAACTATTTAAATAATAACACTATTGATTTAAATGAAGCTAGGGCTACATTAGAAGAACAGGGTATTGATTTCTTTGAGGATGATAATATAGTTCAAATGGATACTGCGGTTAATAGATTCAAAGGAACATTTGATTGTCTTAGAATCATGGAAGAAGACGTTGATCAGGTGATAGTTGCAACTGGAGAAACTGTAACTGTAAATAGAAGAAGGTACAAATTAAGTTCTCTAAATTATACCGATATCTTAGATAATGCTAACAACACTAGAATACTATCAGAAGGAGATGTTTTAATAACTGACCTAGATTCAGAATATAAAGTCGTATCGGTAAATAAAACTGATACTGAAGTAGTTCTTGAAAGAATATTTGGAGTCGAACCTATTACAATAGGAGCCGATGTTTTAAGAATGAAGCCTGTTAAATATAGAACTCCTGAGCTTCAAGTAAATGTAGGATTTAATGAAAGAGAAATCATATTTATTAAACCCGTTAGTAAAGCTCAAAATTTAACAATTGATGATTATTCAAACGGATTCGGAGTTTTTTCAAATAACTTAACTATCACTCTTGAAGATGAAAGTGAATCTACATTAGAGGAATACTACAATAATTTTGTTGCTGATTTTGGAATGATACTATTAAGTGCAGCTAAAGAAAAAAAGATTCCAGCAATACTTGCAGAAACACCAGATGCCCCAGTAGTAGATGCTTCAAATTTTGAAGTTGTTCAAATAGATTCGCATATTAAAGAAGATGAGGACGAAGAAGAAATTAAAAATCAAGTAGCTGAAAAGGAAAATCTTAAAGTTAGAGTTAAAGAAAATCTAAAGAAGATTGATGATCTTAGAGCTCAGCTAAACGATACTGAAAAATCAACTTCTGAGAAAAACAGAATTGACAAAAAAATTGCTTCTTCTATAAAGGAAAAAGCAACAATTCAATCTCAATTAAGTTCTACAGTTAGAGAATTAACTACTAAACTAAGTACTACTCCCGCATTTAATAGAACTTCTAAATATAGAGTAAGAGGATTCTGGCCAATTCCTGAAGCTAAGGATAGTGTTTCAGGGTCACAGAACGTAGTTCAATTTAAAATTAGATATAGATACTTGTCTAAAAAAGGAAGTGCTCCTAATGCAACTCAGAGTCGTATTAGACAAGCAGACGATACAGATTCAATTGCACTGTTTTCTCCGTGGACTGAAATAACTACTAAGCCTAGAACTAGAGTATTGGATGAAACTACTGGGTTGTATACTTGGTCAACTGAAGATTTATCATCAGCTGAAGAAGTTAATCCAAATCAATTGGATTTATCTATTAGAAAAGGAGAAACATTAGAATTCCAAATCAAATCAATATCTGAAGCAGGATGGCCAGATAACGCAGCTGAGTCAGAATGGTCAACCCCAGTTCAAGTACCATTTCCAGAATCAATTGAATCTGCTGAAGAGGCTAGTGTGATATCACAGAGATTATTTGCTGAAGAGGCTAGATTAGATTTCGAAGACGAATTAACTGCTAGAGGTTTAGATTTACATCTAGGAAATCAATTTACAACAGGTGAAAGGTTTTTTGCTCATAAAGCAAATGATATTGCATCTGGGTTCTTCACAACTGAAGGAAATATTATAGACCTATTCGAAAAAATTAAAACTCTAGAATTAACAGTCGAATCGTTAGAACAGGCGCTTGCGCTTGATACTGGAGTTATTAAAGTATCTGTTATTGATAATGAAGGTAATGTGTCTGAAGTTAAAAATGGAGACACACTTAATTTATTCGCTGGTTATTATAGAGATCAAATTAAAGATACGTCTGGAACATCAGTTGTATATAATGACGGTAGAATAATAACCAAACAATATTCGATATCAATCGAAAATACATCTGCAACTAAGCTTGAATTAATCACTCTATTAAAAGGAGGAATTGAGCAACCTGTTATAACATCTGATCCGATTAGTAACCCAGATTCAGACTACCATATTAATAGAAGGTATGACCTAGTTCCTATGTCTATTAACTCGGCAGTTGAGGCTGATTCAAGAGAATATTATATTCACCCAGCTGGATTCCAATCACAGCAGGTAAATAGCCAATATATACATTCTAGGTTTAAAAACTACGGATTATCTACCGATATGTACGATTATTATCCACTTGGTGGATTGGGATGGGCAAGTGCTGTTACTAATCAAACGCCAAATGCATATGATGGACAAACTATAGGATCAAATGTTGTTCCATTACAGGGAAACATGTATGTTCCATTTAGACCAGGTGAAAGTAACAATTCTATTATTCCACATGGTGGAACTAACTCCGATGTTTGGCTAGGAACAACTAATACAACAGCTGTTCCACAGGGATTTGGATATATAACTGAATTTTGTATTCACAAAGATCATCCTGATCTTCAAGCACTTGCTCCAAACTTAAATGTAGGAACATCTGCATCTAGTCGCCAGAATTTATTTGGACCATATGTAGCTGGAACAAATCAGGAATATTTGCCGTTTGCACATGCTCCATTTATGGAAACATCGGTTAATGAACAAACCGGGGTTTTAGGAAACAATTATAATATTCAAGCAAATAGACAAACTCCAACTGAAGCAACGTCTGCGTCTAATTCCACTAATAATGATTTTCCTATTAAATTAGGATTTGCTCCAAATGATGAATTCTTAATTGGAAAATATACATGTGGATCATATTTATATATGTTCCCTAATAACTATAAAGATATATCAGTAGATGGAAATCATCCTGTTCTATCAACTAAGGCTATTGTAAATGGATCAGAGAATGCAGTTAATATTCCAGTTTTATTTCAATATCGATGTTCAGATAAATTATCTTTTATCGGAGGATTTAGAACCAGTGAGACATTAAAGAATATAAAATATTCAAAGAAGATCGGAATTGATATCTTTGTTAAAGATGATGTACCATTTTCTTTTGATATTGAAGTATCGACTCAGTATAAAAAGGAAACAACTATAGATTCACCAATTGTGCCATCTAGAGGAGCTGTTCCAGTAACTTTTTAATAAATGGCAAGAACTATAGATTTTCAACAAATATTACAAGATGAAGCAAGTTTTCAACTAGTACGAACTAATCCCAAACTCACGGGAAATGTAAAGCTTACCGTTGATTCCAATGATAACATGTGGCTGAACTCAATTGATGCTAATGAAGAATTATCAAAGGCGTTATACAAAAGATTTTCAATTGATCCTAGTATGTCGCTTCCTGCTAATATGTTTTCATTCTTTGATAGTGGAGCTACTCCAAGTGAGATTGTATTTGAATTAAGTGAAAACTTTGAACCTACTAAAACATCAACTGATTTTAAAGACCAATATGACTTTGATAACTATTTCAGTGGAGTAAACTATTTACCAAGTAGACGATATGATGAAAAGCTATCATACTTTGCTCCAATTTACTTAAAGGAAGATGTTCCAGAATATTTTGTAATATTTAAAATAGAAGATCCTTTGAATAATCCAATTGATGAAATGGCTGAATCGTATCCTTATGATAAAGAAAATTACATCAAAGAACTATTCAAGAAATCTACTATAATCAAAACATTTGATTTAAGGCCTACTACTGACGTTGGAAAGTTCTTACGTAAACATGTAGAAAATATTAAGTCTAATCCACTTGAAGTTTCATATGATGAAAATACCCTAACTAATTTTTATGGAATATTATATAACTCCGGTGTATTTGGAAAGAGAGGAGAAAATCTATATGATTTTTATAGAACATCAAATCCTCTTAAAACATTTGAAGAATTCATAACCCTTGGATTTGAAAGAAATGGAGTTATATTTCCAAACATACTTAATATGGAGTTTATATTTGACGACGACACTTCTGAATTATATGACTTTAATAGATATGTAGGAATGTATGTAAATGCTATAGAATTGTCTAAGTGTGATATTGATTTAGATAGAGGATTTAAAGAGAGAAGCACTTGGGAAAATGAGCCTAGATTTAGAAAAGAATACTTTGAATGGGAAAATGTAAATGTAGATCAAAGTAATGAAGATGGAGTAATAATTCCTATTACAAATCTAGATGTATATCTTTCTGATTTCGAGGATATATTTAATGACAAAGATAATATGTTCTTTAATTATATAACAGATAAACAAGGGAATTTACATCTCCCATCCCTAGATAACCCATATAATATCGATTACGAAGGCACAACCGAGCTTAAAAGTGGTAAAATAAAAATGTCGAATACTAGTATTGAACTAGGAGACATGTTTGGTCCAGGTAAATCATTTTTACAAGATAAAGGAACAGTTAGTGAAGGTTGTGGATGTTCGTTCATATATATTAAAATAGAATCACTAAGCCACTTAGATGCATTTAAGTTCTATCATCCACATGGAACTAGAACTGATTCAAATGGTAGATATGAACTAATAGAAGGAGCTTCTAATTTTGCTCCTCTCACTACTCCCACTGATTTTTACTACTTTCACGATATTGATAACGTAAACGGAAATGATACTTTTTATTTTAATGTAGATGGAACTAAGTTAGAAGTAGCAAAATCATTAGCGGGATGTCTTAATAATATTAGAAGAGGAAGTGTTACTGCTCAAGTATTTAATGAATATGTATTTATTAAAGCAAATGTGAATGGTGATTATGATAGCTTATATAAAATGTCATTCGATTCACAACTTAATGATTATTCTGGAATCACAATTAACGATGTTACTGGAACAGATCTAAACTCATTGATTAATTTTGATGGTGGAAGTATAAACAATGATTCTAATAGATTAATAATAGATTACTCTCACTTTGAAAAAATTAAATCTAGATTAGATAATATTTTAGTTAAAACTAAAAATGGATGGTCTAAGATTTATAAAATATCTAGATTCATAGATCCTATTAACGAGAAAAATATAAGTACATTAACTGACAGAAGAAATGCTATAGATGAATTTTTTGGAAAAATGGCAATTGCATTAGAATTACCTAAAACTCCTAAGTTAGAATCTGGAGATTTTACTATGACTCTTAAACATCGTCCAGCGTTTGGATTATTATCATTTTTCCCAATTAAAGACTTTGACTTTGACTTCTATTCATCTGAATATTTAAATTTCCCACGTGTTGATTTATATGAGCACTACTATATTCCACCTTTAATGAAGGAAATATATAATGATGTCACATATAATATTTATGGAAATGGAGAAATTGATATAAATGGTGTGATTGTTTCATCTGGATCTTCTTATACGGTTCCTAGTGGAACAGATGGACCATATGAATATCGTGTTATATCTGGAGATGTTATAGTAGAAGCAAAGGGAAATCCAACTGGAACTATTGGATATTGGAATGCAGTCAATGATGCAGATGAGGAATTAACACAATTTCCAGGATTCTTTCTACTAAAGGATCCAGATAGAGTTGTTCCTGAGATAACTAGTGGAAATCCTGGATTTGATTTATATAATCTAAGAGATAAGTACTTAAACGGTATTGCTAGATCTGAATATGATTTCTATAAAGAAAATTCATCAAAGGATTTTTCATTAAGGTCTAAGATTCTTCCATACATTACCAAGTGGGTTTATCCAGACGGATTAGACTGTAGAAGTAATCCATATAGACTTAATACCGAATTAGTATTTGGATTTAATAATTTTGCGCCAAATCATGAGGACGCGACTCAAAATCCATCTAATTTTACACATGAATGGTTCTACATCGAATCTAATTTTAGATACACAAGCGACGAACATATTGTTAAATTAAATAATTCATATTTTCCAGAACCATTTGATTTAAACAGAGCAGTTACTGAAGATGGGTACTTTATAGATTACTTTACATATACTCCTACATTTAATGGAGAAGAAATTGGTAAAACACAAACTAGATACTCTCCTATTCGTAAAAATGCATTAGGAGTATATGAGACGTTTTTTAAAGGGTTCAAAATACAGTTTAAAGATTATATAGATGCTGATAATTTAAATGAAGCAGGTAAGCCTGAATTCAATCCTCTTTCAAATAAATATGATGGATATAAATTCACAACACTACTTAAACCAATCAAAGAAGATATAAATGATGATACTACTCCGCCTATTAGATACAGATTCATAGAACATGAGGAGTTTAAATTCGTTATGTTGCTTATTGAATTAAATATAGGATCAACAGATTCAATTGACGAATATTGGTCAACTGAATCAACAACTGATCCATATTCAGGAGTATCTAATGAATCAAGTATCATAGGTGAAACACTTAACTATTTAGATACAATTCCAGGAAGTGGAGAATTTGCATATAACTCAATAAATGGAGATTACAGAATTAAATTTGAAGAGGTTGATGGAATGGATATTTCTAATATGACACATACTCTTCTGTACTCTCTTAAACATAAGAAATTTAATCAGCTAGACAATAACTATTCAAATATTAGACTTAGCAACAAATTATGGCTAAGTTCAAGTGGTCTGCTTGGAGCATTCAATGGAGATTATAATATTGATGCTATTCCTAATGTAAATATACCTAATTATCCATCTAACTTCAATGATGAGATTCATTTCCCATCTGATGATACGTTCATAATAGGATACGATAAGATTATTTTTCAAGATCAATTCATTGATCTTATTAATGGACTTACTCCAACTGGAACTAGTAATTTTATATCTACTACTCGTGACACTATTGAATATGTAAATATATCTTCAGTTCCTGGAGCAGCATATGGATTATCTGATAATCTAAATAACCTACTTACGTACTTACCATCTGGGATTACTAATTCACAGGTATCTTCAAATTACGTATTTAAAGTGATGAAGGGTGGAGAATTATATTTTGAATCTCTACTTGAAAAATTATCATTTGGTAAATTTAAAGAGTTAACAAACGAATTAGATTCTTTTGTAGAATATGAAACATATTCATATGATGGAACTACTCTCGAGACAAAAGATTCTAATTGGTATACTGAAATTCCTAATAATTCATTTATTCAAAAAGTAGACGCAGTTATTCCTCAAATAGATGAAAACAAACCCTCTAATTTATCATTTAATAATCTTATAGGATTTAGATATGATAGATCTGCGTTAGATAACTCATATGAAATTAATAGATACGCAGGAGGATTTGTTCCACTATTTAAAGATGTATTTACATTTAACTCTAAATTCAATTTTGATAAGAATGAAATAAATTCTCTTGATTTAAGTAACACTAGGTTTAATATAAACATAGAAAACTTCTTGAAGCTAGATAATTTCAGCCATATTAAAATTGCAAACACTAAAATATTAGAACTAGAATCTGATGAAGAGTTTGAACCTAAATATGAAATTGCTAATGAGATTGCAATAAGTAGATCTGATTACGATCTATTTAATTCAAACTGGGATTTTGGATTCCATCATTTATATACGGACAAATCAACTAATAAACCAGTTTCTGGAACACTTAGAATAGAAGAAGATTATTCGTTCATAGCTAAGATAATTAATCTTAGGGATATGATTGAATTAGAAGAGTATTCAATAGATAAGGTAAATGATGTAAGTAAAGTAAACCTAGATGATTATGAAATAGTATATCAAGATAATAATAGTTCAATAAGCGGTAGAATTAACGTTAATAATGTTCTTATATCATACTTACTACAGGATGGAATATCTGCTAAATTCACTGAATTTTTAGTAGACCAACCTGGTTACATAGGAAACTTTGAAACAATAGAAGACTACGTTAAAGAATATATTAGATTAAACATAACTAAATTGTATGAAATCGTAGAAGTTGAATTTTATACGAAGGAAGATAAAACATTAGATGAACAATCTCTACAGTTAAATCAAAACTCAATAGAATTTAGATTATTAGATGATTCTGATCGCTTTGACCAGGGATATAAACTGAACCGAAACATGGAGATAAATAAACTTGATAGATTTACACTAGGTTTTGAGTTTTCTAAATCGATTAACAGTGGAACATTAGTAAGTCCTAAAATAAAAATTAAATTTATATAAAATATGCCAGTAAGAATAAATTTAAAGGAGCTTTTCGGAAGCGACTCACAGACTGTAACAATAGATAAGTTAAATTTTAACTTTAATAAGCTATTGGAACTTGGTATTGGACTCGAAGGAATTCAAGGAATTACTGGTGGAACGGGTTCAATTGGTCCATCTGGTATAAAAGGAGATCAAGGAGATAAAGGTAACCAATGGTTCGTTGGAACATCAGATCCTAATTTAACTACGTTCCCAGGATTAATGGACGAAGATTTCTACGTTTTATCAGATAATAGTCAAATCTGGCAATATGATGAACTTACTGATACATGGAATATTATTGTTGACCTAGGTGGAATTGTAAACAATTACCTAAATACAGCAGGTACTACATTTGTAAGAGGATTTGGAGAAGGATCTCCACAAGACTCAAGATATATTGTTTTTCCTAATAAAGGTAATACGTTAACTGATCAACAGGGAGATTCTATAGGAAGTGGAATAACTAATAATGACATATTTCTACTTAGTAACTTTAATGAGACTCTACAAGGAACTGTTATAGATATTGTCGATGATTTATCAAACACCGACTTTTATTATTCTGCAATTCAAAAGATTTATGTAGATAGATCTAATGCAATTGATAAGCGATATCATCTTGAATTAGGATCATTAAATGATATTGCATCAAACGGAGAACCATTTGAGCTTTCAACATTAAATCAAAATTTAAAACTAAGACATGAATATAAAAATGGAATATTCAACGGAGTATTTTCATTAACTAAGACTGAAACAGATGCTCCGGGTAGTATAACACATAATGGGTTATTTGATTTTCAATTTGCTAAGTTTAATCCATCACCACTTGTTCAGAAAGAAGGCTTTATTCAAATGGGATCTAGATATGCTCATCTTGCAATGGGAAGATCATATGTAGAATTTGATGGAATTAACTTCAACGTATCTGGTGTAGGAGATGCAGGTATTGGAATTGGAGAAAGTTTTGATAATATACTTCCACATATAGATGGAAATAACTATTTAGTTATAAAATCAGATGACACTGGAGTAAATGGTGTAATTGTTGATACTGATATGTATCAAGACAATGGAAACATTGAGCAGTTAGGAACTGGACCGTTGTCTGTACATCCAGTAGTAGGATCAGGCCCATCTAATGTTCCATTTAGTTCTTTAACATATGGATTAGGAGGCATTGTTATTTCTGGAAATAGAGTTATTCAAGCAAGTGCATCAACATCTACTGCTTATCCTGCTATTTTGATGTCAGATCCTAGTCTAGAAGGGTATATGTTTGTTAGTGATTTAAATAACTCAAATTCACCTATTCCTATTTCTACATATAATGGAACCGGTCAAAGTGAAAACATTTCTGGTTTATTACCAGTAGGCGCAGGAATTAGTGATATTGAAGTAAATGGTGATTTAATATATGCTATTACTAACTTGCAATCTGGAGCACATACTGCGACAACAGTAGGACCAAATGTATATTCTAGAGTTAATTTTCAAATTATGAAATTTGATACAGAGTCAGGAGACGATTTTACTGCAATATCTCATGTTGTTAATTCGCAATTAGATGGAGCACATAGAATTAAATTAAATGGAAGCAGAGCAATTGTTGCAACTAACCATCTTAGAGGATGGGGAGATCCATCTGGAAGTGCAGCTACCTCTCAATTTGATGCAAATGGTCAAATATTAGCTTTAAGTATAATCAACGAAAATGATGTAGAGCCTGTTGCTATAACTAGACAAGATAGAACGCATCATCTTGATTTAGAAGTAGCAAATAATAAAGCATATACAGTCTCAATAGAATTCAATGCTCCATCTGGAGTAAATCACACAGGATTTGGTGTATCTGTTAGATCTTATGATTTAGATGAAATCGTAAATGGATCATCTCCTATCGGAATATCACTAGGAACTGAATCAACATATGACATTGTTTCACCTAATTCAACTAATATAAATTCTGCTAATTCAAACGACTTAACGGCAATTAATAAATTCGGAGCAATTGCAGTTTCAGGAGATATTGTATGGGCTATACATAAAAATATATTATATACACTAAGACAAGATTCTGTATCTGGGTCATTTATTCTACTTAATGTTGTAGCATATCACGATGATGTTAACGTAAGAGCAATGGACATAAAAGTAGTAGGTGATTCAATCTATATATTATGTGCATCTGGTAACCCAACGCTTGCGTATTCTCCAACTAATACCCATTTAGTTAAATTAAACGCTAATAATGTTTCTAGTCCGTCTATAGTAAGGACTACTAACATTGGTGAGCCATCATCTTCTAGATTAGTAGTAGAAGGAAATAATATATATGTTAATAAAAATAACGGAAGTACTGGTTTTCTTATTCCAATTGAAGTTGACGGATTTAAATCTGATGCTATTAAAATCGGATCAATTAAGACGCATACATTAAATGCTACAAATGATTTAAAAGTAGGAAATATTTTAAATGTAGGACAGTCAGTTAATGTTGGTAAGGGTGGAATTAAAGCGATCGGTCCAGTTACTTCAAGTAATGTTTTATCTAATAGAGTAGGAATTAATAAAGACTTTTCTATATTAGATCTTAATGATTTTAGTTTACAAGTTAGTGGTAATATGCTAATGCACAATACGCACATAAGTGGAACTACAAAATTGCACTTTAATTCAAGCTCTGCTAATCTAGACACTGAAATAGTAAATTTATCTCCAAATGGCGATCTTACTATTATGACAACTCCTGAATATACAACTGAAAATGATCCAACTGGTGATGGATTAATGAAAATTGTAGGAGGAGGAAGCGATGGAATTTATATGTATACTCCAGATTCAACAGGTCAAGATTATATTGGAGATATAAAAATAAGACCAGGTGATTATACTGCACCTTTATCTCTTCCAGGTGTAGGAAGTCCTCCGTTTTTCCAAGAAGGAGTAATTGTTCTCGAGAGAAGAGTACAAATGATTGATTCAATAAAAACTCCAATTGGAGGACAGGGTGGTAATTTTGAAAACACTTTCAACAGTCCTACATTATTTTTACGAAGAAACCAATCATCTAGCAACTGGGCAGATGATTCGTTTGGAGGATTGGTACTACAAAATGATGCAGCATATGATAGAGTTATGCGATTTAGCGCAAGTCAAGTTACTTCATCTGGTCATCCAGATAGGCTTACAATATGGTTAGAAAATACTCCAGGAGCAGGTTCATCTGGAACTCCTGGTAATGCTGGAGGATGGCACATAACAAAACGAATTGTATTTGATCCATATCTAGTAGAACAGTTTATTATACCAGCATGTCATAGATTTTACGTAGAAGTAGGAGGTGGTACTGCAAACGGATGGACTAATAATATCTCACTTAGAGAATATAGATTTGGAAGAACCGATGGTGGATGTGGTGGTGAAGGAAACTTACCTATACCAATAGGACCAATATCGGGTATTTAAATTAGAGATTGCATAGTAAATGGAAGAACTCTTTCTTGAGAAAGAAGAAGATATAGCTCAGATAAAATGCCAGGCTCAAACTTAACATCTTTTGTTATTCCTTTACTAAATGTTAAAGTAGATACAACAGCAGATGCTAGCTTTGAATTGTCCACTTCTTCATGTTTAACTATAAATAAAACATTTTTCTCAGGGTCCATTGATAATAAATCAGAGTCTCCGTCTTCTACTATTGCATCGTGAATTGCATTTTCCTTTATTTCACTAATAGTTAATGTTTTGAGGTGCTCATGTTTATGACCGAATTTAAAACGCTTATCCATTCTTAGTTTCCAAACATCATAATCTAATTCTCCTTTTGTATTTAGTATTATAAATATTTCTTTTTCTCTATGTATTGCTGGATTCTTAAAATGGGATTCCGTTAATTCTAATAAGTCTAACATCTTATCAAGATAATCTAACATTAATCCCGTTAATAAATAATTAGCATTTCTAAATATTTCAACCAAGTCTTCTGGCATTTGATATAGTTTTCTTAAATGATCGCGTATATTTTCTAATTTAGGATTATCCCATACTGGAGTCATATTAAAATTAAACATGCTTCCTTCAACTGCCAAGTTGTTAAGATTTAAAGCATGAAATAGTATTTCATAAAAATTAGAAGTATTTCCATTTTCTAAATTATCTCTATATTTCTTGTTAGCGGCTAACAAAATATACTTTGTATATTCTGGGTCTATACCGTGATTTCCCTTCGTTATCCATAGTGGATCTAATACATGAGTTGTGCTCATTTTAAATAATTAACTTTTTATTATTTATTCTACCGAATAAAAGCAGTTCAGTTTACTAAAATATATATGAATAAATAATAAAAAGTATAAAATTCAATCTGATGGCTAATATCACGCTTAAATTATTAATAAATCCAGAAAAAAATTCTTTGACATTTAGTAGAAATTATAGAATTTTTTCAACAATAGATCCGGTTAGAAATATCACTGGTTTTACTGAAATGGTTGAGGATTTAATTTTTAGCTCACCTAGTACAGTAGATCTAAGTAGATTAAAGCGATACTTTAGATATTCTAGAAATAAACTAGATTGGTCTCTATGGTACGAAGTAGAGCCTGGTGATTTAGGTGAAGCTGATAATATTATATTAGAAGAATCTCAAGATTTCTATTTTGAAGTTAAATACGAATATGACGATGGTACAAAGAGTGAAATAGGATCTATCATTGAAATAAATGAAATAAAATTAAGGTTCGCGGCAGCTAGTGGAGTAGCAAATACATATGCTCCTGTCGTATTAAGTTCTGATGAAATGAATACATCTTTGGTGTTGAATGAAGATCCTGGATTTAAACCATATGAAGTTGATAGTGCAGTTGGAATGTACAATGAATTGTCTTTTTATACCAATAAGATGTTTGGGCATGAAGTCGTATACTTTAGAACACTTCCTGAATCAGATAGTGGAGATTTCGTATTTAAAGAATGGACGCTGTTTAAAAACGTAGATAGAAAGGCAATAAAGGTTCTTGTTCCTAAGAATTCATTCCCAAGTAATGATCCTAAATATACTGAATTCGGATTAGATTTTCAAGCTCCATTTGAAATACATTTAGATCATAGATATTTTCAATCTATATTTGGAAAAGGATCTCATCCTAGACACAGAGACTTTTTATATTTTCCACTATTAAATCGTATGTATGAAATTACTGGAACATATTTACACAGAGGATTTATGATGGAGCAAACATATTGGAAAATTAATCTTCAAAAATACAATCCTAATATCGATATGCTATTAACCGATGATTCTAGAACATTCCTAGATAATGTTATTCAATCAGCAGATGAATTATTTGCTGATGTAGTTGAAGACGATACAAAAGATGCTACAATGCCTCAACAATATGATACAATAAGCTCTAGATTTGATCCATCTAGAAGTGCAATACATCCTGATTTGAGAATTAGACCATTGAACTATAATTTCAATCATTCTAGTCTAATTGAAAACTACTACGACTTAAGTGCGATAGTTTCACAAGTATCAACTTTCGAGATCACACAAGACATTGTTCCTACTAGGACAAGTATCAATGTTGAAACTCTGCCGCACATTAACGGTGGGATCCCTAGGGACTATGATGTAATATTAGCATATCAAGACTCTGGGCCATACAAATCATGGAAGAACAATGCATTAATTTCAACAGATAAAAATGTATTAGGTAACGATTCAAAATATATTAGAGTAAGAGGACCAATTGATTCTATATCAAACCATGATGGTCAATCTGACGAAGGAAGATATGTTAGAATCGAGGCATATAAAGATTTGACATTTAATAAACAACGAAATATTATGATAGGATCTGATTCGAATGGAAACGATATTGTTAATTTCAAGATTAGAGAGACATCGGTTATATACAATGCTGTTCCACGATTTGATAAAGAGACAAACTGTAACTTATCGTATACTTCTCTATTTAATTTAAATACAGGAAGTGATGTAGTTCAATTCATAAACGGATATGATAATGAATCAGCTAAAGGAATTAAAATATCAGGAGAATTTATAAAATATACTGGTAATACTGATGAAGGTGATTTTACAATTAATGTTTTATTAAACAACACACTTAAAACCTTCACAATTAATAATTTTAAAAGTGGACAATGGCACGCAATGGTTATATCCACATCAAATGAATTTAATCAATGTGGAGTTTATGTATATTCAATATTAGAGGACGTAGCCGATTTAAATAATCATACTGATTTTGTAAAAGTGTTTGAAAACATATCATCTATTCCAGAAATAGAATTTAATTTAGAAGGTGAAAAATACTATATCCCGTCGTCTAATATGTTGATTTCAAATATTAGGCTATTTAGCACTATGATAAAAGAAGAAGAACATGACTTTATTTTAAGTCAACAATACTTAAAGGACGAATCTAAGTTATTAATCATAGATAATTGTAAACAACAGGTTAATCTACCATACATTGCTAAAAATAGATAAATAATAATATATGCAACATTCAGATCATAATAATATAGAAAATAGAAATACACAAGATATATTTCTAAGAAATGCATCACTTGCGGTTCTTGATAAATTGAATCGAAAGATTATCATAGACCTAGTTAGAAATGGAGTGGTAGAAAGTCATGATGTTCCGTTTCTGTATAATAATGCAGGAACTGGTGGATTTATGCAAGATTTCTTTGTGGATATTCCAAATGATTGTAAATGTCCAAATCCAGCAGAAGGAAACTATGACGTTCTTCCAAGGGGAATTGTTACACTTCAGAACTTTGCAATAAAAAGTGGAGATATCACTAATCCATTTGTAAGAGGAACGTTTAAGCAAGAAGCAATAGAGCCAACTAATGATTCTAAAGTCATGAAAGCTTACTCTGCTCGACTTAAAACACTCCCAATGGATTTAGCATTTCAAATTCAAATAAAAAGTGATAATCTAAATAAAACATTTAAAATAATAGAAAGGATATTTGATTTTTACTATAAAAACGAAGTTGTATATTTTCAATTTAGAGGTATTAGAATACCCGGACAGATTAGGTTTCCTGAAACAATGACTCACGATAAGAAATATAATTTCACATACGATACAGATCAAAATATAACTACTACATTCAATGTTGAATTCGAGACATACTATCCATCATTTGATGATTCATCAACTATGTATAAAGGTAATACGATACAACAATTTAATATTACAAAAAGAACAAAGGGAGATGGAACTACTCTAGTCGATGGATTTATAGACAGAGACGCTCCTGAAATAGAATAATGAAAAGAAATATAAAAACATATAGCCAATTTATAAATGAGGATGTGAGACATGAAGGAGACATGTGGAACGTATACGTTGGAAAGAGACTAGTTGGATCATATGAGAGTAGAAAAGAAGCTAGAGAGCATAACAATAAGCTTAAAAAAACTAAAACTAAATAATGCAGTTAAACGCTAGGAATAACGGATTCGTAATACTATTTCCACCTGATTTTTTCAGTGAAGAAATTAAAGAGAAATATAAAAAATATTACCAAAGTCTTATTTTGCCATATGATACAATAGAAGACTTTATGTCATCTACTATTCAACAGGTCGAATTTCCAGGATGGAATATTCCAATTTTATCTCAAACGAGAACACTTGGTAAAAAACAAGGATATAAAGATCCTACTCCTATTGAAGATTTATTTCAAAGAGAGTTTACTATTACATTTAAAATGACAGATGCTTTTTTAAATTACTGGATATTTCTAGATAATGCTATACAATATCTAAGTCACATAGATCACAACCAGGATAAGAACACACTTAGTCCCATTAGATTATCATTATTAAATAACGAAGGATACATGGTGTCTTCTATATTGTTCAAACGACCTATTCTAAAGGGACAAGACGGTATTAAACTATCATATAGTTCAGTTACCCCTGATTTTAAAACATTTAATGCTAAATTTGAATATTTAAACTTTGATCTAGATTTAGATTTTAATTAATCTCTATTTATATTCCCATGAAGGTTCTTATCGTCGATCTCTTTAATTGCAATCTTCTTTTCCCATGATCCTATTGCATGTCTAGTTTGTCTAATACGACATTTAAGAGTTTACTAAGCTGATGACCACGTTTAAACATAAAATCTGAGGAATATCTTAATTCCTCGATTTTAAATTCTGTTCCGATATTTACTCCTGTTAGACCGCTTGCTAATATTTGATTACCAAGATCCGTTAAAGTAACGACACTAGTTGTGTTAATTAAAAATTGTGACGCGTTAAGTTGGTTTTTACTTTTTCTCTATATTATTTATTAGTACAGTGTTTACAATTCGCTAAACCATGCATTTATGCTCGGACTATTTACTGAGGATCCATTGCAATAGAATGAAACTGCATCTCCTGCGTTAACTGATATATTCAAAGGTGATGCATATCCACTTGTTGTTGAAAATATAGAAAGTGACGCTACGTTAACCCCATTTATATGAATTTCCGGATTCCAATTCGTGCTATTTTGAGAACTTGCACTGATTGCCGTTATTTTACAATCAAATGGCGCTATGTAGGGAGATACATTCGTAAACGTGTCTCCACTTCCTTTTAAATATATATCCGTAGTGCTATTTCTGTTACCAGCAGACCATGTCCATGTTCTAGGAGGAGTTGGATGTGTAAGCGGAAAAGATTCCCATATTCCAGGAGATCCTGAATATCGTAATATATCACCGTCATTTGGCGTATCTGCGTCTACATCTGATAATTCGTTGAGTAACATAACAATATCTACTGTTACATACTTATCTGGAGACTCTACAATTGAAAACCTTTCAGAAAAATCTAAATGCTCTATATCAGCGTCTCCTACCACTACTCCGTTTGATAGTATATCATATACAGTTCCTTGATTAGATGTCCCATTTGTAGCAGATATTGTAATATCCGTTGCTAATGTTCCTCCATTATCTAATATGTTAATTGCAGTATTTGGTCCCTCTATAAAATTTAAAATTCCTCGAGTCGATATTAGAGATCCGGCTTTTTTAATTTGAATAGGTTGAGATGCTGCATTTGCTTCCAGTGTATTCGCAATATCATTATATGACCAAGTTATAGTTGATGAGTCTATAATTAAAGAAGCGACTCTATCATCTACTCTTTCATTTGTGAAATATAAATTAGATCCCTCAGTTAGATCATCTGTTGAAAATGGCGCAATTGAAATGTTTCCTGTAAAAGTATTAGCAGGATTATTATAAGTCCACGTTAACCCGGTTCCGTTTTGAATAAGTGAACTGACTCTGTCATCAATTGCCTCATTTGTAAAATACTTATTAATTGCTCCTTCTGCTAAATCATCTGTATTAAAAGGAGAAAGTGAAATAGTAGGAACTAGTGTTCCAAGGCCAGCTCCGTTATCGTTATATACCCATGATATTCCTGTACCATTCTGGATTAAACCTGATACTCGATCTTCAACTCTTTCATCAGTATAATATAGATTTATACCTTCTGCTAAGTCAGTTGTTGAAAAGGGACCGAGTGATACATTGCCAATTAGAGTATTTGCAATATTATTGTAATTCCAAGTTAGTCCTGTACCGTTTAATATTAAAGAAGCTACCCTATCATCTACTCTTTCGTTTGTGAAATATAAATTAGATCCTTCGGTTACGCCATCAGTTGTTATTTCCAGGGTTTCTGGATCCGCCCATGTTACATTGCCAACCCCATCAGTCGCCATTACTGACCCATATGATCCATCAGATGTCGGTAGCATATATGAATTAGCTATTTCTAGAAATCCTTTAACTGATAGATTTTTATACATATTACTAAGTTTCACAGAATCTATAATTTTATTTTAAGTTATCATTCACATATTATTCAATTTAGTAGATGAATACATATTCCATATGCTCTCAATAACAAATAACGGTTTTTTATTATTTATCATATTAATTTTTTATATTTTAATAATTCACTGTTGGTATTTTGTATGTGCTACTTTTATAATAATTATTATCATCCGGGTTAACTTGAATTGTGTTATATGTAGTTGAGTCGATATCTATAACTGTATCGATGTGTGTTTATATTATGTTGAGGATGATGGCTATATGGGTAATACACACCCTAAAGGTATTCAGCAATTCCCTAAGAGTTCGCTACAAGAAGTTATTAATGATATGCAGACCTGTGAATTTTTTATTGGCATAGGCTCTGGCTTATCTTGGTTGGCATTGTCTGTTGGCCTACCTGTTGTTTTAATATCTGGTTTTAGTGAGACGTATACCGAAACTCAAAAAAAATACATATAGAGTTATTAACAATGATGTTTGTACAGGTTGTTTTAATACACATAGATTAGATGCTGGGGATTGGGATTGGTGTCCCTTACATAGAGATACTGAAAGACATTTTGAGTGTACAAAATCAATAACCACATCTATGGTTATTTTAGCAATTAATAAACTCTTGTCTAAACATTAATTATATAAGGACATAAACAATGTTTGACATTGTGATATTGGTTTTTAGGTATTTCAGTTGTTATCTTTACTGAATCTAAATTAAGCAAATCTCCATAACCGTAAATATCCTTACCTTTTGGCTCAAAATATGTGAATATTCCTTCTTTTTTTAGATATTTATCAACTACTTTTTTTCTAAAGTATATCATATTAGAACAGTCAGCATCATAAAATATACCATCATACATCTTATTACTTATTTCAGATAAAGATTCAAACCAATCTCCTTCAATTATGTTAACATTTGGTTTATCTAATGACCATTCTTTTAGTTTTTCTAAAACCTGAGGATGTGATTCTACGATAGTATGAGTATCACACCCAAATTCTTGAATGTGTTTAGCTGATATACCCATACCAAATCCAATTTCTAGAATATGACCCTTATTCTGAGTAACCAATTTTGCGTGATGCGACATTAATTCATCCTCCCAATCCATCATCACAAATGTATTATCGCCTAATTTGATGTTAGCATCATTAAAAATTACATGTTTATCCTTTGTCATATAATTATCTTCTACAATTTCCGATTAATGAAAGTGAAGTACCATCCCATTCCCAATATTGAGAACCATCTGAATAGAAACCATTAAGTGCTAATTCTTGTCCACAGATAGCATATAGCGTGCCTCTCGACAAAGGGGTAGCTGTAGATTCATCCAAATAGTAGACTCCAGCACTACCTCCACATGCACTTCCTCCATCTTTACCAAATGCTAATCGGATTTCAGTGCATGTTACAGCAACTGGGGCATTAGTTTTTCCAATCTTTTTGACCGAAGCTTTACTGACACCTGAAATTTTTGTGATATTATCCCATGAAACTCCGCTGATTTTTGATACGCTCATATATTATTAATTAATATTTATAGTTCTATCCAAGAATTATCTGGGTTAAATCTGACTAAGACATAGTTTGTCCTACCGACAACATAAGTATTTATATTATGGCCTATAACTTTTACAATATTCCCGGTTGTTGAAGGTTCAGTTTCAGTAATATTACCAGCTGTTGTGGAAGCATAAAGGGGAACCCCTGGCGTTGCTGTTGCTATTTGTTCATAAATTCCAGATATGTAGTTTAACACACCATCAATTAAAACATCTAAGTTTTGACCATCATTTGCAGTATTTAAAGCTATGCCTAACATTTTATCAACTTCACCTACTGATGTCGCACTTGCTGCTTGCCACCTACCACTTGTATTTTTATACACAAGTTCTCCTGGGCCTATACCATCTTCTCCAGCAGTTTCTTTTGCTAAAATATTACCACTTACAACACGAGTAGTCTCTTCAAATTGAGACATTTTCATGATTGAAGACACACCATCATGTAAGGTATAATTACCAACAGTGCTTAAATCCAGATAATTTCCAGCATGTAATTGATTTTGAATTCTTGTTCTATTATTTCCGTCTGTATCAATTATAATTTGTTTACCATTACCAGCTTGTATTTGGATAGAATCGTTACCAAATTCTAAATTAGTATCTGTATCACCTTTATGTATAATTTTATCAGTAATAGTAACATCACCATTAACATCTAATTTAGTATCAGGAGATGTTGTTCCAATTCCAACATTACCATCAGAAGTTATAGAAAGTCTGCTTTGAAGGTTTGTAACTAAATTTATAGGGTCAGCACCCTTTGTTCCAAACCCAACTTCTGAGTCTATCTCCTCTTCAACACCAACAAACCAGCTACCTTGTAGCGCACTAGATTCTCCAATGATATTTGACCATCCATCATCATTTTGACTTCCTATTAATATTTCACCATTATTAGCAAGTGATGTATTATCTGCTATTAAGATAGCACCTGAATCTACATGTAGCATTTGAGTAGGAGAATTTGTGTTGATTCCTACCATAGCATCGCTATTAAAAGCTATCAAAACGTTACCACAAACTTCTTGTGCTGTACCTTCATTTATTATATCACCGCCATCAATATATACATCTCCAGATGTAACACTTCCAGAACTAGCTGCATCTGATTTTTCAACAGTACCACCCTTTAAAATTAAATCACCTGCTCTAACGACGTAAGACAAAGGTGTCGAGTCTAATCTATAACCTCCTGATATTTCTATATTATTACCTGTTGGTGTACCAGAACTCTTACCAATAGGGCTTATTTTGCTTGTCGCGATTCGATTAAACCAATTTCCATAAGTTGAATCTTCATGTCTTATAGTAGCACCGAATTCAGCATAAAGACTGCCCCAATTATAAAATTCTGTATATCTAGATGCGGCTATTCTACCTGTGAAAGTATCTAAGGCTTTTAGCTCCATTGCTCCATTTATACTGCCACCTACATTAAAACGTAAATAATTCCCGTTTGTAAAAAAGGTGTTAGACGTTACTATTATTCTGGAAGTATCTGAAGACTGAATTAAGTCGGTTTTGATCTCATCAGTTTTGACAGTTCCCGCAACCTCAAGCTCTTCTGTTGGATTATCAGTTCCAATTCCAACTTTACCCATAAAGGCATTTATTACTTGTGCTCCAAATTTTCTAAGTCCCATTACTCTACATTTTTATTTTCCATAATAATTTGACCACTTGTCAAATACGGCTCAATTGTGGCATAATCATCTGCTAATACAGAAGTGAAGTATGCTGTTGTGTACTTCTCTCCAATGAAAATAAACTTCTCTGTTGCTGCTACGTTTTCTGCTTGTTCACGATTAATGATAGCAGCTAAGTCGGCATGTTCTTCTTTGATTAGAACATCGTTTATAATCCAGTTCTTATCTAAGAACATACGAACTACTGTATTAGATACTATCCAGTTTTGGCTAGGTGCTTCAAGTGTGAACTCTGTTAGTAATTCAGCTTGTAACGCTTCAAGACATTTTTCTTTAATGCTAACAACGTTTTCAAATTCATCTGCAATTGTGAAGTTAGTGAACTGGTGCACTTTCGTTTCTCCTGCTGTTAGTTCAGCATTTTCAGCGTCAATAATGTTGTACGCTACTAGATTAGAGTTAACGTTAATCTTTGTTATCTCTGCTACTTGACCTGTTGTATTGTTGTATAGTTTCATATAAATTATATATTAATTTTGGAACACTTCCCAAACTCTGGTATTCGTTCCGTTATCTGTTGCTGTTCCTGTGTATTGTATGTTTCTGAAAACGCATTTGTCGGCGGATGCGTTGTTAATTACATTGCTTGAACATATTACGGTGTCAAAGTTGTTGTTATCTCCATTGTTTGTCAGAATATTACATCTAGAGTTTTTAACAATTGCATTATTTCCCAATACGTCTATATTATAACGAATATTTAAGTTTTCTCCGTATCTATAAATTTCTATACTTGGAAAAATAGAACTCACAGTATTATCATTAGGATATAAAACATTTATAGCATCTGTAGCAATTATTTTACTTACTGTTGTTATATCAACAAATTCACAATTTATTAATTTGTCAAATACCCCTAAAAAACTTGGACTCACTCCAAATTCACCTTTAAAAACACTGTTCTTAACAATTGAATTAAACGCTATACTTATATTATCAGCTCGACCTATAATATCTGAATCTTCTACATAATCAAAGCAATTTATTTGACCATTTAAACAAGTAGCAGTATATATCTCACTATCTATATGTTTTTTACAGAACTGGCAAATATCCATAAAAGCAAAAAAAGTGTTAGTTTCGTTTTTAACTACTATACCTCTACATTCAGAATAAGTAGCCGTTATTACTTCATAACTTCCAGAACCTGATGATGAACTAAACCTAACCTCACCCTTTCGATACCCTGTGTTATCAATCACTTCGACTGAATGGCCTCCTAGTATTTGAACATCCGCAGCAAATGTTGCTATTTTTGTGTTAAGATCAATTGTTAAACAATAGTCAGTAGGTAAAGTTACATCAGCAGAAGTAGTAATATCTGTGATTAGTTTTATTTTTTCCTTGCCATCATCAACCGCTGCTTGAATAGTCGTGTATTCTGCTCCCGTTGTGCCTACTGTTGCGTATTCAGGTTCTTTGCCTACAACTACCCATGATGTACCATTATAAGACCAAACTCCTATCTCACCATCTGTTTGGTATACGGATTCACCTACAACTGGGGAAGATATTGCATTTTTCTGTGCTTCTGTCATCCTAGGTAAAGGTGTAGAACCTCTAGTTGTGGATTGAACATCAAATTGTGATTCAGGAGAATTTGTACCAATACCTAATCTTTCATTTGATTCGTCTAAATGTACAACAGAAGATGTTATAGGTTGACCGTTAGATATTCCTACTTTTACTTTACCTTCTTCCCAATTAGG